GTATGTCGGGCTCGCAAGAATGTTCGGTCCCGCGTTCATATTAGAAGAAAGGCTTCCTTCCGACCAATACGCGTTATTGAGAGAATGGTCGTCCTTGAAACAACAGCTGGAACACGTCGTCGATAGACAACGCACTGACGCGGCGTTTATCGCAAATTTCAAAGTATAAAAAAGAGGGGAGAAATCCCCTCTAAACACTTGACAAAAACAACAAAACATGATACAATAAAGACAATTATGGAGGTAAAATAAAATGTCTAAAAATAACAATTTACATGCAGCAAAAACCGCAAAGAACGACGAGTTTTATACTCGTTTCGACGATATAAACTTCGAAATCAACCTTGCAGAACACGGTTATCGCCCGTTCTTCAAAGATAAGGTCGTTTATTGTAACTGCGATGACCCCGAAGAATCGAACTTCTGGAAATTCTTCAAGGCACGTTTTAATGGTTTAAAACTCAAGAAGCTCATCTCGACTCATTACGACCAAGAAGGCAAATCGAGTTATAAACTCGAATACGACGGCGAAAGAGTTGTAAAAACCGAACTCGAAGGGAGTGGAGATTTCCGCTCGCCTGAATGCGTCGAATTACTCAAAGAAAGCGATGTCGTGGTAACAAATCCGCCGTTTTCGCTTTTTAGAGATTTCATCGGACTTTTGATGGAGTATAACAAAAAGTTCGCGATTATCGGGAATATGAACGCGATCACTTATAAAGAAGTTTTCCCACTTATCAAAGAGAATAAAATATGGCTCGGTTATTCACAACCGAAGATATTTATTCAACCCGATGGCTCGGAAAAGAAATTCGGGAACATCTTATGGTATACCAATCTCGATATCCCGAAACGTCACGAACCGATGCTTTTAGGCTGGAAGTTCGAAAAAGGTCTCGAAATGGGAATTTACCAAAAATACGATAATTACGATGCGTATAACGTCGATAAGGTTTGTCAAATTCCGAGAGACTACGACGGCGTTTTAGGAGTTCCGATTACGTTTTTGGATAAATATTGCCCTGAACAGTTTGAAATTCTTAACGCAAACGATTACAGAACATCCGATAACGTACCAAAGAAGTCGCACGGTCTAATCAAGGATAAAGAGGGCTACATTAGAGAGAGAGAGAGAGCAACCTATGCTCGAATCTGCATCAAGAGAATTGCTTGCACCAGGAGCTGACGGATGGCACATCAACGGCAAACGTAAGTATGCAAGAATATTCGTGGTATTACGACATGGTTTCACGCCCGATAATCAAGGGAACTAAAATCTATCGTCGTATGTTTATTAAAGCAAGAAAGAGCGGGAATTAAACCGCTCTTTTCTAATAAAAAAATAAAGGAGTTTTAATTATGAAAAATTTAACAGCAAAAGAACATTTCGGTTACGCAGTAACCATCAGACGCCTTTTTGAAGGCTGCACGAACGAATTTGGTGAACCGTGTTTCACGAATAAAGAAACAGGCGAAATCCGTTGTTTCGGTGGGAGATTAAATCCTCGCCCGTCTTATCAGAGAGAGTTCGTCTACTCGGAGCAAGACCAGAAAAAGGTCTTCGAGACGTTACACAGAGCGTTTCCCCTCGGCACTATGTATTGGTGCGATACGGGCGACGGAAGTTACGAACTTATCGACGGGCAACAAAGAACGATTTCGATTCTAAACATCTTAACAGATGGAGTTTCGATTTCGATCTACGGAGAAGATAAATTCTTTTCCGATTTACCCGAATCGGAGCAGGAACAAATTCTCGATCAGGAATTACTCATCTACGTTTGTTCGGGCGACGTCAGCGAAAAACTTGATTGGTTCTCGACGATAAACATCGCAGGCAAAGCACTCAAAGCGCAAGAATTACGCTCGGCAGTTTACAGTGGTCCGTTCGTCAGCGATGCAAGAAGGTATTTCGTCAGCGGAGCGGCAGGAGCGGCACTCGCAAACGGTTACGACGTGTTTGTAAACAACTCGACACTCAGACAGGAATTACTCGAACAAGTTTTATTCTGGCACGCAGATTTCGAGGGTTTCAACGATGGGAATCTCGATAGGGCAATAAGAGGTTATCTTAAAGCACATCGCTCGGACGAAAACGCGAAATCGCTTTTCGCTTATTACGAAGAAGTGCTCGGCTGGGCAAATTACATTTTCGGAACAAAATACAAAAAGGAATTGCCGAAAGTCGAATGGGGTTTGCTCTATAACCGTTATCACGAAATTCCGTGTTCGCCGCGTGAAATCAGAGCGAAAGTCGACGCGTTGATGGAGAACCCCGAAATTACAAAGAAAGTCGCGGTTTTCGAATACGTCTTTTCGGGGGAAGAGAAAATCCTCTCGCCGCGTGCGTTCGACGACTCGATGAAACGCTCGAAATTCGAAGAACAAGACCACAAATGCGCTTATTGCGAATGCGAGATTCCCGATATAAAATCGGCTCACGCAGACCACATAATTCCGTGGTCGAAAGGCGGTAAAACGGAATATGGAAATTTGCAGATTTTATGCGTAAAATGCAATTGCAAGAAATCGGATGAACAAGAAGCGGCTAACACGAGAGAATTCTCGATTAAGCAATAAAAAATCGGTTGATCTATCGACCATAAACGGGCAAAAATATTTTAGGAGGGCTTTAAGCCATGAAAGATTTAAGAACAAACAAAACAGAACTTTACATCATCATCGAAAATAGCTGTAATGACGGCTACGAAGAAATTCAAACCTTTATTTTCGATGATGAAGAAACGGCGCACGAAAAATTCGAACAACTCGTCGCAGACGACAAAGCGTTCCTTAAAGAAGAGGAAAGAGACGACGTAATCGAAAGAAATGGGTATAGCTATCAATCCTATCCCGAAGGCGAATACGCCGAAAGTCATTACACGCTCGATTTATTCGCAACGAAACATAACGCATAAGGAGGTAATAAACATGCGTAAATTCACAAATCAAGAAATTGCGGAAATCCGCAGAAACATCAATGACGGGAAAATTTACGTTCCCGTGCAAAAGAACGGCAAGGCGTTTGGAGGGGCAATCTTCCACTCGCCTTATCCGTCGAAATTCATCAGTTGGCGGCATTACGGGCAATCGGCGATTAAAGACACGAACGAACAGTTGCGTTGGTTACTCGAAACGATATTCGACGATTGCGAAGACATAACCGAAGCGGTCTGGAATGAATATCTAGTCGATTATACTCCGTTAAAAGACGAGTTGGTTTTAGACCGCGAAAGACAGCCGCATATGAAACTCGAAAATATCAAAATCGAGGGGAGAATCGGCACTTGGTACGAAATTGACCACTTAACGCATAACGGCGTAACCTACGTGCTTTTCGAATCGGAAATTTACGGCGGAGATGCACCTGCCGTTGTAATCAAATATACCGATGACAGAACTCGTGACGGGGAAATCCCCGAAGATTGTGAAGTGACAGAAACTTTCGATGACATCGAAACGGCTCTCGTAGACGAAGAAATTCTTTAATCAAAACAGCCTTGGGACACTTTTATGCTCAGAAAGCCGAAAAAGGAATTATTATGAAAAATTTGGAATTACAGAAAAAGGCAGAATTACTCGAAGCACTCGTAAACGATTTATGCGAAGAAACCTCCGCAGAACAAACTTACGAACGTCTCTTGGCACTCGGAACGGATATCGGGATAACCGATGAAGACTTAAAAGATTGGGGCTTTAACCCGTTCGAAGACGAAGACGCTGATGATGAAAACGTGTCTGAAGACGAAGACATTGATTATGAAAGCGTGGCCGATTTGGTGCTCGATGAAGGCGATTATGAACGCGATGATTATCACGGAGAAATTCGGATTGACAAACAAGTGTTTGACGATTTTGTTAAACATTCTTACATCAAAATCCAATTTGTCAACGACAATGGAGATGACAACGTTTACACATACATAATGGAAAGCGAAGACGACGAATTCATTACCTGTGAATTTATTGGTTAAAAAAACAAAACGGTCGGGGTCGCAAAGTCGGCTTAAAAACCAAACCCGACCGTCCCGAAAGGGAAAGGAGTAAATATGAAAACTTATTACATCAGCGTAACAGAAACGCTCAACAAAATTGTCGAAGTTCACGCAGAAGATTCGAGCGAGGCATTACAGAAAGCCGAAGACGCTTATTACAATGGCGAAATCGAACTCAATTACAACGATATGGTTGATACAGATTTCAACGATGAAACCGAAGAGACGATTAACAATTACGAACTCGGCGGAATGCCGAAATTTTACGAAGTGAAATAAATTAAAAGGAGATAAAAAAATGAAAGCAAAACTCGAAAACGGAACAGTAAAAGTAACCAGCTACGATGACGGCATGGCGGAGGGAATCCGCCTTGTCTTCACCGATAAAGACGGAAACGAAAGCGAAATCGCTCTCGATATTCTCAAAGATACGGGCGAAGCAAGAGCAATAATTTACAAAGTCGGCTCGGATGAACCCGATGAAGTAATTACGCTCAACTAAAAAACAAAACAGAAGGAAGGAGTAAAATCATGAAAAGAACAGTTTTTGCAAAAATTTCAGTAAACGATGAAATAAACAACGGGCAAGTACTCGACACGCTTGAAAAACAAGCACTCGAAATGGCGCATTGCGACCTTGAAGAGGCAATTTGCGCAGAAACAGACAGCGACAGCAGGCACGAAAGGTATATTAATTACCTAATAAATTGGGCGATTGAGCACAACGACGAGACATTCGAAGGTTGCTCGCCAGCAAGTTTCGATGAATTCGAAGATTGCGAAGACGAAGAAGAAGATTATGATATCGCGCTGGAAAATGACGATTATTATCTTTTACCAGTCAGCGGATGTTTGGTAGTCTACAAGCAGGTTTTTGACGATTATGTTGAAAATTCGTATATTGAAATCAAATTTCTTGATGAAGATAACGCAATTTATCAATACAAAATGATCAAAGAAGATGACGAAACCATCACAATGGAATTTATTGGCTAAAGGAGGTAAAACAGCCATGACATTAAATAACAACGAATACACTTTTGCACTTTCCACTCCTGAAAATTGGAGCGAATTTGACAAACGCAGAGGCTATGCGCAGGAGCTTCTCGAATCCCGTTTCACAAAACCCGAAGCAGAAGCGATTATGAGCATTATCGAATCGCGTTGGCCTGATTTCGCAGGCAAAGACGCGATCGTAATCGAAGTTGAAGGTTATAAATGTTTAACATATATAACCGACGAATTCACGCCGATTAAATGCGCAGATAAGGTTTTCCCGTTCGAAGGAAGCAGAACTTATCCGATGCAGTTTATCGAAAAGAAAATCAGTTTTAAAAGATGGTAAAAGGAGGTAAATTACCATGAAAATTTACAGAGACGAAAGTTTAAGCAGTTTTGAATTTTGGAGCGGCGCAATTGCGAACGCAGAAGAATTCACACTCGAAGAGCTCGACCGAATCGGCGAAGAGCTCGAAGCAGCGGACAACGGCGACGGTTACGAAGAAACGCAAATCAACGATTTGATGTGGTTCGAACCCGAATATCTCGCAAGTCTCATCGGTCTCGAATGGGATAGCGAAACAGGCAAAGTTATTAGATAAATCGTTAAATCACGATTATACAAATCTAAATTAGGCACTCCTCGCAAAGCGTTGAATGGGCTTAGACGTCCCTGCCGAAGTGGTAAAGCGTCTGGTGGGTAAGCGAGCCTGCGGTCTCGTACAGCAATCCGCAAATCGCAAATAAATTTTTAGGAGAAATTCTTATATGGAATTCAACAGTATTTACAAAGCAGGCAAACCCGATTACTTCTTCATCACGATCGAAAGCAAAGAACGCCCGTTCGTTCAACCGTATTTTATCGTAACCGACATCGACCACAAGAAGCGTGGAAATATAACTTATATGGAAGTTCTTCAAAGCTTCGGTAATTTCACGACTTATTACGGAAAAGGTCGTCACGGATATGGTTACTCGTTCTCGGCTGACATTTACGGCGAACTTATCGACATTGTCAGAACGTTATACAAAGATGACTTGACAGAAGTAGAACTCGAAGAACTTCGCAAAATCAACACTCACGACGAAAAGGTAGTTCTCTCGGAAGGGTTGCTTGCACACTTAAAAGAGCTGAATGAAAAGGCTCTTGAAGAAAAATGGAAGAAGATGGGTTTATAACCCATTTTCTTCTAAATAAAATTGGAGGTCTATTATGACAGCAGAAATTATGGAATTTATCGGCAAAACAGACAAAAACGGCAATACGGCGCGACTTCGCGTCGATGTTGCAAACCGCAAATTTTATCGTGACTTCGTGAGTTTTTACGGAGACCCAATAAAGGTCGAAAAGTCGGCAATCAGCAAAATGGTCGAGGCGTACAAATGGTTCGGCTGGAAAGAAGAAAAAATTTAAGGAGGCTATTATGATTAGCAAAAAAGACGAATTACAGCAATTTGTAAGCAAAATCGAAATTAAAGGCAGACTTGAAACAGAAGACGGGAATTACACCGTCTTCTTCAACGAGTTCGAAGACGCGGAATACGAATTCCTCGTTCAAAACAAAAGAGCAATTCTCGAACTCTTAAAGAGTTTGGAATGCGTAGACAGCGGGCACACATACATGCAGGATTTGATGTATTACGGAGATGATGGTAAAATGCACCAAGATGAATTCTCTTGCTTCGACATTAGATTCCATCTCAATTATTGCCCGAACGTTCCAGAAGAAAAATTTTAATTAAAGGAGATTAAAATATGAACAAAATCACATTGGCACAACTCAAAGAACAGCAACAAATCTCGTCACTCGACGAATACACCAACATGGATTTGACCCACGCAGAAGATATCGAAAGATTCAAAGATATCTTCCCGAAATCGGTCGAAGCTATTGAAAAATTGCCGACCGACAAAATCTACGTAAACACGGCAGATTACGAAGGGTCAGATTTCGCGTTTGAGCGTTACGGCTCGATACGTGCTTGGGCTTATCAGGCTCTCGAATGGGCGTATATGGATGATTACGACGAAGAGGCTGAACCCGATAATTGGAACACCGTAAACGTTTATCGGTTATTCGACGGATTCAAAGCAGAAACAATCATCGACACAATTAACGAATATTGGCAAATCGAACTTGCCGAATTGGAGGTATAAAATGCAAATCACAAATCTCGAAGAATTATTACAGGCACTCGGCGCGAAGAAGATCTTCAAAGCCGATGGCACGCTCACAAAGCAAGCAGACAAGGCTTACGACAAACTCGTAAACATTCTGGCTTTCGGCACAACACAAGGCTTCGTCGAAAAGAGGTCAGTCGATTTACTCGACGGCTGGATGGACGACGTAATCAGAAACGAAATTTAACGCATAAAGGAGGTAATAAAATATGCGTAAAATCAATAACAGTTATTTAGGCAACTTTTACATCGAAGAACTCGAAAACCGCGAAGAGCAAGACAGAGTAAAACTCTACGATTCCGACGAAAAGTATCTCGATTATCTTCCCATCGAAAGGCACGACGACTCCGACCCGACCGAAGAGGAACAATACAACGGCTACATCGAAATGCTCGAAAGCTTCAAAAACGTTCTCGATCTGATGGATTGGCTCGTTTGCGATTGCGATTTTATCGGGAACAAAGATCAGACAATTAAATATCTTCATGAGGAACTCAATTGGGATTTGCCGAGCGGAGAATACAACCCGCTCGATAACGAATGGGTGAACAGAATTGGCGATATTTATATCGTTATTTCGGAATACTAAAATTAACTAATTAAAAACTACGTCGGGACACTCTCTTACGCCAAGAGCCGAAAAAGGAAATATTATGAGAATACAATTTACAGACAACGGAGACACTTACACCATCGAAACCATCAAATCTTTTGCAAAATATCTCGCTGGCAAAATCTCGGACGGAATAGCGAAACCTGGCAAAACGAAATTCATCGCCGATTTTGCGCTGACTTCTTACGATGAAGACGACAATATAACGATTCCCGAAATTCTCTCGGATATCAGAGAAAGTGGCTGGTATGGCGTAAAAGAACTTGGAGAAATCGGGTTTAACAGCGGAAACAGACAGTTCGCGTTCGACTATTACGGCGGACAGCACTTGCGCATTTACGATTTCGACGAATGCTTTATGGGTAAAGACGATGCCGAATGGAAAATAAACGAGATTTTGACCGATATTTTCGACGTATCGAAAGACAATTATCTTCTTCTCGTTCAATGGAACGAAGACAAGTGCTTAGTCGAAGACAGAGAAGAAGCAGAACACCGCAACCAAATTCAGCAATATGAAGTCGTCGAAGTTTGCCCTGAATGTGGAGAGGAAAATATTATAACGTGGGACGTCGAGAAAGACGGTTACGTCGCTTATTGCCCTCACTGCGGCTCAAAAATGATGCTTTGCGACGAATGTTTGCACGCCGATGACGCGAAAGTATGCGATTGGTGCGCTTGCAGAGGTTGCTATCGCGAACGCGAAAACAAAAAGAATTAAAAAACCGACCTGCGACGGTATATTCGCAGGAAAGGAGTTATTATGAAAGTAAAAGACTATTTACAAACGCACAAATGGAATGAGGTTTCGTTCATTGTTGCAAAGGCGGTTAAGGATGACAAAACACCGTTCTTTCACCCCGAATACAAAACTTCAACTCTGTTCTACCATTTTGAAGATATAAGTTATTACGACGATTATCTAATATTAAACGACAAAGCAATGCCGCTTGATTGGCTAAGCGGTGCGCCGTGGGGAAATGCCGTTCGTCACGGTTTGGCTAAGTGTCTATTGATTATAAGTCGGAAAGACTTGACAACGCTTTACGATGAAAAACAAGCAAATTCAATTATCGAGTATATCGATAAAAAGATAAAATAAAGAACAAAAAAAAATTAAACCGAGCGCAGGCGGTATATCCTGCGCAAAGGAGTTATTATGGAAAACATTATTTTAAACAATCTTTATTTATTTTACGATGAAAGAAACGGTATTCACGGCATTTGCTTCGGCAAAACCTTAGAAGAGGCGAAAGAGAACGCAAAATATTATCTTTCGATCAAATTCGACGATATATCGGATCAAAAAGACCTTGAAGAAAACGAACTTCACTGCTGGAAAGCAGATAACGACGATGACTTTATGGAAGAATTTCCGTATGCAATCGCGACGAATTATTAATTTTGGAGGTAAAATATATGGAATTTTTAACTAAATCTGGGACTTATACACCCTACGAACCCGACTGCGAATCTCTCGCTTCTCTCGAAGTTTATCGCCTGTCAGAAGATGAAATGCGCGAAATCGAAGAACAGGTCATGCCGACCGACGCAATCATGGAATTTCTCGGCTTCGAGAATCCGCATTATTTAGTCGAACCTGGTGCTTGGTACAAGGAATACAACTTCGTAGCTTATAACTCAATCACTGGCTTGCTCGTAATTGAAGTCAGAAAATCGCTAAATATTTAAAAGGAGAAAAAATATGAAAGAATTTATCGCAAAAGGCAAAATCTTGAAAGTTCAAAGACTTAACAACAGTTATTATGGCAACCCCGCTTACAAACTCACCTTCCAAACTGAAGACGATACTTTAATCGGGAAAACGGCAACCAACGCAATGCTTGGTTATCAGTGTTACTGGACTTGGGAAGGGGAAGAGAAAACACTCGCCTATCATTTCACAAAAAATGGAAATCTTATTTTTGACCGCTTGGTCGAGGAGGTAAAATAATATGGCAAAATTGACAGAACTCGAAAAACAGAAGGTAATCACCTGCGTGTGTTATCAGGCAATGAGGTTTGGGTGTAAACGTTACAAACTCGAAATCGCTTACGAAAAGCTCGGTCGTTACGATGAGGAATACGATGAAGCGATTGAACACGCAAAAGAAACGGAAGAGTTTTACTCGAATTTGGCTAAAAAATTAAAGGAGGTTCTCTAATATGTTTTGGATTTGCGACTGGTTCGATAACAACGGGCGACACGTTCTTGGAAGAGATGATAAATTCTTACTTTTCAGACGCAAGAAAAATGCGGTCGCTTATTTGGAAGAAAAAGACGCGAACTTTGAGCCGAATATAACCAAAATCAGTCTCGAAGAAGCAAAGAAACTTTTTGGAAATTACGAATACGAAATAATTTAAAGTTCAGGAGGTATAAATATGAACTACGAAAAAATAACAAAAACTCAGGCTCGCAAAATGCACGCAGAAGGTAAAGCGGTTTACGCAACCGCAAGCAAAGTCAACCCGTACTCGAAGTGGATTTCTCCGTATGAAATTCCGAAAGGAATGGATTTCGAGAAATTCTGCAACGAATATTACTTCTACAACTGCAACGCAGAAACGGGTAAAAGGATTACGTTCTACAAGGAAGAAAGTCGGTTCGAGCCGAGGCAAAGAACAGCGTTAGACGGAAAGGTTTGGTGGGTTGTTTACAACCGCTACAAACAGGAATTCAGCACGTTAACTTGCTTCGGAAAATATAACACGAAAAAAGATTGCCAGTGGGCAATTGATAATTACAAGGAGGTGATGTGATGGTACTTGCGTGGTTTATATGGTTTGTTGTAATCTATGTGGCAGTAAAAGTAACTCAAGACAATAACAGGAGGTTTTGACATGGTCGGTTTTGGTTGGCTGTTTATAGCCTCGATTATTTTCGTGATGTTTTGCTACTACATGCACGGCGGCGGGAGATAACCGTCGCTAACCCGTAACAACACGGCGGTCTTTCATCCGCACCGCCTTAAAAACGCGGATGTTCCAGCAGCTGCAACGGGTTTCTCGAAGTAACCGTTGAATAATCGAAAGTGGACTGCCATCCGCCACTATAAATAAAGACCCAGCAACCCTTACTATGCGGGCCATTTTCCCCACGGGGGCACATTTTCTTTCCTCTGCCACCCCCTTTTTTCTTCCTAACGCGCCGCCACGTTTTTTCGCTCACGCTCAAATCGCATGAACGCGCCCATTTTTCTCGACCACCATGGACGCCCTATTTTTCCCAGACGACTGCCCTGCGTCTATAAAAAAAGAACGGCAGCCCGAACTATACGGACCGCCGCCCCTCTTAGGAGTATATATATGCAAAAGAATTTTGCGAGTGAGCCAATTGATTAGCCTAAATTTCCGAAAAAGACTTCGAGACGGGTGAGTATTCAACCCGACCTCGAATTGTCTTTTATTTCCCAGCCGCGTTGGGAGATTTTCACCTTAGATTTGATTTCGGGTTGTTTTCTCCGCTCTGCTTGCTGCGAAACGCTGAGCGAGCGCCTCTTTTTCCTCTTCCGTGAGCTCTCTGCTTACCTTTTTGGCTTTAAGCTGTAAGCAGTTCTTAACCGAGCAAGTGAAGAAGTAGCCCGATGGAACCCCGTCAGAGTAACGCTCGACCTTTTCGAGCTTCCAAGCCGTGTCGGGCACGTCGAGGAGTTTGCCTATTTTCGTCAGCATCGAGTTGCTGGTTGTGTAGACGCGGAAGCCATCGGCACCGCTGCCCATCATTGTGATCGTAGTTTCGGTTTCGTCGCTTGTAAGATTGCGACAAGATTCAAGTTTCATAAACCCTCCTGTGAATGGTCTGCCCGCCGCCGAGGAGATGCTGTGTTTTAAGGCGGCGGATAAACCGTGATAAGCGGGGCGGTGATCGCCGCTCTCAACTTACGAGAACATTATACCACAACACGGAGAGATTGTCAAGCGTTTGGCGGCGGTTTTTAAAAAATATTTCGGGGATTTTTTTGCTTGGGCGGCGGGCGCTTTGTTCGCTTCGCTTATCTTCTACCCCTCGGACGCGCATTATGCGCATGCATGCGTGATGTGCGCTCACGCGTAATAAGGATAGTTATTATATAAGAATTCTAATATACTCATATTAAGTTTACTGGTAATATATACTCTTCACTTGTATTAAGCTAAGTAAATAATAAAAGAATAATATTAAACCTAAACTATGAACGAAGTGAATAGTTTAAGAGGATATATTCTGAAAGAATATATCCGATATAAGAGTATATATACTAGAAGAGTATATTAGAAGTACGGAACTATGATTACTACGAGTACATACTCGTATAGAGTAAGAATGAAATATGGAGTATATACTCGTACAATAATAGGGGTGTCTTCCCTCCAATCTCTCTCCAACCCGTCATTCGCTCGCTATCGGCTTTCTCTGCTCTTTGCTCTCTGTTCTAAGCCAACGAGGAGCGGAGTCTAAACTTGGGCGTCGAATACTCTCTCTGGGGTTTCCCTCTGGTATAAGCAATCGCGGAAGCGGAGACAACTCTTCTGGCTGATTACTGTCCGCCGCCTAATTCGCTTGCTTAAAGCCAATATCTCTCGCACTTGCCATTTGCCGTGCAGGTTTGCTGGGCGTTTGGTGTCGGGACGATAGTTTACTCGTCCCCGATCAGAATTCCCGACGAAGCCCCAAGATTACTGGGAAATAAAAAGCTTAAACGCGAAATTTGGGTAAAGAAAGAACCCCAACCTTTCGGTCAGGGTTTCGCGGCGGCGGTAAGGAGGTTCTCGCAAAAATGGACGATTATCTCTCATTTGTTTTGCTTAATTCTTTTTGCTTACATAGTGAGGTGATAGTCAAATGGACTTAATTTCTTTTCTATTCCCGCCGCCTGGTGTGAGCTTTGTTCCGCCGCCAATGGGATGTTGCGTTAGAGGCGGCGGATATTTAATTGTAACCCTTTGAGGGTTGGTACAAGCTTGAGCGGCAACAACTTTGCACACGATATCCAACACCGCTCTTTCAGCTTGCAAGTACATTATACCACTTTGTAATGGCTTTGTCAAGCGTTTACAACCGCTTTTTGAAAAATAATTTCGATTATTTCAGATTATTCGGGAATGCGATTCTTTCGGCACCGTAATTCACGAGCCAATGGGGCAGCTTCTTACCGTAGACCTCTTCGTACTTTTGGAAGTAAAGAGCGGGCTTTCCCAAGACCGTGCTCGGAGAGATTTCGAGTGCATCGGCAACCCATTGAATGCCTTCTGCGTAGGTCGAGAACGGTCTATCCTGGACGAAGAGCGGGCAAGCCGTAACCACGTAGGAGCGGCCCAAACTCACCTTTTCGCCCGTCTGGAGGTAATGGAAAAATTCTCTCCCTGGGGCGGCGGTCCAACCTTCGATCGGCTCACCTTTTTCCGCCCAAGGGCACGGGTGAGAATCGGGGTTTGTGCAGCGTTTGCAGTTCCAACAAAGCGTGTCGGCGTAGAGGTCATATTCCTTACGACCGTTGCTCTTGGTACGTTTGATTGCAACTTGTTCTTGGTTTGTTTTTTGTCCCATATTTTCTTCCATTTTCGCTCCCATTTTACTTCCTTCCCGCCGCCTGTTTTATCTTTCGAGCGGCGATGCTTTTGCCCTGTTCGCTGATGTTTTTCTTCGTTTTGTAGGGCTGTCTTTCCCATACCCAAAGCGGGAGTTTATCCCCCGTCTGGTCTTCGTAACGAGCCATCATTTTCTCGTAATTACGCCGTATGTATTCTACGCAAAATCCGAGCTTTTCGGCGACGTATTTTATCACCTCGGCGTAGTCCGTAAAGGGCTTATCTTTGACGAAAAGCGGGCATTCAACGATGTCATAGCTCCTGATTTCGAGGCCGCGATCTTTCCATCTCGTCGGGGTCGCTTTCCACCCCTCGATGGGTTCTCCCCTGTCTGCCCACGGGCATTTATGATCTGCCGTATTACAGGCACGTTTGCAGTTCCAGCAGAGCTGTTGACTGCCTATTCCGCCGCCTGTTCTCTTTTCGATTTCATCTATTTCAACCGTTTTTCTCGACTTTCGTTTGATTGTTTTTACTACTTTTTTTGTCATGTAATTCCTTGCTGATTTTCTGCCAACTTAATACCAAAGTCGTCCGTCGGGCCAAAGCGTGTAAACACTCTCTTCCCTCGTTCTGTCCTGGATGAAAAGCGGGCATTCGGTTATGCAGTATGTTTTTACGATTTTAACGCTGCTACCGAATCCATCTCTGAACTCTGATTTCTCTGCCTTCCAACCGTCAATCGGCTTCCCGAAAGCTGCCCACGGGCAGGTAAGCGGTTCGCAATTCACGGCGCGTTTGCAGTTCCAACAGAGCTGGTCTGGTTTCTTCTTTGCCATACGATTCCTTTAGGCGGCGGTCATCTCTTCAGAACTAAATCTTGAAGCCAATCGGGTGCCCTCCAATCCTCCATTTCTTGTTTGTTTTTGAATTCGATTTCGATGCGTGCTCTGTCGCCTTTTTCGTTCGGGTAGGTGTCGAGCGTGTAAATCGAAAGCGTGTTAAGCGGTGTTCTGAAGTAGGTTCGAATTTTCATTACTTCTTCTTTGCCCGCCGCCTCGTAAATCTTCTTCAACTTCTCGTATTCTTCGGGCGTGATTTCGGCGTTGAGCTCCATATTATCCTGTGTCGCCGCCTTCTCGTCGTTCTTCGAGTATTTGGTCGTGAACTCGCATTTGCTTGTCCACGAGCCATTTGCATCGGGATATGTGATTTCGGTCCTGCGTATTCTGGTGCGGAATTTGTAATCGCTGACTTCGCCATCTTCGAGCCACGTCTGGTGAATTATATTTTGTTGGAGAATTATCATGTTCTCGCGGGTTATAGCTTTAATCGCCTGGGCGGCGGATACTTCGAAGCCGAGTTCGAGTTCGCGTTCGTATGTTTTCATGGGTCCCCCAAAAGTGTCGATTTCGACACGGTTTGTTTCTATGGTTTTATTATATCACTTTTGAACGTGGTTGTCAAGCATCTTGAGATATATCATTCAAATTATATTTATTTATCAGCGCTTTTGCTTTTTCGAGTTTATCTTCGATTGGGATTTGTTCTTGATTTTCTGGATCTATTTTGTCATCATACATTCCAACCATCCATCTTTTTAACAAATTGCGCATTCTTAACGAGGGAATATAAATCCGAATACGTTCACCCTTTCTTATACCGCTTCTAAACATAAATTGAAGGAATTCTGATAAAGCCCATTTATCTTCTTCTATTCTTACGCCTTTGCTTTCGAAGAAATTTTTAAGAATGGGGTTGAAAAAGATGTTACACATATACGCTACTGCTGTTCTATCAGAATAAGCGTTGGTTGCTCTGGCATTGCAAGATAAGAAAGATTTGGCATATCCTTTTCCTTGAAGTTGCTTTTTGTAATCTTTAAACACCGTCCAAAGGTTTTTGTTTGAAGGAGTTTTAGATTTGTTTCGGAAAAAATTATAAAGATTATTCTTAATTCCTTCGGCATAACTTTTTATATTTTTTTCATACCAAGAGACCGACAATGAAAAAGGCTCTTTGCCCGAAGCGTTTAGTGTTTCACTATCTTCAATTGTTATTAGTTTAACGAATTTGCTGTTATCAGATTCCACTAGATTATCAACAAAATGATAATTTTTAACTTTGTCACCCTCAACGCCTATATATTTGAATTTTGCTCCGTAAAAGTCATAATAATATCTCTGTACTTGGGCGTCAAACATATAAGTAAGAACATAAACTTTACTAAAAGCCTTAAAACAATCTACTGGGAAGAGGTACAATAGTGCCGTGTTATTATGATAAAATACCGCATTTAATTCGCACAATCTACGATAATTCCATAATTCACCCGTGTACTCTTTGTCTGTCCACTTTAGAAGACCGTTATCTTGTAATTCTGTTTTACCAAGCACTATCTGCAGATCGCTCTTGCTTATATCGAGCATTTCTACAACTTCGGCAACTTCGTCCATTACGAGAATGTAATTCATTGCCCTTACGAGTTTGATAATTTCTGTGTCAAAATTTTTAAACAATGCGTGTGTCGATACTATATTAACACCCTTTTCAAGAAGATATTTGATACCATTTGTTTTCGTTCCATAAATTTCTGGTTGTCTAAAATGTTTATTGGGACAACTTTCAATTATACGATTCACTTCATCAAGATAAGGGGTAATATAAAGAAATCTTTGTTCCTCGTCGGAACTATTAATCATGTTAATTGCTGCCGATGTTTTGCCACTGCCACATATCGCATCTACAATGTTAATTTCTACATTTTCTTGGTAACTTTCTTCGTCTAAATTAATACAATCTTGGTAACTAAATTCGCTTAATTCGAACATGATTTTACTCCTTAAAATAACTGTTTTAGCACTTTCGCAATATTAAAAAGTGCTAACTCGCTCTAAAATCTTCGATAAAATGGGCGATTTTGAGCCCAACCCTTAAAGAATTAAGTAAGGGGTAGATATAGGGAATTCATGGGCGGCGGATACGCCTTTGCCCACTCCTCCACTATCTGCTTCTATTATACCACAATATTTTTCTTTTGTCAAGTATTTTATACGACTTTTTTGGAATTATTTCGATTTATTTTTTTATTCTCTGTTACAGGGAACCTTTTGGCTCAGCCGCCCCAAAAGAGTTCCCTGCCTCCCAAAACGCGGCTCGGCTCGCGCTGCGCGCTTTCCGAGAACAAAATCTCTTTTTATTTTTTATTCATCGCTTTGCTTCTGCTCGCTTCGCTGCGCTGCTTTAAACAAGAATGAAATTTGATTACTTCTCCTCTCTGCGTTCGGTTATTTCTTTCTCTTCTTTTTCCGTAACAAGTAGATAACGATTCCCATGATTCTCTATCTTGCTCGAGTCATACGTGAAGTCCAAAATCACCACTTCGTCATCGGTTTGTTTTAGTTGAATTTCGTAATCCAAATCGAGTAACGATTTTACCAAATTCGATAAATTCCTTTCCCAATTTCGCGTGTCTCTTTCAACGCAAATTCTTCCGTTCGGATGGATGTTTTCCATAATTTCTCCTTTCATAAAACGTTTGAAAAAAGCCTGTAATTATCTGCGATTTTAAGAGCTTTTATAAATCGATTACTTTCCTTTCGCCCAATTGCTCCACATATCGGCTACCGTTTCTTCTCGCTTCTTTTTCTCTGTTACAGGCTTGCTCATGACAGATACCTTTTTATCACTTTTGGTAATTTTCTTTGTCTGTTTTGGTAAAGACTTGGCTTTCTTAGCCGCCGCCTGCGCTTTCTTTTTCTCCGCTGCTTTACGCTTGCGCTCCGCCGCCTCGGCGTCTTTGCGGGCTTGAATCTCGGCTTTGCGTGCAGCGATTGCCGCTTCTTGCTTCTCGCGCCATTTTGCCTTCGTCTCGGTGTAATCCCGTATATACTTCCCGTCTTCTTGGTACACTATGTCGTATAGCCATTGGGGTAGGCTGTAATCAGCGTTTATCGCTTTCGAGTACATCTCTATCGAGAGCGTGTTCTCTCGCGTCGTTAAACGGTATTCACGTCCGCTTTCGTTGTCGATAAACCATATCTCTCTGCGTTGATATGGTTCGTATAAGCTGTGCTCTTTGAGATCTGTGTACTGGGCGGCGGTTATCTCGCTTTCAAGCGTTGTGACGTAAACTGGCGGTTTGCCGTATCGCTCGCTGAATTCCGTCGTCTGGCGATAGGTTACTTCGCCCGTTATTTGGTTTATTTCTTCGTAAACGCTTATTTTCGTCGCTTTCGCCATTATCGTCCGATTGTCTCGTTGCAAATACGCAAATCCCATCATTGAGTTGAGTGAGATGATTAGGGTTTGAGTCGTAATTTTGTCTGATTCTATCGTTGATTTTTGAGGAAGCTGAGTTATTATTGAGTTGTGAATTGATTGTGGGGAGGTTATGCTCCCAAGTCCTTGTCTGTACATTTTTCCTCTTTTTTGGGTTAAAAGAAAAAGAGAATGTTAACCCACTATCATCCCTTTTCTCCCACTTTTAACCACTTCTCTCCTTCTTTTTTCTCCCATATCATATTTCCGCTATATTATATATCTTATACTCACATCACTCCGATATCAAAATGGCATCACTTTTCCGCTTTCCGATAACCCGCCTCATAGAGAACTGCTGCAAAATCCAAAATAATATTCGCGCAACCCGCTTTATCTAATATTTTGCCACCCTCGGAAAATACCTGAATTTCTGTTTCCGAAAACTCACCAAGCCTTTTTAAGCCGTAACTTATGATGATTTCCGCTATCTCTTTAATTTGTTCTTCTTTATTCATTTTGCCTTAACCTCGTCTATAATCCTATCCAAATCAATTCATTTATTGTTCGATTTTCTTAACGTGGGTTTTGCAAAAAGAATAATCTGCGACTTGATAATGGCCTGGCTTCCACTCCGCGCGGGTTAATATACCCATTATCGTTGTATCGTCAAAAAGCGTAACCTTTACTTTCTTGCCTAAAAGAGCGTTTAACTCTTCGCTTTCGTGTGTATATTTCATTACTCTACCTCTCCTCGTACTATTCCCATAACTCAATTCCCCTTTCCGAACAAATCATTTCGAGCATACTACTTTGTCTCGACAACCACCTCTCATACTTCTCTCTTTCGAGTATATCGGCTATATCGTAACCGCGCTCATACATCTCTTCGGCTTGACTGCCGAGCGTATCGAACACCGCTTCATAATACTCTTTTTTGAGCTGCTCGTCGGTCAGAGTATCCGTCCACTTTTTCAGCTTCGCAAGTTCTCTTTTATTCATTTCCAACCTCAAAAATTAGCTTCTGTTTTTGTAAATCATACAAAATCACATGGGTATATTTCTCGTCTTTTATGAGATCCCTTTTAACTTTATTCGGATTCTTTATTTGTTCATAATCCCAAAAAGTTATCCAGCCCTCTTCTCCGATTTGTTTATATAACAGATACTCCGCTTGCCGACTCCAAACTATGGCTTGTAAGTCGTCGCCTATTATGCTGAATACCTCGTCATTCACTGGTCCCGCTTTTGCGAAATCTTCAATCGCCTTTAATGGGTTGTTGCAAAAAACATTCCCAGAAACGGTTGAGTCATTTACCCGAATTACTCTGTAAATCATTTCTAACCTCCTCAAATCTCCCCGTTCAAGAACTTCGTAACGCCGTCTTTTAGCTCCGAAAGAAACATCGTGCTGAACACGGTTGTATAAACGCAGCCGTCGACTGTTGCAATCGAGTAACTTAAACTTTTGTAATTTTCCTTATTCGCATTTTTATAACACGGAAGTGCTATTTTGAACTCTTTACCATTCCTGACGTAATTGAGCCAAAGTTCCCAACAATACCCATATAAAGTTATACTTTTCAATTTCACGTCTTTCGGAACTTCTCCGTCAAACACGTAATTCTTTTCAATGAATTTGAGTCTTGTTTTGCTGTCTTTCCCATCGAGTTTAAACTTGCCTTTATCGTTGTCAAAGTCGAGCCATATTTTGTGCAAATCAGTCATTTGAACGTGATCTTGAATTCCGCGAATAATCTCAATAGACGCGTCGGCAATCAACTCGGCTTCATATTGCAGGTCGGCTATTTGCGCGGTTTTAGCCCGAAGCAGTTTTTCATTCCTGTAGAGTTTGGTCTGTATATCTTTCTCGTAATTAATCGTGTAATCCATTTTTTATCTCCTTATGTTTTTAATGTTTTTATTATACACTAAAATTTGGCATTTGTCAAGCGTTTTCAATCGGTTTCCTGAACTTCTCCGTCGACCATTTCATACCCGAAAAATCCTCTCGGGCATTTATAGCGCACCTTATAAACGTGCCCGTCAATTTCAATAACAAACCGCCTGATTTCCGCATTAAACATCTGCTCGAAAAAGGTGAACAACTTCTCATCGTCGTAATCGGCTATGTCCTCGGCATCGGGAATTTGCTCTTTGTACATATAGTTGTCGATCAAGCCCCAATCCACGTCGTCTCTTAAAAGCAGCGCGCTGGAACGGAAGCCGCTATCGTAATCTGAGAAAATAACCGTATTCATTTGTTTCGATGCTCCGTGCGTTTGTTGATGTTGTAATTCTTCGTGTTACGGCTGGTAGCTTGGATTTCCATGACTTTAACCATCGTTTCAATCGCCCGTTGACAATCATAAAGCGTCCATCCAGCGCACACGAATCGTCCATTCTGGTTTTTTGAAGCTGTGCAAAATTCACATTTGTTCATTTTTTATTCTCCTTGTCGTCTTTGTTGTCGTTTTTTGTCCATTTGTGGAAAAGTATCATCCCGACGATATAAATTACGGAAACCGTTGTCGCTACCGTGAGACAAATTATTTCTGGCGCATTCATTTTGCCCACTTATTACTGAAATCCGCAAAAAATTCATCGACTTCGGCATCGGTAATCTCTTCGCGCAAATCATTTTTGCGAAGTTCTTCCACGTTCCCGAATAAATCGTTAAGTCTTGTGAGCGCCATCCTGTACGTCAAATCTACGTCTCGCTTGTTTATCCCGAGTATTTCATAATCGAGCGTTATAAGTGTTGCATTGCTGTGAAGCGCAAATCTCGAAATTGCAGGTTTGATCAATACGTATTTCTTATTACACCATTTTTCGAATTTAATAAACTCCTTTTTAACAAAACCTCCGATGTTTAGTTGACATCATTATACTACTTTATCATACATTTGTTAAGCGTTTTACGCCTCAAAAACCAAAAATTTATTCATTACTTCGCGAGCTTGCACCACGGTTGTTTCATCGCCGAACTCGATTTCAAGTGTAAGCGGTTTACTTAGATCTAAGCTGAACACACCCATTATTGATTTCGCGTCTACTGCGAATTTACCGCTATGAAGAATCGCTTCTTCTTTAACCGACTGCGCGACCGACACAAAATCTTTTACTTTTGTCATATCGCCTAAAAATACGTTTATGTCCATTTTGCTATCTCCTTTACCACGAAATCGTAAACCCATAAGAACCGATGGTAAGCTTAAATCCAACTTCCTCGAATCTCTTCTCGACCAATGGGCGAACCCCCGCCCATAAAAGATTTATATCATCAAAAATCCTTTCTTTAAGTGTAAAGTATTTGCCGATTGTGTCTGCTCGAACGATGAGCTCCCTGCAACCCAACTTTGCGTGTTTTTCGATGTCGTTCGCTATCGCTTCAATTACGCGATTAGCTCTGTCTTTGACTATCTGCTGTTGCGCTATTATCCCTGCTCCCGCTGCCGTTATCATTATTTTGTTCCTCCTGTTTGTTTTCTTCTTCCTTTAATTCATAATCGATCATTTCTCTGAATTCTATCGGGGCGTTGGGTTTCATTTGCCCCGAAGCGATGAGTTGGTTGGTTATCGTCTTTTTTGCGTCTTCGAAGCTATTTGCTTCAACTCTGAAAATCGTCGGGCGCAAAACCATAACAAGCATTTCTTTTTTATCCGATGCCGCCATCTTAATCCTCCGATTGAATCATTTCCTTTTCTTCTCTTTGAGCGAGCAAATCCTCCGCCTCATCTGCCGTTACAAGTATATAACGTTCGCCTCCGAATCCATTCGCCGTATTCCATTCATAAGCATAAGAAACGCAATAGATTCCCGCTAACGGATCATCGCAATGCACGAGAGCGGCATAGTTGTTTTCTATCAGGTGTTTTACCGTTTCCGAAATTGCGGTTTGAAGAGCGGCTTCGTCGGCATAGTTATCTTTTTCAAAAACTATCGTGTTTTCTTTAAGAAATCTCATTTTATTTCTCCTATATTTTTATTTTCAGTTCACGTGCATCTTTAATGAGCCTGCGAAGCATCTCTTTATCGGCAGCCACCGCGCCTTTGAGGGATTGTTTGCGATTGAGCACAAACGCCTTTTTGAGTTTATCAAAAATTGTCGCATTCGTCGTCCAACTCACTTTGTCGTTAATCATATTTTCTTCCGATTTTTTAAGAATTCTTACGTCCCCTAAAACGTTGGAAATCCGATTGAGATAATATAACTTATCCGTTTCCTTTTCAATCGGCAGCTCCCCAACGTGAAGTTTATTGTATCTGAAACCTATATAGTAAATCGTATCTTTTATCATCCTAAAACCGCGCTCCTTGCAATCCGCTCGCTCTTTTCAACGAAATAATGGACAATCATCGAACCGTCCTTGAACGTTCTATCGAATTCTATCGTATCACTGATTTCGTTGGTGAATTCCCCGACCACTCTTACACCGCCATCGAGATAAGTGCAAAATTTAAGGTGGTTTACGAGATTCCTTCCGTCGGGCACTTCTTTGCTCGTTGTAGTAATCGCGAATGAACGCGTTTCGACCGCGTAAATCGTTTCGCAGTACAACTGAACGAGATTCGCCGTAAAAGCGAAAAACGCCTTCGGGGTGCACTCTACGCCGTTTACACAAACGAGATTTCTCGTGACGTCGTAATCGATTTGAATCCTTTGGGTTTCTTTAAGTCTTTCTTTTTCTTCTGCCGCTTTATCTATTGCGTAATCAAACGCGCTATCGTATTTATCAAAATTTGCCATCTTCTAAATCTCCCAATAAATCTTTCCACTTAAACGTTCCGTCCCACGCGCTCTTAACGATTGTTATCGGCTTGACGAACGCAAGGTAAATGCCTATAAATGCTCCCAAAACAACCATTCCCATTACCGACAAAAGATAAAACGGGAGTAATAAAATTGCCAAAATAGTTATAAAAATATTTCGTAAAACTTTCATCTTTCTTCCTCCTCTATGCTCTTTGCTTTAACGCTTACAATTTCTAGCTCGTCACCATGATCATAAGCGTCTTCTATTAAATCAACTTGACATTGCTTTAAGTATTCCATCACGCTTTTCCTGTCGGGGTGATCGCTGTCCTGCATTAAACAACCGATAATTCGGTTGCTTACTTTAACTTTGTATGTTACTTCGATTTCCATTGTTTTCTTCTCCTTGATTTAATAGTATGATTATAGCACAAAAATAAAAACCTGTCAAGCGTTTGAAACAGGTTTTTCTAAAAATATTTTTAGTTTTTTTGGAATATATGATTCATCGGGAAGCAAAACTACGAGGTCATCTATTTTAGCAAACTCGTTTTCCTGCTGCTTCGTTACTCCTTTTATATATCCCAAAAGTTCTGCGTTGCTCGTTATCCCCAACCCATTTTTGAATTGTTCGCAAACATCATCTTCCATTACTATTGAATAAGAAATTTTAATTTTTTTCATTTTTTTACTCCAAAATATCGATAATCGCGTTATTTACGCCGTATGTTATAAATCGCGTCTATTTTGCTTATTATGCCGATAAATGATAAAATAGAACGATTATCGGCATTTTATTGCAAAAATGTGGTTTTGTGTGGTTTTTTGTTAATCCCAATTTTCTTTGAAGCACGGGCACGAAGAGCCAGCGAATTTTACGATCACTTTTTCTTCGCAGCTGCAGATTTGCCTTTGCGTTTCTTCGTCAAATCTTTCGAAATTCGAACATTTTTCACAATCTTGATTGCATTTGTAATAATAACAATACTCACAGTCGCGAGAATAAATATTAAGCCTACTATTTTCAATATACACAATACTCCCCTTTTTTATTCCAACAATCTTTCAGGCAAGTGAAATGGTATCTTCGCTCGCATTTACTGCAAGGCAATTTATTCCAGTCCACTCGTATTTGAATTGTTGTTCTATCCTTATTTAACTTAGTTATATTGCGGATATCGCGTAAATTGTTCTCACTCATTTTCATCGACTTTTACGAGTTCGTAAATTGCCGCAACTTCTTCGATGGTGAATTCCATCTTGTCGAGTTCCTGCTCAGTGAATTTCATTTTATCGGAAACTTCAACCTCGGTAGCCGCCAGTTCATTGAGTTGCTTATTGATTTCTGCGAAGTTTTCATCGGTGAATTTATACTGATTGTTTTCGATAACGAGTTTACCATTATCATCCTTCATCGCAAGGCTTTTTATAAGTTCACCTTTCTTTTCGTTGTAAAACTTTTCATCTTCGTCAGTCGCTTTAATGAACTTCATAAATTTGAACGAAGTTCCGAAGTTCACGCCTTTTGCCTGCGCTTTGCTTGCAATTACTTTTCTCGCGTTTAACACTTCAATAAGTTTCATAATTTTTTAATCTCCTTTTACTCATATTTGAGTTCTTTTTTATTTTTATAATAATTTGCCAAACCATACTTCGACGCATCGCGTTCGAACCATATATCGTAATAGCCGTAAGATGGGTTATCCATTTTGTCTATCTCGCTCGCATACAACCATATAAATATACAAATTGAATACACGACGATGAGTGTCCCGATTACAATAAGCGTAATAATATGGAACGCAACGCCAAGGGCAACGAGCACCAATCCGACAAGTGCCGCAACCGAAACAACGATTGTCATAAAATTCAATCTTTTGAGTCGCGTATCGAAGTCGAAGAGGTAATAACGAAGCATTGATGGAATTCCCACTAAAAACGGGAAAAGCGGTCCCATCGGCATTGCCTGAAAAAGGCTGTGCCCCGCTTCATGTGTCTTGCTGTCGATGTCGTCACAATCATCGCTTACGAAGAAGAACGGCCCGAGGCAAACACCTCCCCATCCGTGCCCCGTAACGAAGTAAATCGAGTAACCGTGCTTCTTCGGCTTATGCCCCGTAACGAGCATAACGAGGGCGCCGACGGAACCGATAAGTGTCATTATGATTCCCCACGTACAATGGACGAACCAGAATAAAATTAGTTTAATCGTTTTCATCTATTTCTCTCCTTTGAGATTTTCTTATTTTATTTTTTTGATCTGCTTTGCGAACCTTTTCGGGAATCGGAATTATCGTAATAAGAACTCCTTTGCAAAAAAGATAACAATCATTTCCGAGAACTTTAAGCGTGTCTGCTCCGTCACCCTCTGCCGAACGCTGTAAAACATTTTCCAAATATCTGCGAGTGTTCTTCGGGAAGTCACTCGGGTCTTTCCCGCACCACAAGGCTTTCTCGGCTCGGTCGATCGCTTTTGTCGGAGAAACCTTCGTTCTCTCTTTCATCCTTTGAGTTCCGTGATGTGTTATTATTACCGTCATTTCATATCTCCTTTTGAAGTGAATTTTTCTCGTTGAATAAAAGAGCACTTTTATTCAACGGATTTCGGCTATATTATAACACATCCGAACTCATTTGTCAAGCATTTATCGGTCTCTGATACAAAAAATTATAAAAATAATTATCCCAATCAAAAACGCGATAACGTTGATCCCGACTACAATAATCAAGGGGAGAAAAACCATGACCCAAGACCAATCGATTTTGCCGCATAATTTTAATGTCATGAAAATCATCGAGAGAACGAACGCAATCGTTCCAAGGCTAAGGCTTATGGTTCTCGTTCCGACGTTCGCAACGGCTTTTTGACTGAAAGTCGAATCGTCATCATCAAAATAATTATGTCTCATTTTTTGCCACCTCCTTTTTTAATAACAATTCTTTGAGCCACGTTTGTTTGACCGAAACGCGGCTGATCGACGTCGCTTTTTTGACGGCGTTTATCTGCCCGACCAAGACGCAATATTTTTTACTTCTCGTGAGAGCCGTGTAAAGCATTTCTCGCGATAAGAGCATGTAAGCCGACATATCCAATCCGACTACGACGTAAGGCGATTGGCTTCCTTGGAAACTGTGTGTCGTAACGACGTAACCAAGAAGCACGTCTTCCCAATACGCCTTTGGAATTACAATCTCGCCTTGCTGCTTAAAGTCCACGACGATGTAATTTTCCTGTATATCCGTAACGAAGCCGAGATTACCGTTATATATCGGTTCGACTGGGTTATCTTTGTCAAACCCGTATCTCTCGTAAACCGCACGCGTAATCGTGTCGTAATGGTTTTTGCGGTTGATTACGCGGTCGCCGAGCCTTATCGTGTAATACTTGTCTTTATCTGCCGCTAACTTGATGCTGGGTAAACGCTCATCGGGGTTGACGAATTTTTGTACATCGTTGTTGAGCGCAAAACTCGACATCGCACCGCGCAACTTCATCGGGACAACGCCGATTATATCATTTGCCGAAACGCCACTCCGCAAAAGCGTTCGGTATTCTGTGAGGAATTTCACTCGCGATAAATCCGCGTCTTTATAAGTCACGATTTTGAGGTCTTTGAGTTCGCCTCTTATTTCGCTGATTTCCGAGTTTCCGATTATCTGTTGCCCGTTCGAGACTTTGATTGATTCGGTTATAATTGCGGACTTCTGGGCTTGACGGTGAATTTTGGTTAGACGATAACACGGCACAACTTGTGTCTCTATAAGATCTTTAAAAACAGAACCAACTCCCAAAGAAGGCAATTGTGCGATATCTCCTAACATTATAACTTTACAACCGTTTGAAATAGCTTGTAGTAATTGATATAAAAGTTCATTGTCGTTCATCGACATTTCGTCGACTATGATAACACTTTCTTCAAGCTGAAATTCCTTATTTCTTTGAAATCCTATTTTCGGGTTGTATTCTAAAAGACGATGAATTGTTTTCCCTTCAATATTTGTTACCTCTGAAAGATTCGATGCGGCTCTACCCGACAACGCTGTTTGAGCAATTAGCAAATTGTTAGCGGCGCAAAAACGGGCAATTGGCTTAACTGAGTTTGATTTACCTACTCCCGCCTTTCCCGTAATAACACAGACGTTATTTTCGAAACACCCTCGAATTGCCGCCTTTTGTTCGTCGGTATATTCCCAACCGTTATCTGCCTCGCAATCTCTTATCGCGTCCTCAATTGTGTAACGGCATCTCGAAAGGTTTTTCTTCGGCGCGTCGAGAAGCCTGAAAATTTCTTCTGTGATGTTTTCTTCGAGTTCGCGGTAATGTTTCAGCCCAATCCGCTTTTGCTCTTCGTCGTAATACAAAAATTCGGGTTCGTCTGATTCGACCCTTCCTGTCCATTCTTTGAGCCATTCGGCGAAAATTTCCTTCTTTATCGATGGGACGAACTCGACAACCCCGTGTAAAAGGTCGCGAAGATAAATCCACGAATTTCCCTCCGTCTCGGCTTGCTCGGTCAAAAAATGCGTAACGTAAGCGCGAATTCTAAATTTCGAGTCTTTTGCCATTCCGCCTTTGAGCGCGAGTGCGTCACACTTTTTGAATCCATAACCGTCGAGTGTCATCAACTCGTATGGGTTCTCTCGAAGTTTCGCGATTATCGTGTCGGTCGAAAGGTAACGTTGTTGAAGCTTTGTTACCGCCGCATCGGTTAATCCGAACTCTTCTCGGAGAACGAGAAAAGCGTTCGCGTCCTTTTTGGTGCGGTTATATGTTTCGATAATCTTCTCTGCTGTTTTCTCGCCAATCCCTTTTACGGTCGAAAGCAAGAATAAATCCCCGCTGTCGATTGCTTCGAACGGGTCGATGAGTTCTTCGTATAAAATGTCGATTTGATGCTCGGTCAAAATGCTTTCGAGGAAGAGTTTCTGCTCTTCAAACTTTGTCAAGCGAACTCTTTGCGTCATGAATAAAATGTTGAAACCGACCTTATACGGGCTCTTTGCGTCCACGACCATTTCAACCTCGAAGTAATACGTTTTCTCAGTGTCGATCGGCGGGAGCGCCCCTTTAAACACGACCGTCGGGAACCAACCGTTTTTGCTGAATCCCGCTGGGAATGACCCTTGTAATATCTGCCCCACATCGACTTCGAGAAGCCCCCAACTTCCTGGGGCGAACTCTTCGATCGGGACTTTCGGGTAAATTAAGCGCGTTGGCACGCAATAACCCGTAATTTTGTTTTGGTTTTCTTGGTTTTCCATTTAATTCACCCGTGGTATTTTTCTAAGAATCTATTGGAAACGGCTTTGAAACTCAATTTGCCATCGCGACTTCTGAACACGAGACCTTCTCTCATTTCACCGTCAATTTCGGACGCGTCGTCTGCGTATGCGAGCAACATTTCACACGTCATCGGTAAAACGAAATCTTCGCATATTATCGGCACGCATTCGAGTTTGTTTCCCGTTTGCAGTTCTTTGTTTATTTGACCAACAAAATCGCACATTTCAATCGGGTTAAGTCTAATCGGTTCCAGCTTCTTTGTTTTAAAAATGACATTGAAGATTGCGAGTCTGTGTTCTTTGCAATATCTCCGTTTTTGTATTGTTCCGCCGTATGTTTCGCCCTGAATTGTTATAAACTCATATTCAGGGTGTTTATCCAAAATGTGGTTTAAAACCGCGTTTATATCGTATTTTTCAAACATTTCGACATAAACATTCCTGTCAGTGTCTTTATAATAATTCTTCTCGTTTGCCTGTGGCGTATCAAACACAATGTTTCGAGAACATATAATCGCGTGTCTTTTCCTTTTCTTTGCCTGAAGCATTGTGAAAGTTGTTGACGTCCCGTCGATTTTTTCCGTCGCAATCCAATGCGTCTCGTTAAGTGGTTCCATGAAAAGTTGGGGTAAGTTTTGACATCTATCTTCGTCGGTCTTCTTTACCCAACACGGCCAGTTGGTTTTCTTTTTCTTTTGGGCTCCTTTTATTTGCTTCTCAAACAACTTTCTACGAAGTTCGCAAATGAATTTGAAGCGCGATAAGAATTTGTGCCTTTTATTCCAAACACCCATTCTCTTTGCGACCTTCGTCTCAATCAGGTCTTTGCTGCTTGCTTTACGCGCGTTATCCTCCGCTTCGTAATAAGTAACGCCGAGCTTTTTTGTCAAAAAATCTCCCTCTTTGACGTCTTTTAAACCGAGTTCGTCAGGGCGCATTAAAAGCCCCTGCGATAAAACAGTCCCCTTGATAAAACGTTGTGTTTTGACTTTGTATTTGTACCTCGCCATAAAGTCAAATGCGGGGTCAGTCATCGGCAATAATGAATCGATTTCGAAATAAATCGCCAAATCGCCAACTTTATAATCACCCTTTTTAACCATTATATGCCAGCCGTTTATATGCGCTAATTCGACTTTATCCGCACCTTCTATCGGCGTAACGTCGGTAACTCTTACGGCGTAACATAATTCTCTTTCATTTTGATTGTTTAACATTTTAAGCACCCTCCTTGTCGCATTCACTGAATATTTTAAGTAAATGTTTGATATGTTCGTTAAATGAATTATATCTTTTTTGATTATTCCAGATAATCATATGGTTATTGATAAGCCACGCGAGAAAAAGGTCGTTATACATATTTTCTCTATCTCCGTAAGCCGCCCCTTCTACATGTGAAACCATATATAAATAAGCACCCACGTTTTCGTGGTTATAATAATGAGCGTTTTCTCCGAGCTTTCCTTTTTTGTCATAAAAGGTTTTTGTATACGGTTTCCCGATATCATGAAACCACGCTACCTCGAGAAGAACATCGCGATCGCCTTTTTCAACATTCGGCTTCAATGCGACCGCTTGTATAACCCTTGCGATATGATTATTGATCGTGTCGTTTTTGTGATATTTCGAACAATCGTGCATTACATTGAGATTGACTTTTAACGGGGCGTCGCCAAATGGTTTTATCACGAAAATTGTATCCCAACCCTCATCAAACCACGGCACCTCGAATTGCTCCAACTGCCGCATAATTACGCGCTCCGAAACGTGCCTTTCTCTTTTTGAATCGTTCTCGATACATTTTTCGAGGGGCGTAATAATACAATGACAGATTTTATAAACATCTTTGGGCAATTGCTTCAACAACGCCTTACGACGCTTCGAGCTGAGGTTAGTCGCGTCGTAAGTAACGCTTTTACCTTCTTTTAACGCCTGTAACGTTCTTATACGCATTTGCTCGAATATAAAGGCGGGGTTGTCCTGAATTCTTTCGTCGCCGTAAAATTCTTTCCGAAGCGCGTCGCTCGATAAGATGATTGTGTTCCCTTCCTCGACGATATCACTTATCCAATGTGATTTTCCGCTTCCAGACAGACCCATTACTAAAATGAAATTTCCCATAATTACCTCCAAGCACAATTATTATAACACAAAAAAGAAACCGTCTGAACATCATACGACTAAAGTCGCGCATTTCTCGGGAACTCCACACTACTGTGTGGATATTTACCGAGCTATCCCCGCAGTTCCTGCGGTTCTTATCTATTTTAAATTATTAACAATTCAATAATCTTAAACCCTCGTTTAAGATATTCTTCGCTGCATTTATATCTCTATCGTGCTTTGTTCCACATTCAGAGCACACCCACTTGCGAACCTTTAAGTCCTTTGTTTCTTTATTGACATAACCACAACAGCTACAAATTTGACTACTTGGGAAGAACTTATCTACGGCTACAACTCGTTTATCGTACCATTTGGCTTTATATTCAAGTTGTCGTCTAAATTCAAACCACGATACATCGTTTATCAATCTTGCAAGTTTATGGTTCTTAACCATATTCTCGACTTGCAAATCTTCTAAACAGATAATATCGTTTTCTTGTATGAGTTTAGTCGATAATTTCTTCAAAAAGTCTTGGCGTTGGTTTGTAATCTTTTCATACTGTCTTGTAACCTTTATTCTTGCTTTATTTTTACGATTGCTTCCGTTTGGTTTTCGCGAAAGCGCTCTTTGTAATTTAGCAAGCTTGTTTAAAGATTTAGACAGATACTTCGGATTAGAAACTTTATCGCCATTACTTGTAATTAAAAAGTCTTTTAGCCCTAAATCTATTCCGAGAACACAACCCGTCTTGGGTAAGTCGTCCATAACAACATCAGTACAACAAATCGAACAATAATATTTTCCACTCGGAACTTGAGAAATCGTCGCATTTAATATTCTTCCTTGCGGAATTTGCTCGTCTCGGAATTTCACTAATCCAAGTTTCGGTAATTTTATATATCCTTCTTTAAATTCGATATTATTATTTGTAAACGTTGTCCTATATGATTTTCTATTATCGTGTTTAGACTTAAATTTAGGATATCCAGAATGTTCTTTAAAGAATTTCTGATAAGCGGCATCTAAATTTCGTAATGAGTTTTGCAATGAAAACTTATCAACCTCTTTAAGCCATTCGGCTTCTTTTTTAAGAAGCGTTAAATCTAAACAGCAAGCATAAAAACTTATCGATTGCTTCGTTTCTTTATATACTTTAATCTTTTTATCAAGGTAATAATTATACACAAACCTTGCGCAACCAAAAGTCTTCGCCATTAACACACGCTGTTTTTCATTTGGATATATCCTAAATTTATAAGACTTTTCCATACTTGTCACTCCTTTTTCTATTGCCATTATAACATACTTTTCAAGTTTTGTCAAGCGTTTATTGTTAATATTTTAAAATATATATCAATCAAAATTGTCCACGCACATTCGTGCGTGGACAATTTTGTCAAGTAAATGGGCTGGGTTCTTCTGTCGAGCACGACCAGCTCTGCGTGTGATGATAGCTATACATCAATTCTCTATCCGCCAATAGCTTCGGACTGCGCGTATGTATACCTACCGCAGGATTCTGGCACACCCTCTAAGATTCGAACTCAGTTCCCATGGCTTTGGAGGCCAGGATAATACCGTTATACTAAAGGTGCATAAAATACGAGTTTTATTCACCGAAAAACTCGCAAAAAACGTAGCAATCTTACGTCTAACCGAGGTAATCGCCTTCGATGAGTTACGACTCGTGCGCGCGCTCTCAAACCCCGCTTTCTCTTCTTCTTCCCCAACGTTACTGGCGGAAGTTGCAGGTGTCGATCCTGCTCGCCTTCTTACGAAGACCTAACGGTTTAGCAAACCGTCCTCTTTGCCAACATTGAGTAAACTTCCGTAAAGTTGGGTTGGTTGGTGAAACCTTAAAGCATACCCAACAAATACTTGATGGCTTTCGCCATACTTGATTGTGGTAAATTAAGTATAGCACACTTTGTGGACAACGCAAAGAACGCGACGCGAATTAACATTAACCTGCTGCCTTCGGAGGAAAAATTACAAACCTATGTTTTTTTTAATCATCATCGTCATCATCATAGTAATCATCGGGTTCGGGCAAATCCGTATAATTTAACCCATTTTGATTACAATAATCTTCTATGCTTTCATAGCCCTGACTGAATATTTTGTCTAAAAAACTTAAAAGTCCCATTTTAATCACCTTCGTTTTTTTTATTGGCACCCTCCCGCAGATTCGAACTACGCACGATTGGTGATCAAGCAACCGTCCACCCAGTCTTCAGAGGGCATGCATCCTCGTCTTTCCGAGGCGTCATTCGCGAAAATCCGACAATTTTATACTAGTGCGGCCTCTAGCCCCTTGGCATTATTTTAAAGTCAATAAAGTATAGATAACTGACTAGTTAGTTTACACTCTCATTAGTTAACATCCTAATGAGCTTATCTCTACATTCTTTAATCTCATTTTATTGAGAAAAGACTTCGGATAACTTAGGTCATAATTAGGACCTTCTCAAATACACCATGCCTTCTTTTTTTCAGGGAGTGAATGACTGCCTCAACTTCACCCGATCCCAAGATTGGAGTCGAACCAATAGCTAATAAGAAGCTTCTTATTACTTTGCCGTAAAGCTACTTGGGCATATAAATAACCCTATCCCCGTGTACTTTGGGGAAAACCGTCCATAGGAAAACAGTTCGAGTTATCTCTGTTTTTAATACTTGTCGACCCAACCACTTTTATCCCGCATATTGGTCAGCGGCGAGGCAATTTGATTCTACTCACTTCGCCCATAAGTGGTTTTAAGAGATTTTTACACCACCAACTCTAAGGGTTGCTACACGGATTAACTATCCGCCGCCTTTAGTTGACCCCAATAACTGGCGCGTTTAACGGTGGCGCTATACCTACGACTTTTACATACCGCAGTCGCCGCAGTGAACGTTTACTCGGCTGGGCGCTTCCCAATTTAACCACCTTTGGACCACCACCGTTCAAGGCGTTAGGCACCGAGTTTTTAGTCTGATTTCAACCTTTCAGTCAGAATCTCGTCGTATTCTTCCATTGCATGAAGTTGTGCTTTGAGCAAACCAGCGTGCTTTTTGGAAACCGTGTTAATTCTTTCGGAATAGATAAACAACGCGAGTTTCGTTATTTTGTCACGCAGTTCATTTTGCTCTTTAACAACTCTTTCTCTAACATCACCTGTCAACATCTAATGCCTCCTTATTTGCGAAAAATTGCATCCTTTATTTTCAAACAAACTTCTTGGAAGCTGTCGCCCGTTCTTTTCATATGAATCTTTATTCCGAGAATGACACCGACGGTAAAAAAGAAATCTGTTATAAACAAACTTACCACAACCTTACCTCCAACTTACGAGAACATTATACCATAACGAGATTTATTTGTCAAGCGTTTTTACGTTATTTTTTTAAAAATTTTTTTACCCATTTTATATACCAAACTCGCGACAGTCAAAACGCCAACGCCTTTTGGTACTGGGCTGATAAATGAGCATTTTTCTTTTACGTCTTCAAAGTCGACGTCGCCGCACAATTTTCCGTTTTCATCACGGTTAATCCCGACATCCACGATTATAGGACGATTATCGCCTATATAATCGCTCGTAATGAATTTCGGTTTCCCAATCGCGCTAACAATCAAGTCGGCGTTACGCGTGTAATCTTTGAGATTTTTTGTGTGCGAATGGCAAACAGTCACGGTGCAGTTTGCGTTGAGTAACAATCCCGCCATCGGTTTTCCAACGATTTCAGAACGACCGAGCACAACCGTATTTAATCCATCGAGTGTTTTCGTGCCGACGTAATAATCCAACATTTTCATAACTCCGAGCGGGGTTGCTGGCGTCTTAAATTCAGTTGACAAATCGCCTCCAAATGCGTCAATGTCTGCATCGGGGAATTTTTTGAAAAAAGCGTCAATCTCTTTTTCATATTCACGAAGTTGAACGGGCAATGGCTTTTGAATGATGACGTAATATTTTTCCGAACTGAGACTGATTTCGTTATACAAAATATCGTTAATCTGCTCTATACAAGAACTTGAAATATCATAAACGACGCATCTAACCCCGACCTCTTCACACTTCTTTTTCTTATTTCGAACATACACCGCGCTTGCGGGGTCGGCTTGATTCGAGAGAATATATAAGGTGTGCCGAGGGTTCCACGTCAAATCTTTCAGCATATTTTGGGCAACTTCCTGCCCGTACATAATTTTTGTTTCCATATCCGCTTCCTCAACCATTTATAATCTTTCTAACAGGGCGACACTTCGCCGTTTCATAAAATGAGCAGTGATCGCCGTCGTATCTCAACAAATACGCTACGCCCGTATCGCCGCTGTCGGGACCAGAACGAGATTTATCTATGAAAAGCACTCTCCAAACCTTGCTTGGGTCGGCATCATACGGTTCTTCTACCCAGTCGCCCTGCTCGTTTTTCTTTGAACGGAACGGTCGACAGTAAATATCCGAGCCGTTAATTAACTCCAAATCTCCTCCAAGCTTTCTGAGCAAAATCAGGTTAGAACACACTTCCTTAATGCCTTTCGATGTTCCAAGACAGCTTGAATCAAGCCATAACCGTTTTAAGTCGTTATTCGTCAGCTGAACGGTCGCGATTCCGATAACGCCGTATTTCTTCGTTAGTCCTTCGAGTTCGCTGATGTTGTTCTTCATAACCTGCCACAACGCGCCGTTTATGTCTGCACTATCGTCGAGCTTGAATGTATCCACAATGAACACATCAAACCCCGAACGAAGTACTGCGTTTTTGATGATTTGCGAACTCAACTTCGAGTTTGCCGACGATAAACCGACAACACGCAATTTGTCTGCGAACTTCTCTTTCCATTGTTTTTCGGCCTCGGCGATTACCTTCTTTTCTTCGTCGGTATAAACACCCGATTCGAGTTTTTTCTTCGGCAGTTTCTGATAACCCATATAACGGGAGATAAACCAACTGAAAATCATAAGATAAAGTTTGTTCTTCATAATCTCGTTTTCGAGCACAAGAACCTTTTTACCCTGCGAAATAAGCGCCATAATCACGCCGACCATATAAGTCGTCTTACCAACGCCGCTGAACCCGCCGAAAAGGCTTAATGTTCCAGGCGCGAGACCGAGTATATTACTGCTCAAAAAGGGCGCGACGCTGATTTTTTCGCCGTTGATGTCTTCGCCAGCGTCCGCAAACGAAACACCGCTATCGACGTTGTTTTGCAAATCCGAGATGAATTTTTCGCCGAAATCGACGTATTCGTCGTAGATGATTTGGTTATTATTGACCTTGCTTAATCCGCTGATTTTCGCGTCGTACCAATCAAGAACTTCCGTCGAAGTGAAATTCTTAAACAACTTAAATGGGGAAATACGTTTCCCGTTATCGAGCGTTACTTCGTCGAAAAGATTGAACCCGCTTTTGTAAAGTTTAACCAGAATATTACTCTTCGTCAGATCATCGAGAATTGCGTCAGCGTTTTCGGCATTCACGACATCGAGAAGATGTTGAATCGTCTTATACCCACCAAGCGCGGAAATTCTGTCTTTGATTTCCTGCGAACACTTTGACATAATCGTTACTTCATCGAGGTAATTATACCCCAAATCACGAAGCGACTTCCCTACGCAGAAAAGGAATCGACCATCTTTCGTTAGAAAATCTTCGGGTTTATAGTTGATATCGTTGTAATTCGTCAAATCCTGTAAAAAGATTGAGACGGCATTTCCTTCGATTGTAACGCGATCTTCAAGAAGTCTTTCGTCTATTTTGTCACATATTCCCGCAATAAAAGCCTCTTTGTTAGCCATCTGCTTCATAAAATTTTCGGCAAAGAAACCACATCCCTTTTAGAGATGCAGAGGAATTGCCGCCTCCTTTCTATTAGTTTTGTTGAATTGTGTTTAATCTTTTTAAGTTTCTTATAACTTATTGAACCATTGTTTATTTTTTCTCCATTAAGATTTCTTATATCAAAGGCGCCACTTGTTCTTCTGCTAAAAACATAGTAATTTTGTTTATTATATTTTACAAGATCAAAGAGTTTAAACCCGAAAACATATCTTGGTGCTTGATTATTTCTCTTTCGGCTGCCGCTTAAAATTTTATTTTTATGAATTTGTCTGTTCTGTCTTCTGACACATTTCTGATAAATGTAATAATCTAATGGATTTGCTTTTGGATTACCACTTATACACCGAGCGTCTATATAATGTTCTTTTGGCAAGTTATTTTCGATACGAACGTTCTTGGTTATATAGCCATACGTTTCGCAAACATTTGGATATAACACGCGTAATCGATTAAGTAATGTTTTACGCATAATACCCATAAATGCCGCGTCCCGATAGCTTTTACCGCGCTTTAGATTTAATTTAATCTCGCCTTTATGATAAGCTTTATGACAAGTTTCACACAAAGTAATTAAATTATTTGGTGCATTTCCGCCTGTTTTCCGACTTTCAATATGATGAACATTTAATATATTGTCTTTTGATTTACCGTGGCAATATTGACATTCGTGATTGTCGCGGTAAAGCACATACTCTCTTACATTCCAAAATCCCAATTGTTCACCTTGTTGATATCCTTCACCTGATATCTCGGAATTATTCATCTTTTGAATATCAAATTGAGCGGTTTCTACAATGAGATTTGTTATCGGCAAAATTTCGTATAAGTGTTTTATAACTTGAATATGCGTGTTTATCTTTTGTTTAATACTCGGAGCTAACCACTCTTTATATTTTGATTTAATTCGATTATTAAACCTTACGGGGCGGTATCTTAATCTGTTTCTACGAGTTCTACGAGCCTCGCGACGAGAAGATAACTTATTAACAATATCATTTCTCAGCTCAACATCTGCCTCGTATAAGACCTGCTTTTCTGTCGTTGCCGAAACACCAATATGTTTACTTCCCGCATCAATTCCCAAATTTACTTCTTGTATCTGATTTTCACAATCGAACAATAACTGAATTGTAAACGGTTCGTGTTTTGCTATTTTTGCCTTACTCTGTTTAAGCAATTTTCTTGCTTTCGCTTCCTTGCAAGGCATTATTGGTTCATCTTGTTTATTTAATACATATACCATTGCTTTTATAGCCTCCTATATGTTAGAGTGGTTACTCCACGACAATGTTATTCAAAGGTTTTCGTATGCAACACTGTTCCTACTCATCAGAACTGTTTAATCACATACCGCAGAGCGTAAGACTGGAGAATACATCCTACGGTGCCTATATATTCTTTGATAACGTAGCTTAACACTTAGTCTGATCAACTAGTGGGCAAGCCCACACCTTTTTAAGGGCTGAGTAGTTGATCCTCCAATTCATCTAACGAGCGTCTCTTTTTAAGTTGATTTGTGTTCGGTTTGACATTATAAAAATTCAAATCAATCCCAGTTTTTTGAATGGTCGGCGCGACTTGTGCCGCCTTCCAACCGTGTTCAAGTATTTCCCGTTTTATTATCCCACTCACATACCTAAACAAGAAATAAACCTGCGAAAACGGTCCATCTCGTTCGATTTTCTTTTCAATCGTCTTTTTGAGTTTTTCGCGGTTTTCTTTTACGAATTGATAAATCGTCTCGATATCGACCGTTTTGAGGTTTTCTTTAAGTTCTTTTTTAACCACGTTATAAGGCGGTTCCCCATAACCAGAGCAATATTGATAACACTCCGCAATCGTTTCGAGAACTTCTTTCGCGTGGTCTTTGCGGGCTTTATCAGCGTTGAATTCTTCTTCCGAGCAAAAATATTTGTTCGTGCCGCTGACCACGACTTTATATGCAGTTGAACGGTCGATTGATTTGCCGCAAATTTGACATTTTACTTGCATTTATTCCTCCAAAGGCATCGAATTCACGACCTTTAATTGCCAAAAAACTCTTCATCGAGAACTTCTTTCACAATTTTGTCAATTTGATCCGCCATAATCGACGGAATTATCTCGTCGAATTGAATGTAAAATTCGTTCTTAATTCTTTCAGCGAGTTTTTCCGCGAGTTCCTTTTTCTCTTTTTGTGTTTGAATATCTGCTTTGAGAGACTTTATAAACTTTTCTTTGCTTGTCATATCTTTACCTCCACTTTATGAACTTATTATACCACACCAAAACCCATTTGTCAAGCGTTTAAGCGAGAAAAGCGCAGAAATTTCACCTTCCACGCTTTTCCATATCTAAACAAAAATGGCAGTTTAACTTAGTGAACTACCCATGAACTAAAACTCGATGAGTTTCTTGTTTCAACGTCCTCGTAACCTACTAACTCCACAAGCGTAAATTTGGATTGTTCCAACCCTATTAAATATCTTTAGGCTACCTCATTAAGCAATCGTAACCCTTCGTTGAGTATATTAATCGCAGCGTTTATATCTCTATTGTGCTTTGTATTACATTGAGGACATATCCATTCTCTAACAGATAAGTCTTTTGTATCTGTATTGATATAACCGCACACATTACAGGATTGACTACTCTTGGTAAATCTTCCAATCTTAATATACCGTCGATTGTTCCAATCACTCTTATAACCCAACTGTGTTGTTAATTCATACCACCCACAATCTGAAATTGCTTTTGCAAGATTATGATTCTTCATCATATTATTTACAGATAAATCTTCACTAACTATTAGTTGGTTTTCCTGAATAAGTTTATGCGAAATTTTATGTAAGTTATCAATTCTTGTGTTATGAATTTTCTCATGGATACGCGCCACTTTAATTCTTTGCCTATTCCAGTTGTTGCTACCTTTTACTTTATGAGATAATTTTCTTTGTTCTTTTACTAACTTCTTCTCATATTTCTTAGTAGCACGAATATTACCATACTTTTTACCATCAGAAGTAATAAGCAAATCTTTAATACCTAGATCTAATCCAATCATATTTCCAGTTGAATCCATTGGAATATGTCTTGTTTCTACCAATACAGATACAAAATATTTTCCAGAAGGTATTTGCGATATAGTTGCAGACTTAATTTGTCCTTGAAACTCTCTGTGGACTTTTGCTTTTACCCATTTAAGTTTCGGAAGTTTGATTTTATTATTGTTAAAAGAAACTTCTATATTTCTACCCGTAAGATTAGTAGTATAACTTCTTTTAGGATTTTTCTTACTCTTAAATTTAGGGTAACCCGCGTGTTCTTTGAAGAATTTTTGATATGCTGAATCCATATTATAAATTGAATTTGTTAATGCAAATTTGTCTACCTCTTTCAGCCATTCATATTCTTTTTTAAGAACTTGATTACAGTAATTATTACAAGAAATTTTATTCATATGTTGTTTATCTTGCTTATATTTCTCTTTTCTATAAGCAAGTATTTGATTATACACAAATCTGCAACAGCCAAAAGTTTTATGAATTTGTTCTTCTTGTTGTTTGTTTGGATACAATCTGTATTTATACGCTTTTAACATTTACTTATCACCTCCTTCTGATTATATATTCTCTCTTCACTGAAGCTCTTAACCTATCAGTTTTAACTAATGAAGTTGCAAACCTATACCTCACCCATTCCGAGTAATTCTTCGAGTTGGTCGTAAACCTTCACCGAGTAATTCTCGTTCAACATTCCCGCGCCGTCTTCACTATTTTCAACTAACAACTTTTTAATCGCCTTCTGCGTATCGGTCGTCAGTTCTTTCGCCTTTCTCTTCGCGTTGAAAACTTCCTTTATTTTTGCGCATCTTTCCGCGCCATTCGGGTCTTTTTCGTCAACGGGTTTCACAGGTTTTGCAGAGGGCTTTTCTTCACCAGGAAGCGGCTCTTCTTCCGTATGGCTCGGGAATTCAGCCGTCTTCTTCGGAGTGGGTTTGCTCGGGTCGCCCTGCGACTTGTTCAAACCGTCGCTTTCTGCGATGTCGAACATCGCCTGATAAAGGTAACGACGCTGATAAGTTTCGACCGCGCCGATACACTGAACTTCGTGACAGCCTTTAAGGTCGGCTGTTCCGAACGGTGATTCAATCGTATATCTATCTTCGGGCTTTTCGCAGTCGATTGCCGTGAGAGTTGCTTTCTCTCTCGTAAACGAAGCGATCGCCGTTATTTTATACTTATACATAAGTTCGTTGAGTGTGGGAAGAAAGTCGTCGAGTTCCATATATTCGTAATTCGCGAACTTGTTTTTGCCGCTCATTTTAAGTTTTGTGTGGCGGAGTTCAACTCTCACCGCTTGAATTTTCTCAAAAATATTCATATCTTACCTCCAATTAATCTCAAAAATATCGTCATCATCGCTTGCCGCGCCGACCGCCTGTTTTACTTCTTCGGGCATGTCGTGCGACGGACTTTCGGTTTGCCTGTCGTCATATTCGGCGTTTTCGGGATTACCTTTTTCGCCGCACTTTATAAGTCTGATTTCGGTAATTCTATCGCCGTAAACTTTGGTCGAGTCGTATTTGCCCTTTCCGTCCTCGCCTTTATCGGCTTTCGCGTGTTCAGCTCTGATTTCTTCGAGCGTTCTGAAACCACACTCGATATCGAACTTCTCGTCGGGAGACAAATCGTCTTCTTCGATATCTTTCTTTTCTGCGCCGTTGATATAAGCACAATTCAAATTCCATAACTTGTAATCCGATGTTACGGTCGGGTCTTCTTTATCGAACCTGTTAGAAATCGACTTTTCGAGATTTTCGGGAATAACGATTTCAATCGGGGCAAGGTATTTACCTTTGAATTCTTCGTTCTTAAATTCTTTCACATAGTAATTCGTGTAACCTTTAAGCACCTTTTTATTGCCTTTGCCGACCGCAATCGGGTTTTTGCCCTTGAAAATAAACGGGACTTTAAGCGCGATGACCTGAATGGAGTCTTCATCGTGGCAATATTCAATGCGGCTGGGCACAAATTTCTTGTAAATTGCGTCTTTCTGCGTCGAATATTCAAACGTCCATTCGCCGCTTACCTTCATGAGTTTGCCTTTGAGGAACTTGTCGTAATTCGCCAAAATTCTTTCGAAGTAATTGATAAAATCGATCTCGAAAAGGAAACGCTTTACGCAACTGTTATATTTTTTACTCAATTCTTCGTAATCTTCGTCGGAATGAAGGTCGTATTTGTCCGCGTCATAAGTCGAGAGATTCCCCTCGTCATACGCTTTAAGAATATTTGCAACCTTATATGGCGATTTATCGAGAAAACTCGTCATAAATTTGCCTTTCCCCGAATGCTCTTTTCTTTCGGGATATTCGATCCAACCTTCCTTTTTATCGAACATTCTGTTGTCGTCTGCGGGCGTTCCGTCTTCGTTTGCCCTATAAAACGCCGAAATCTCCATATTCGTTATCGAACCTGTGTCGGTGCGGAAGTTGAAACGAAGAACTTTTTTCGCCCAACCTGAATCGAATCTGCGATATTCAACCGCTTTAAACTTTTCTGTTTCCTTGATGGGATGAATTGTTCCCACCGCGTCAAAAAAAACTGCCATTAATTTTTGCTCCTTTTAATCACTTTTTCTTCATTATAACACGCTCTTCATTCTTTGTCAAGCGTTTTTGATACCTTTTTTAAATTTTCTTCGTATGCTGTCAATGTTTCGAGAATAACTTCGTGTATCGGTTTGTCAGTTTCTTTTTCGAGATGATACGCAATATTATACGCCAGCTGTTCTTTCGTCAGCTTTGTCTGATACATTTTCTTCCTCTCCCTCTTTCTCTTCGTCTTTCGGCGCCAAAATCGAGTCACCGTATTCCACAAACTCACCCGCTTCGTTCCGATACAAAAGGTCGAAAAGCGGCGTCCACAACCACAACTTATCTGGGTCTTCCGCGAGACAAACGTAACCCTTTTTCGCGTTCTCGTCCGTCGTGTGTAAAATCATATCTTTGTTCGCCTCGATGAAATCTTTATATTTCTGCGACAACCTCGGATAAGTCGGGCGGCTTTTTATAATCTCGTAATTAAGCTTTACTTCCGTTCCTTCGGGGATTGGCTCTTCGAGTTCAATGTTGATAAACGGATTAAGCGCAAGATCACTCATCGATTGAACGTTCGCGTTTCCTGCGCGGAATTTTATCGCGAAGTCGAGCGCTTCGAGTTCCGCTTTTGTATAATTTGTTTTGTGTTTGCGGTTGAATTCTCTAACCGATTGCCTGTTCCAACTCATTACTTTGTCTCCTTGTCTTGGTCGTGAAATTTGGGATTATCGCGCTCGTATCTGAATCGCGTTGTCCATAACGTGTCAACCAACTTTTCAAATCTGTCGCCAAACATAATTTGGTCGTAAACGTCGATTTTTGCCTCGGTTTTAAAAATCTGATGGTTGATATGGTAATCGGCAAACTTTCCCCAATCGAGCTGCGAGTAATCGTTCGTTACGTCGATTGTCGCCTTTTCGTCATCGCGGCAGCCGCACCACGGCGTGAGTAAAATTTTCCCGTCTTCGGTTCTGCTTATGATGAGTTCATGTTCAGCTTTCGACCAAAACCACCACATAAATTCTTTGCGAAGTTCTTCGGCGAACTCGGCTCGCGTCGCGCACTTCTTTTTGAGTTTTTTGATGTCGCCTTCGCGATAACGCAAAATGTCGTAATCCGAAATCACTTGTCGATTGTGGTCAAAATCCTTGCATAACACCTTTGGAAATTCAGCCATTGGTTTTCTCCTTTTCTAAAATATTTTTACAAAAATAGTATAATTTCAGCCATGTCGGGTCATCAAAATCTTTCTGCCCGCGCATATATTTCTCTTTGAGATTATAATAACAAATCAGTAAATATTCGTCGTCGTGTTCTTTGAACCGCAAACCCGATTCTAACCCGACGATTTCTTTCCCCGCAAACCCGTTCTGCATTCCAGAAAAATAAGCGTCGTATTTCGACAAATCGTGAATCTTTATTTCACGCCGCTGCATTTCAGCAATTACCTTATCTGAATACGCTTTGAGATAATGACGGTTGTAATCGTATATATAATTGATTAGAATGTGTTTGTCTCGTTTTGCGTATATCGAGTTGAGTTCGCGCCATTGCGCAAGTAACTGCGATTTTGGAAGATACGGAATTAAATCAGTATGCCACAGTCTCATATTACAATATTGTTGCGTTCCACCATTGGGGAACCGTTCTGTCTGTTTTGTTTTTGGTTATATATTCGCGAATTTTGTCGTAATCACTTATATCGATGTTTTCAATGCTGACATCGCACAACATCGATATATAAGTTCTTATCAAAAACCTCACGGGGTTGTCTATCTGATGGAATTCGTCTGTCGCAAAATCCTTCATCGTCATAAGCAATGTAGGTTTATCCACAAATTCTCCAACCGCCGCTGTTAAGTGATGTAATATACTTTCGTCGGTAATTTCAGGACACATTATACGCGATTTAAGATAATCACACAATGCAGATTCTCGGTCGTAACAACTGTCTTTTGTTATAAACCACAACTTACAAATCATTAAAATGTCTTTATTTTTTGTTCTCATAATCTGCTCCTTACTCGCACATCGCGTCTCTAACTTCGGTAATCCAGTTTAAATCTTCGGGGTCGAGATCGAGCCCGAGATAAGCTGCTTTTAAAATGTCGTTGCAAAAATCGTAAACTTCTTCTTGCTCTATCTCGAACGTCGATTTAAAACGATATTTGGTCGAGATTTCGTTGAGTTTTTCCATACCTTTCGCGTTAAGTCTTTTCATAATCCACCTCCGATTGTGGCTTTATTATACCACAACACCCCCACATTGTCAAGCGTTTGAACGAAGTTTTTAAAAAAATCGTGTAATAAAACTGGTCTTTTATTCTACGAGATCGTAATCTTCATACTGCCAGAGTTCAAAATCAACAGACTCGCTATAATAACCATTTGATGTGCCATACCAACGAATGGTATCATACCCTTTATTTGTGGTTATCTTATAAAAAGTCCAAGTATAACTTTCGTCCCATTTGTCTAATGGGGGATTATTGTCAGAGATTACTTCTTCTAATTTACACCATTTGCAATCTGTGTATATATCGCTATTGTTTTCTTCGCTGTCAACATCTTCAATCCATACGCCTTCGCAACAATCTTGATGATGGCACATAACAATTATAAAACCATCTTTGCACCAAAACCTCGCTTGACCGCTCCCCTTTTTTAAACCATCGATTTTAACGAGCCCACTAGCGAGATGGACGTTAATATTGTTAAGTTCTTCAACAGATAAATGGTATGATGCGTAATATTCGTCTATACACTTCATAATGTCTTCTCCTTTATTAGCGGTCTTTCGTATTTTACCAACTCTTCCAAAATCAAATCTCTCGGTAAAACTTCTCTACAAAAATACGCACTTGCGAACGGTGAGCCTTCAACTGTCTTATTCATACTTTTCGGCGAGTGGAACCCGATTCTTTTATCGAACGCGAGTAACTGAATCCCGTGACTGAAAACCTCAAACCTATCTTGCCCCTGTAAGCTGTTTAACGGCAACAAAACCGCGAATGGCTTTCCAAGCTCATCGAGTCTTTTAAGCATTTTGGTTTTTAATGAAAACGGTAAATTGGTAATTATAACGTCATAATGTTCGTCAGGTTCATATTTCAAGAAATCTTTTCCACCAGATAAAGAACTCAAAATCACTTTATAGCCGCGCTCTCTAAATAACTGCACATAAGCCGACCATTCTTCGTCACACGGGCACCAAATCGTCCAATTCTTTGGAACGTATTTCACAATCGGTTCGCATGCATAGAAAGGAGTGTATTGCTCGTCACCTTCGATTGTTCGGTTGCTCGTTAGAACTCCCGTATTCATTCCCATTATTCTACCTCCAAAATCATCGCCTGTAATTCCTCGATTCTCTTCTCGTGAGCGGCGATTGCTCGTTCTTGTTTTAAGCCTTTCATCTCTTTTTTAACGCGCTTTATCTCGTCCTTCAAATCCGCGTTCCACTTCTTCTTTATGAGCGTGTAAATCACCGCGACCGAATCGCTTTCATCGTCCGTCAAATCGCCCGCTTTCAGCCCATAATGGGCGCAAACTGCTTTTTTGATGTCGGTCTTCGTCGGCTTCGGCGTTTCGTCGGTTTTGAAAAGCGCTTTGACCGAGACCGCGTGAACGCCCACGTCGTCGTAAAAATCTACTCCGTCCACCTTCGCAACCGCGATGTCGAGCGCCGCGTGCGCCTTTGCGAGCGTTTGGAGCGTCGCGATGGTCGTGAATCGACCTGCTTGCGCGGGCATCGCCTCTTTGACGATCATCAGCAAATTGCCGTATTTCTCGACTGCCGAGGTCAGGTATTCTTTGAGTTTTGTATAAAGCGTCGCGACGGGCGTTTCATCGGTGTGCGAGACTTCGATTTTGTCGGTTCGGACGATTGACTTTTGAGAAATGTCGTAAATCGAGACGCCTGTTTTGTAAAGCGCGAGGTCGAAGCTAATTATATAATCGATTTCCGATAACGGTTTTTGAAATTTAATCACGATTCAGCTCATCCTTAAAATAATCTTCGGCTATCATGTCAATTGCCTCTTCGATATTCTCTAATCGACAAGTTCCTTCCTGCAACCACTCTTCGTATCCCGCCTCACGTAAATAACTCTTCAACGATTCGGTGTATGTTTCCAATATATGCAATATATCTGTCACCCACATTCTTCTACCTCCGCAAGCAGCAACGTCGCGGTCATCGTCATCTGATACGGTTGATACTCGATTTTTACAAACGGCGCGGCTTCCATCAAAACCGCGTCGCGCAAACAAAGCTCGGTTTGTTCTAACGGCATCGAGCCGATTGACTCGACCTTTTTGATTTCTTTGAGTTTAACGTTTTTCGTCACGATTCTAACGGGCGCCATCGGGTCGTGGGCGATTTGTTTTTTGAGGAGTTCGTTTTCTCGTTCCAGACTTTTAATCTGTGAATCGTTGATTTTCAAAATGCCGATAAAATTATCTCTTTGCTCAGCGACGAAATCGTATTGCTCAGCGATAATATCGTAATCGCTCTTCGGCACGCCGCCAAAAAGACCTAAAAACCATTTTTTGAATTTACTCGGTTGTTTCATTTTTCTATATCCCCGCTCAATATTGCTAACGCTCTTTCTATATCCAACATTGCCTTAGCGTTTGCTTCCTGCCCTTTCTTTATCTCTTCTTCGGTTAAAACTGTTCTTGTCAGTCGCTTTTTCGCCGCCTCGTAACAACTCTTGAATTGGTTCGGGCTTTTACACTCGCAAATGCCTTTATGCCAGCGACTGTAATAACAACAATCCAATTCTGCCATTATTTCTTTATGTGTCGGTTCTATTCTTTCCATAACAAACCTCCGATTACGCGTTTATTATAACATAATCGAAGGCGAATGTCAAGCGTTTTCGTCGCTCATTTTAAAAATTTCTATCGTAATTCTCAGCCCGTCATTCTTCTCGTTCGTCCTTTCGAAAAGTTCTGCCAACTCTTTCGCTTTTGATTCGGTAAGTTTTACGAAAATCTGCGGCGCGTTTATCGGGTCGGGTTTTGTTATGAAAACAAGAGACATATCGAGACCTTTGTTTTCTTTTACGCGAAAATACGATTTCGGGCACTTCACTTTCTTATAATCAATTTTTGTCATAAAATCTCGAGATCATCATCGTCAACCGCTTCATCAATCGCTTGCAACGCCGTGAATTTCTTCATCTGGATGAAATGCTTGTCCATTCCCTTCCATTCCATCTTAACGTGATAAGTATCGAACTCGTCTTGCGTGGAAAGGTTATAATAACAACACAAATCCTTACAATCTTCGGGCTGATCGGGGTTGTTTGCGCTAAACGGGCACCAAGCACACAAAATGCTCGGCGACGGCTTCCACTCTTTGTTTTCGATTTTCGCAAAAAGTTTGTCGATTTTTGCAAGCCCGCGCTTCATTCCGCCCTTTGTCAATGCCGATTGCCAAACGCCATCTTCCCCTGCGAAAGGCAAATCGTAGCAACATTCAAACTCCGCGTCCTCGCCATAAACCTTTTGCTGCGATAAAACGTAAATCACGAACTGTAACGGTGTCGCCAAATCTTCTTTTCGGAATTCTTTGTCTTTGGTTTTTATGTCGTGAATTACGAATTTATTTTGCCCTTTAACTTTAAGCAAACGGTCAATATATCCGAAAAAGGCGTAATTATCGTTATATTTAAACTCGAATGGAACTTCGCAACCAACGATTTCAAGTTCGGGGTGGTCTTGCATATACCATTCCAAACGATACATTCCAATCGCCGCGAAGTATTTCGCCTTTTCTGCGTAAGTTTTCCCTGCGCGGCTGGGCTTTACCCACGCTTCTGGATATTTCTCGGCGAGAAGATTAGCCCCGAGGATATCTTCTTTTTTCTTCCCGTTTTCTTGGGTGTGTAATTCGATGTTCCAAAAGTCTTCGGTAAGTTTTTCGTATGGAATTTCTTTGCCGTCTTTTATACAATTACCAATTGTTTCGAGAATATAATGGCACAAATTGCCGTATTCCATCGTTAAAGCACTGTCTTTAGGGAAGTGTTTTTGCTCGTATTTTAAGTAATAAGCAAACGGACAATTCTCCATTTGGTTTAATCTGCTATATGAAAATCTTGTTGGTTTTTTAACTGCCATTATTTTGTCTCCTTCGGCGGAAGTTCTTTAATATTAGAATTTAGAAAAAATAAATCTAGAGCCTGTTCAATATCCTCATCATATCGAATGCGCAATAATGAAATTTTATTTTCTAAACAATAGTTTGTTTTTATTTTATCATTTTCTTGCCTTTCTGTCAAGTCTTTTTCACCACCAAAATGCTTTAATGGTTTAAAATGTTGCTCCCCGTCGTACTCTATACACAAATTATAATCTGGAAGATAAAAATCAAACTTCATTAATCGTTTCTTTTGGCAACCGTTGAATGTTTTTTGTACTTCAAAACTAATATTTTTCAAAGATAAATATGCTTTGATCTTTTCTTCTCCTTTAGAGACATTACATTTTGGGCATCCACAACCCCCTAAAACATTCCCTGCCAACGCGCTCCATATATGTCCACATTTAATACATCGAAAGGTTGCATAGGCACTTTGTTTTGTATAATCTCCAACCAGCTTCACGCTTGGGTTTTTAATCGCTAATTGTTCAATATACTTTTCTTTCGGTTTCGGGCATCCAGGTAAATTCAAATCTATTTTTTTCTGAATAACCCGCTTATATCCACACTCTTTACAACCACACCCACGCAAAACGCTGCTTGGTGCTATATAAAATTCCTTACCGCATATCTTGCATCGATGTAAAATTTTTGTTTTGGTGTTAACATACGTTCCGATCACATCGACTGTACTATTTTTTTGACTCGCATCTTGAACATATTTTTCGTGCGATTTTAGTTTTGAGTTCTTTGCATTAGCTTTCCTGCACACTGGACAGCAACTCCCTTTTAAAATATTACCAGGATAAGCACTCCATTCATACCCACAAACACCACAACGATATTTAATTTTCGTATGACGACCAATAAAATCTTCTATGGGTGTTATGTTCGAATTTTTAATTTTTTCGGCATATTCCTCAGTAGTCAATTTGTATCTTTTCTTACATTTTGGGCATCCGCTTCCTTTTAAAATATTACCCTTCAAAGCACACCAAATATATCCGCACGTTTTACATTTAAATTTAGCTTTCTTGGCTCCCAATTGAAAATCACTTATATACTCTACATTGGGATTTAAAGTCGATATCCTTTTAATAAATTTTTGTTCGGCAGCAATTGCCCTTTCCTTTAATTTTTCCTCTAATCTTTTTTCATTTATCTTTTTGTTATCTTGTTTTGTTTTCTGTCTTAATTGTTTGCGTCTATTTAATTCGCAATGTATACATGGATATTTTCTGCTTTTAATTTCAAGCGGGCGCCGTTTCCATGTGTTCCCACATATTTTACATCTAAAAAGAATTGGATGTTCAACGCCTTTAAATTCTTCCATTAATTCTATAGTCTGTCTCTTCTGTTCAGAAAGAGAATTTATGAAATTATTTTTGAGCATTTCCATTTCTTCTTTCGATTTTTTATGCGAACATTTTGGGCAACCGTGCCCACTTAAAATGTTGTGCGGTGTAATCATCCATTCATTTCCACAAGACAAGCATCTATGTCTTAGAGCCGTATGGTTATTTTTATACGGCTCTAAAAGCTCTACATTAAATTTCACTATTTCATTTTTATATTCTTGTTCTGTTTTTGCTTTAGGCATAAGGATTCTCTTTTATAGTCCAAAAACGAAACCAATCTTCATATTCTCCGTTTATTTTTTCGAATTTCTTCGTTTCTGGATTCATTCTACTTTTTTGTTTTGATTCAGTTGCATATATTATAACCATTCCTTTACTCAATGGCTGTTCTGCAAATGCGTTTTTATAACACTTTATGATTTTTTGTTGCCCAGTCGATATATCATAAACACTTACACGAGGGCTAAATTTCGTAGATGGGACATCAATGACATAACCCCAAAAACGCTTCGAAGAATCTTTAAAACTGATATATCCCAAATATTCCAATTCGGAAGCCAACCGCTCGGAAAGTGTGAATTCCTTTGGTTTGGCGTTCTCGCAGAGGTAAGAAACGAGCGCAGCGGAATCGGTTACGCGATACTGCTTTTCGGTCTCGGTTGCGAATTGGAGAACCGTCTCGCGAGGAATGGTGCAGGTCTCTTTTTTGAGAAGTTTTTTGCCTGAATAAGTATTGTAAATATCGATGATCGTAAGAAGTTTGCCAACATCACCAAACTCCGAAAAGAAATCTAAAACCGTAAGAATATACAATTGTTTAGAATTCAAAGGACTAACCTTAAGAAAATCAACAAACGAATCAAATTCCATATCTCGCATTTCGTAAAGTTGAGAAGCAATATCAGACGATAAAAACTTAATCGAACTCAACCCTTTGTATATCTTTTTCTCTTTTGCATCGGGTACATAAACATCTTTTGAATGTCTGAATTTAGGTGGCAAAATCGGGATATGTTTAAATTCTGCCAATTGTGTCCCCATTTGAATATCGTCATCATTGTTCGCATTATTCAAGTACGCCGCAATAAATTCAGTTGGGTAATAATAACGCAAGAATGCACAAGTATAACCAATCATACTGTAACCTGTGGAATGATTAAATCCAAATTGATAATTCGCAGAGTCCTCAATAATTTGCAAAAATGCTTTTGCCTCTTTTTCTGCTTCTGCGCGAGGTTTATCAGACTTCGAGCAATAGCCTTCGAGTATTTGAGGAAGAGCTGCATCAAGTCTATCTTTTTGTTTACGACCGATCGCTCGGCGAACATTATCTGCGTCGCCACCGCTTAATCCACAAATCTTTTGAAGAAAAGCAATTGTATCTTCTTGGAAAACAAGAAAACCATTGTTATCTTTAAGCAAATCGTCGATAATTGGCGATGGGTTTTTATTGATTTCGTGTGCCATAAGACGATCTCGATACGAAGCGCCCGACGGGCGAAGGGCGGCGTTTACCAAACTCAAGTGGTTTATTTTAGACGGAACAAACTGTTTTAACATATCGAAGGCGTATTTTCCTTCGAACTGAAATATTCCTGCGGGAGAAGTAAGCATATCTTTCCATACCGCTTGGTCTTCCCAGTTGATTTGATAAGATTTTGGATACGGTATGCCAGCAAACATACAAGTATCTTTAATGATTTCAACGTTCTTCAAACCTAATAAGTCGTACTTATTAAGTGATACCTCATGACATTCTTCCATATTAATTTGAAGAATTCTTTTACCATCAGACCAGAACATTCCGTAATTATCTTGTAACGTTATAGGGCTTACAATAATTCCAGCGGGATGCATGGATTGTGATATTGCCGTATTTAATAATCCGTCAAAATAATAAAATAAGTCGGGATATTTTTTCTTTGTGCCCTCGGGATTTTGGTCATATTCGTCTTTAATTTGGGCAATACGATTTAAGCAGAACGGCGACTTATCGTCGATATATTTACGTAATAATTCAGCCTTTCTTTTTTCGTCGTAATAAGGAATAAACTCATTATCAATTACGGGTTTTTGTCCTTTATTTTCATAATAAGATACAAGTTTCAAATATCCCTTATCAGAACGTTCCCAACGAGTTTGCAACGCCCTTCCAATTTCATCGATAGTTCCTTTATCAGAGATTGTACCGATAGCAAGTATATAACCAGTATAATCGACGCCGTAAGTATCAATTATATGCTTATAAACAAGTTCTCGCTGCGTGGGGCTTATATCGATATCGATATCGCCCAATTCTGTACGGTTTTCATTGGCAAAACGTGAGAATACCGTATGCCAGACTACGGGATCTACGTCAATAATATCTATAAGATATGCAATCGTGGATCCCCCACAACTCCCACGACAAAAGCCAATCGGAATGCCATTTTGCCAACACCAACTTACAAGGTCTGACATAAACAACATAAACCCGAGCATACCAATTTTTTTGAAAACACGGAATTCTTCTCTCACATTTTCGATATATTGTTTATTGGGCTTGATAACCCCACGAGCAATTTTATCTTTATATCGTTCATTGCACCTACGTTTAAGTTCAAGTTCGTCGTCTTCATAACATTTTGCGTATTTGAATGTCTTATCAAGTTTAAATTCTTCTATGGACGCCGCCATCACGTTGGTGTTTTCAATCGCTTCAAGATATGTTTGTTCGGATAATACACCCTGAGTTTTGAACATATTGCAAAGCTCTTCATAACTTTTATATGTTAAATCAAATTCATCTTCGTTTGTAAATTCGATTTTTTTAGCGGTCTGCAAAACCGAACGGCACTCGGCTTTATATTGATTGATACTATGAGTATCAGTTCCAGCGATAAGCGGTTTGTGATATTTTTGCGCCATATCACACAGCCACAAATTATACTCTTTCTGTACTTCGCTATTTATGTGAGGTTGAACCTCTAAATAATCGTAATACTGAATAAGACTCTCATCACGCAATTTGTTGAGTGGCGATGCAAGGCAAGCGCTTATCCTAATCACATGTTCTGACGATATATTTTTGAATTCGTCAAACGATAAACGCGGCTTATAATAAAAATGAGCATCATCGGTTGATAAACTAAAAAGAGAGTTGATTGTTTTTACCCCCTCATAGTCTTTCGCAATAAGTATGGTGTGATAGTTGTCACGCACCTTTGGTTCGAGATTTTCTGTGAGGTATATTTCTATGCCGTGAATATATTTTAGCCCGAGAGATTCACAATATTCCTTCTTTTCAATCCAGTTATAACAATTTCCGTGCTCTGAGAAACCAATGGCGGTTTGCCCCAACTCTTTTGCTTTGTCAGAATAGAGTTTATGGTTTGTACAACTATCGAGAAGACTATCTTCGGTATGGAGGTGATAACAAACATAATTTTTATTGCCCATTTTCTATTTTAACTCCGTATTTCTCAAATAATTCTATTTGGGGTTGCAACCCAGCATAATATTTATTTTCGGCCATTAAACGAGCGGTAACCGCATCTTCGAATGAATTAAAGTATCCTAGTTCTATTCTTTTTCCGTCATAATTTATATAAGCACGCCAATGGGATAATGAATTACTCCAACTAACACCAGTCACACCGCTTACATTATTCGCTCGCAACCCTGCATTTATTGAGTTTAAAGATTTATTTACTATCCTCAAATTACTCTTTCTATTATCAAGCGGGTCCCTATTTATATGATCTACAATATCTTTTTTGTCATACACACCAAGTACATAACGTTGCATCATTATACTGTTGCCGTCAAGCATAGTCGAAGCATAGCCCCATGTTCCTAAACTCCACTTATGCTTAATTATCCCATCAAGATCTTCTGTATCTATTTTACAAGTGGCGACGCGTTCATTCTTACCATTTCTAATATAAATATAAGTTATATCGCCGTCTGTATCATATTCATTTCTATCGAAAACTGTTATCGGGCGTAAACCACCGAGGTTTTTAATTTGCGAATAGTGCCTTAAACAATAGTATCTTCCGTTATGATAAATCACATGATGTGTTGAACCGCAAACATCACAAACTCTATCTTCTACATTAATATGTGGTGCAGGAGCTGAATCCAAAATTTTACCCTTGTTTCTTAATTGGGTATAATGTTTCGAACATACTTCTTGCCCATCATATTCGCCGCCACCATGCCAAACTTGATACCGACAAAATTTCGATTATTACGATAATCCGTTAGAATTTCTCGCATAACCCCGATAAACCAACTATCGGTTTCCCATAATGCCTGCGGCGCGTAACCATGATTTAAGGTAAAAAACACACGTTTAATCAAAATCCAGAAATCGCCGATATTTTTATACCAATGCCAACCGCGATAACCAAAAAGCCCCACCGATAAATTGTGAAACCCTTTAAACTTTTTCGTCTTTCTCTTTGCCATAATTCCACCTTTTCAACTGTTCGGTTTTTACCTTTTCGAAATACTCCGCGCCGTTGTCACACGGACCGCACTTCGCCCCTTTGATCGTCGGGTCGAGCGTCGTGTCCCAGTACCATAATTCAAGATCGCGTAACGCCGAAAACGACTTCAATAATTTCAGATTCGTTTCGGTCGCTTCAAAATCCAGCCCTTCGTCGAGTGCCATAATCACGCGTTTTGGGTTAAGCTGTAAAATCAGTTGCGCCTGTTTTTCAGACAACGAGTGCGAACCGAGCGCGACAATGTTTTTTACGCCAAACCCGTAACCAATCATACATGTCTTTTCGCTCTCTACAACCCAAACTTCGTTCCCGTATAAATCGCCGTAACTTTCCGAGTAATTAAAAAGCGTCGTCGACATCGGGGTCGGTAAAACGTAAATATATTTCGGCGTGTATTCATCGTAATCGTCGAAGTTGGCACGTCCCTTTACTCCCTGTATCTCGCCTGTTTCCGCGCTTCTAATCGGGAAAATTATCCTTTGGCTTTCGACGTCATACCCGACGCCATAAAACCGCTGTGCCTCGATCGTAATTCCGTCTTTAATCCAGCGTTCATTCGGCGTCATATCGTATTGGTCGAGTACACTTTCAGGGTAGGTCTTTACCTCGATTTCCGCGTTCTTTCGCCCGATTTGATTGTAAAACCCGCCAAATAACGGCAATTGTTTCTGCTTCGCCCAATCGTCCGACAAACCGAGAATCTTCTGAATTTTCCCAACAACTGTGCGGAAATCAACGCCTTTCTCGCGCATTATATAAGCAATTATATCTTCGCCTTTCGTCCCGCGTGCGTAATCGGTAACATACGCGCCGTCGTTATTATTAAGACGAATTTGAATGCTATTCCCACCGCCATCAGCGTCACGAGCGCACCGAATTTCGCTTACTCGCGGGGTAATTTTTTCAAATCCGAATTCTTCGAGTAATTCGATGAGCGCGTCCGCGTTGGTTATGAGTTTTTCCTTTATGTCTTTGAGCATTTCAGCCTCTCGTCCATTCTCCATTTACCGTAACCTCGAAATCGGTCAAATCTTCGAGTTTACTTATTTTCAGGTCGTTTCCATAACCGACAAACTTGCGGTTACTGTTTATAAAATTCCCGCCCATTTTTTCGGCTTCGTCGATAGGAATAAAAGTCGTTGCCAAACACGCGGAATATTTTCCGTCTTTTACCAATTTTGAATTGAGCGAATAATCGTCTATAACGAGGCACGTTGCATATATGAGAGCCACTACGAAATTGTCGTAAGTTCCATATTCAAACGTTTTGATATAATACTTGCGATTAGAATCGGGGAACAACTCGGCGAGCTTGACTTTTTTAGGCGCGTCATACATCGTAATCATTCCTCTACCTCCGACGCAATATAATCGTATAACTTTTCTGCCGTTGAAATATCTATCGGCGTTCCGTCCATTTCGGTGAAACATCCTTCATTGTAATCTTTCCCGAAGTTCAGGTCGTATATGAAATACTCAATCTCATTCCCGTCGCAAGTCCCAACTTCCGAACCCATTGCGAGCGAGAGCAAATCGACCATCGTCGAGCATTCAGCGCCGTATAAGCCGATTACTCGGCAATCGTCGTTACACGCTTTCTCTACCGCTTCTGATAACATATCGTCTTTGTCGCACGTCGCCTTTATCCGCCCGATGTATTCTACGAACTGCTCTTTAGTTAAGTACGGTTTTTTCGCCATTTTGTGCCTCCTGCTCTGCCTCTTCTTGCGCCGCCAAATACGCTTTCTTTGCCGCCTCCATCTCTTCCTCGGTGATTTTTCTGTAATAGTTCGTTCCTTTCACGGGGATTATCATCCCGTTAACAAGTAACCGAGAGAAGATCCTCCCGCTCAAATCCTCGATAACGGCGGGGCTAACCGCCTCCGCATATACGGTCGGGATTTTCGCCTCTTTCGCAAAACCGATTACGTCTTCGCGAGTAAAACTCGAACGGCGCGCCTCTATCCGCATTAAAACGCGGTCGATAACCGCCTGCTGAACTTCCTTCGGGGGAACTTTGAAAACCTCTTTTTCTTCCATATCAAATCTCCTTTTGGCGAGCGAATTCCTTATAATCGTCTATCGCCTTATATCTTATTTTTCTTTTCTCTGCCGTGCCGACGAGTTCGGGGTTGAGTTCTTGCACTTTGCGGCGAACGCGCCCCACGCTTTCCATCGACGGCAAATCGCCGTTCACAACACGGCGCGTGATTTCCCAAAACGAGGCTTTGTGAACCGAAATACCGAGCGAATTGAGAAAATACGCGTATAAAACATTATCGTCGTCACGCGCTTTAACCCTGTCTCTCAAAATCTCTTCTACTTTTACAGCCATCGTATTAAGTCTTTGTTTTGCCATAATATTACCTCCCAAATTCATTCTTCTGCGTCATTATAACACACCGAAAACGATTTGTCAAGCGTTTAGGCGATGTTTCTGTAAAAAATTTTCGGATAAAAAAAGGAATACTGGAAATCTATTGAAATCCAATATTCCTTTTTGGGAAAATTATAAATCATTCTTTCTTTACTTTTCTATATAATTCTAACAATTCTTTACTCTTAACACTTAGTTATTACTTCTCCTAGAATAATTTATAATTATAAAAGAGTTATTTATTTGATTTTTAACTTTATATAATAAAACCGTATCGCCCTCTCGACAATCGACATGATTGGGATTAAGTATTCGACTAACTATTGTATCCAAATCGGGTAAAATGCACAAATTTACCGTTCCATCGTCATTGATCGAATCAACTATGCACGGAACCGTATTGTCTTGTTTCTTTACTTCTTCTTTTACAATCTCTCGGATCAAATCCACTAATTGCTCTGCATTTGTTGTCATAATAATCACCTGCCCGTTGTTAAGAACGTGAAGTTCTGTATGTTCGAAATCGTTAAACTCATTGTACCGCTATAATCCAACGAACACGAAATTCCCTGAACTAAAAACCGCACCTGATTAAGCCCGTAAAAATCATCGGTAATCGTTATAAGGTTGTTTACGAGAAGCAGCGGGTTATATCGAACCGTAATCGAAGAAGACGACTTTAAGATTAGCTTTTGCCGTAACTCGTATTCGGCTCTTTCTCGCGCCAAAATATCCGACGTTATATTGCTGTCACTAATCGGGCTTGCCGTGCGATACCCAATTCTCTGATAACACAACGGCGAAGCAGGGTTATCGTTTACTACGACTGCACGATATGTCTCGCCATTATTCGTCGAACCGATAACTATAACCCGATTAACTATACTGTTCAAATCGAATGACAAATCGAGCCCAGCCACTCCGCCGATCTCTTCGTAAAAATGATAAATAATCGCTTTGTCTTGGTCGTCTGTAACCGAATTTATCGGAACAACGTTTAGTCTACCTTCGATGTCATAAAACACTTCGGCGTTAAGCTGTGTCGCAAGATCAAGTATTATCGAACCAATGTTGTCTCCAACTTCTTTCGTTATCGTGGCTTGTGTGGTCTTGCCTTTGAACGAACTGTGGTATATAATGCCGAGAGGGTCTATTGGATCGCCGTTCCCCTTTGGAGTGCGCAATAAATCGCGTATAATCTCGGAAATCTCCATCCCGACTGGGACTGAATAAGAAGTTTCAAGCGTTCCGTCCGCTCCTTCAAGAATTGAGAATTTGTCGCTGGCTTCCACGGACACTGCGTTCTGTCCTTGTTGGCGGGTGGCTGAAATATTATTTATAACGTAAACCCCTTTCGGGAACCATACAACCACGCCGTTGATTTCGATGCCGAGTTCCAAGCTCAATTTAACGCCCGCCCACAACCCATTGATTGAAGGTGTGTATTTTCTGTGAAAATTATACAACGAAAAAGACAAACTTCTACGCTGCCCATTTTGGTAATTCTCGCTATACGAACCACCTACAACAATGTCTTCTTCGGGAATATCTTCCCGCACCGTTTCGTCTGGATTGAGAATGTGTATTCTATAACGCGGCTTTATAACTGGGGAAGTGTCTATCTCTTGTTTGATTTGAGGGATTGACACTTCCGAAGAGGAAGCGGAATAATATGACAAGATGTCTCCGCTCGCCGTATTTTTTACTCTATACATATTATCACCCCTTATTCGTATACACCGACAATTTGAAGCCCGTCAGTTGTGCCGATTTGCGTCCAAGTAAAGCTAATCGTATTCGGCTGTCTATACACTGCGTCCATCGGTTTATTCGTCGAGCTGTTTATCGTGACAAGGAATGATTGCCCCGCGCGGTCTTTGAGCAGTTTCGGGTTAGAGGACATAACAAGCCTTCTCCACGCCAACAACATATCGACGCGTTCGTTCGACGTCGGGGCTTTGTTGGTTTTTCTGATTTCTTGATAACCGCCCTCGTTAACCGTTTTGCCATTTTTGATAACGTAACTCGCGGGCAAAACGTCGCTTCCAAGTAAGCAGTTGACAGACCCGCTAACGTAATTGAGTCTTCCTTGCGAATAACGGTTGAATTGTCCGAGCGTCTGTTGCTCCTGTCTCGAAATATTCTGCGTCTGTTCGCCCGTGTCAACGTTAAGATTGAACACCCAAACGTCGTCGGGGCTTGCAGTAAATTTCTTGTTGGAGCCGTCGACGGGGTGGAGCTCTGTTATACTCCACCCTTGCCAATTCACGCCGATCGGTTCTTTAACCGATTTTTGCAGATTATAAATGGACTGTTTCGGCGCCTGTTCATACGGGTACAAAATATACCTATAAGTCCTGTTATTCGAGACGTTGAAATCTCGGAATTTGAAATTTGTTATTTGCGTGTCAACGGGAATTAACGGCGTAAGCTCTTCGTATACAGGGACGCCCTTTTCGTCAACTCTTCCCGTGTCGCGTATCTCTTGTTTAAATATCGCCGAATAAGAATCGTCATTACTCTTGGTAATCGGGCTGAAACCTTGTTCTTCGAGATACCGCCTGCCCGTTTGCTCGTCGTAATATTTTTGGTAATTTATCAAACACACTATTTCGGGTGCTTGCGCAGGGTTAGACGGGTAAGACTTCTTTTGCGGCGGAGCCACTACCTCTTGTTGCGACGCGTCAAGATCGGCAGCCGTGCCGTTTAAGACGTTAATGAAATAAACTTTTTGCCCTATGGTTTTTACTTGTTTATCTTTGTCGTACTTCGACAAATATACTCTCATCGAATTAGCCATTGCTTCCGACCTCCTTTATATTTTTTCGATAAACGCGTTAGCGATAATGCTTTCTTGCCAAACGATATCTTTATTCGCGCTTAACGTTTTGTAATTTTTAACAACGATGTTGAACGTCATTTTGTAATTAACGACGTTTTGGCGACCAGTGTGTCCAACGAGCTCTGTCTGCGAGTATATGGTGCTGGGTTCCGTACCTTCTTCGTCTTCCCAGGTAAAATCTCCCTCGTTTTCACTCGGCCATTTCCAATAACCGTCTTCGCCCGCTTTGAAAGCGTTGATTTGATCGCCTTCTGCGGTTTGTTGAACGAGTTCCGTCTTTCTATCATACCAAACTCTCCTGCGGTCTTTTTTCGCAGTCGAATCGGTGATGCCGAGCGGATTAACAATTACGGAAGAACTGCTGTTTAGCGCGCCCTCGCCCGTGATGTTTAAGTAATTATTGTCGGGAGCTTGTTTCGTACCGTCCCAAACGTATGGGTGTGTTGTGGGAATATAATCGCGGTTGTCTTTTGCCGTATAACCCTTGTCGGGTATCCATGCTGAGACAACGGGATTTTCTTCTTGCCATTTTCCGCTCTCATCTTTTACCCATTTGCCGCCGCCATCTTTTTTGAAAATGTTGAAAAAGATTTCATATTTATTCAAAGGCGCCCCGTTGTTGATTTTTTTATAACAATTCAACTTTATCTTGTTGCGGTTTTCTTCTGCCTCAACCTCTCCTTCCGCATTAGTTTTAGACGGAGGCAATAATTCTACCGCTAACCCTATGTGCGCAGGCAAATCGTTAAAATCTTCGATGTCAATTTCGTAAGTTATCACATCGCCGACAAAATTCGCGTTAAGAACGTGCTGTGAATTGAGCGCAAAATCATCCGATGTTGGCGCGGGGATTTCACCCGTTGCCGATTCAGAGTCTCCTATCTGCGTCATCGTATAACTCATAAGATAAGTAAGGTCGGGGGACGGAGTTTCGGGTTGTATGTCGCCTAATTGAAGATAACCATTGTCCGTATCGGTGTCAACGTATTCTATCGTGTAATCGGCCTTATCGGGGTCAAAGTTATTTTCAGCCAAAACCCTATAAGTATACTTGAGATTTTTCTCCCCTTTCACAATGTAAGGCTGATAAATATTAGAACCTTCTTCCACCCTCACCATAAACGTATCGTAACTATATAATGCAGGATCGGGGATAATTACGCCATCTCTGGCGAAGTTGATGAGCACCGATTGCGTTTCGCACTCATATTTCGCTTCGAACGGGAACGGGCTGTCGTTGATGGATACGTCTAAGAAAAAGACTTGCTCGCAGGTAAAAATGCCGCCAAACTCGTCTTCAACTATCCAAGATATTTCGTAATAATGGTCGTTTTGTAATCCGTAAAAAGTGCATTCCGTACTACCGCGATAAATTTTCTCGGAAATCTGGGTGTTGTTGGTCGTAAGGTCTGTTAATACCCATTGATAATTAACCCAGTTGCGATTGGTAATTGTGCCTTTAAATGTTACATATCTTCTTTTGCATACGCAATAACCGTACTCGTTTTTGTAATATTTATCTTCGCTATCTTTCTCCCATTGATCGCAATCGATGGTTAAAACGGGCGAAGCTTTTGCGTAAAACGGGTTTTCGTCGCTTGTTTTGAAGAACGAACGAATCGAATATTTATCGTCGAGGTCCAACTTCTTCTCGGCGGAGTTGTATTCGATATACCACGTCGGGCTAAATTTGTTCTTCGAATTACCGACGTCATCGATATAATCGATTGTAACGCTTGAAGCAAAGTCCTTCCCATAAAAAAGTTTATCGCCCGCATGAATTCCAATAAACGGGCGTATATACGCCTTTCCCGCCGTATTTTTGAAAACTTCACCTTTATCTTCCATATAGGTGATATTTACGGTTGCCGTTCCTGTATATGTATCTGGCGCTTTAACAACATACTTATTACCGCCAAGACAAATCGCAGTTAAGGTTACCCCCGTTAGTTGAGCTTTGACCTTTACCGACGAAATGATGCCGCCCTCAAAATTTTGCGGCTTCCCTATCGCGGAATTGGCGAGCGTTACCTCCGCGACTTTCAGAGTCTTGGTTCCGTCTTCGTAAACGGGGTATAACCCTATCGCGGTTTCGTCGTAGAACATCAATTCGGTTTGGTTAATCGTACCGAGATTTTCTGCCGTCGCGCTCGTGCTGTAATTTGTGTTTTCGCTTTGAACGCAAATCAACCGATTAAGAAAATCGGAGTATTTGTTGAAGTTAGCGGGGCGTAACCATTTAATCGTGGTTTTCCCATCTTTAAACTCTGCCGACTGGAAAGCAAACACACCATTATATTTATTATAAGTAGGGTTTGGTTCGGTATTTGTATCGCCTTGATACATAAGTAAAAACGTCGTACCTTCCGCGAGGGGTGTGGTATTCTCTGTCCTTGTATAAGCTCCGTAAGTAACATTACTCGTTACATCCCCGTCATAAACCTGCGTAAAATAAGGGTTTGAAACTACAGAAGGATCTCCCGAAGGTTTAAATCTACCATCGAAACTTTCAGTATTTATCGGGAATTTACCATCAAGCACAACCTTGTCTATATCGGTCTTTAACCTGTAATTAATCAACCTCGCCGTTGAAACGTATTGCGGGTCATTCGTGTCTTTGAAGATTTTAAAGTAACTCGCACTATCGACCAATTCTTGCGAAATCGTATTTTCTTGCGGGTATATGAAACCATAAGAATGATCGTAACTCGAGATGCGCGTTCTCACGCCGAGTTCGTTGTTACTTGCGTCGTATAATTGAATGTAATAATCTTTGTATATATTTTCCGACAACCAACTCTGAATACGGTTTCCAGTCGAGCCGAGAATTTTTGCTTCGTCGATTACCATATCGAAGTATTCGTCGGAGGGTTGCTGTTCAAGAACACCATCTATGTTTTGCTGACCCTGTGCGAGCGTTATCTGCCATTTGTATGGCTGGTCGGGATAATTGTTCGAAAAATTGGAGATTTCGTAAAAAGAGTTTTTGGCAAAACCATACCACTTATTTTGCCCTTTCTGATAATATATAAAATTATACTGCGCATCCGCAGTCTCCAAGTTATCAACCGAAACAATTAAGGGAAGAGTTAAAATTGAGCCGTTGAGACCGCTGTTTATTACTTTGTCTGAAAAGTTTATTGGGTTAAACTCGCTCCCTTCAAAAATTGTGTTATTTTCACTATCTAAAACTCTAACTTTATACCCCGTCACGGTTTCATTCGAAGTGTTCAATTCTCCGCTAATGTATTGGGGCTGCGTCAAATCCCAACAAGATAAAAACGGGACGCAATTACTTGGTTTATAAACCGCCATGATTTTTCCTCCTCTTTATTTTTTTATTGAGTCGTGGCGGGCGGGAGGTTTTCTCAACCGCCACACCCAAACTAATGGTAACGCGTTTTTTAATGGAAACGCGATAAAACCATTATTTTATTTAATTCTTATCATCGAAAAAGTCATCGACTTAAGACGTTTTTCTCTTGTTATGAAACCGCCGAGAGCAAAACTTATTTCTCCAGATGAATTATATGGACAGGCAAATTTTACCGAAGAGTATCTCTCGTCATAAACACCGTTAAATTCACTCATCAAATACTGGTAAAAATTAGAATAATCTTCAGGGGTTTCCAAAGTACAATCATAATTTATTAAAAAATAATCTTGATTTGTTGTTTCCACAACCTTGCAGATATATGTGGTGGGAGTTTCACATTGAATATCACGGTCTGTCGAGGTCATTATACTCCCAAAGTCATTTATGTCGGGAAGAAACACTATATATAACTCCCCAGGCATAGGTTTTGATGCGCCAGTTTCATCTCCATTAAAATGAGTATTAGTTTGTAGTTCTATAAACTCATTTCCAAATACAAACCCAGTTTTTTCATCATATTGTGGCGCGAGACAATAATCAGCAGGTTTTTTTGCTAAAGTTCCAATTGCATCAATCAATGGCAAACTCATCTTTGTCGGATTTAACTCTGTATTAATAAAACTCTCTATTCCAGGGTTTTCAATCCACTCGCCGCCACTCAACATATATGTCTTTTTAGTCTTATCGGGCAGCGTGATTATCACCGTAGAACTATCGGCGGGCACGCCATAATCCGTTCCGTTATTCGCTATGAACTTTTTGCCGCCGCTCACCGCTTCGAGGTCTTTTTCAGAGTCTGCGAAGAAGTTCAAGATGTTTCCGCCCTGTATGGGCTTTGCATAATTTAAATATAACATAATTCTCTCCTTATTTCTATTTAGTGCGGATATCGGCGGGTTTTACCCCGCCTTATCCCCACCTTTATTTAATTGTTGTGCCTTGTGAGCTTCGCCTTGGCACGCGCCTCGGAAAGCAACTTATCCATATCGTAATCCTTTGTCGGATAAACGTTCATGGTAAGATTATCGATGTATTGACCTTCTTCATAAGTCGTGTTTCCAGCGTTGCCAGTGAGCGCTTTTTGATTAAGCGAACTAAGCTGCGCAACCAGCGTCGGAGCAACTTCGCCGAGTGCCCAAACATTTCGGGTTATGTCCGCAGGGACGATACCCGTCTTCGAAGGAAGCGCGGTAAGCGTGCCGCCTGGAGTAATGACCGCCTCGGTTCCGAGCTCATTGACAAGAGCTCTGCCACCTTGGAAGGAAGTTGTTCCAGAAGAATATCCCTTGTCACGGAAAGCTTTAATTAACTCTTCGCCATCTCTTTCATTAAGAATTTTTTCCCAAGTTGTATTACTTTCGTGGTAAACATAATAGTTCCCACCATAGGAGACGACATCTCCTGTTTTAGGATCGTCAACTTCTCCTGTTTTGGGATTTTTATATAATTCTTTATACTTGGCTTTGATAAATTCTTGCTCTCTAATATCATCTTTCTTATTCGACGTTAACACTTCATACGTTGTTCCGTCGAATGTGATCGACATCCCGTCGTAACCCCTATAATTTTTCTTATACTTATCGTCATCTACACCCTCAATACTACCCACATTGATACGTCGAGCACCTAAAGTGTTGTTGTTGGAAGACGGCGGGGTATTATCTTTGGGCTTTTCAATCCTAAGTTCATCGACGAACTTTTTATAAGCATCCAGCGCCCCGATTGAATCTTTGTATTTTGCAACCAAATCGGCGGTTGCCTTGGAAACAGAGTTCATGCTGCCTTCGCCATCGCCAGCCCATTGAGCATATATCTTCGAAAGCTGCGCCATTTCTTCTTCTTTGGGCAAATTTTCTAGAATATCTTTTTCTTGCTGTAGGGCGTCTATTCGAAGTTGGATTTCCTCCTGCCTCTTTTCAACGTCAAGATCGTCGAGCGCTTTCTGAGCGGAATTTATTGCTTCTTCGTTACTTTCCATAACAAACCCGACACCCGCACGATAAACCCTCTTCTTTTCTTTCCGTGCGTCTTCAAGTGCTTGTCTCGCCTTTATGAGATTAAGCTCTTTTTCGCGCTCATTGTTAACATCTTTTAACGCCGATTTTTGGTCGTTAAGGTTAGTGATTTGTTTGTCTAAAAGGGACGTTTGATAAGAAATAAGTTTATTGGTCCCCTCCAAGTCTTTCTTGTATTCTACGTTCCAAGCTTCGATTTCTTCTTTTGCCTTTTGAACAATTTCATCACTCTCTTTAATGGTCCCGTCCTGAACGGCAGAAATAATGGATTGGAAAGACGTGTAGCCTAATTCGCTAATTCTCTTCTTCAAACCTTCGTCTTCGAGCTTATCTGTGAAACTCTCAAAAATATCCTTGTTGGACATTAACGAAGAAAATAAAGATGCCTCATAAACAAAGTCCTTCTCTCCGCCCAACAACCTTTTATAAAGGTTGGCTTGAAGTGCTTCGTTCCCTTTGGTTAAATAAGGAATAAGACTCTTATAATTTTCGTCGGTTAATATTTTTTCGATGTTTTCAGCCGAAACTGCGGCGTTAGTAGCCAAATCGTTGAATATGGACGATAAATTATTATAATAATCAAGCACTTCTTGCGGCGTCATATAAGCCATCGCAGTAGATAAATCTCCGAATTCTTCTTTTAATTTTTCGGCTTTGTCTATAGAAATACCAAACGCGTGAGCGAACTGTTCAAATCTCTTTAAATCTTGTTCCTTGTTTAGGTCGAGTTCCCCTATGGTCTTTGTACCATACTGCAAACTCTTATATATATCAGATTTTTTAATTTGATTCATAATCTGGTCATATATATCCCTATGTATCAGACCGTTAGTCATGACATTATAACCCGCGTCTTGCAGTGTATCTGCAACCTTTTTGACAGCCCCCTCAACACCGAGATCGGTCAATTCATACCCCGAAAGATTGGCAATATTAGACTTATTAAAACCGAATTGCGCAATCGGGGTAAGAATCTCGTCATCCAGCGCTTGCATTTTTATAGCAAGGGGTTTCACTTTGTTTATATAATAATCAATGTACTCATCAGGCAGAATATCCTTAAGATTTTCACTATTTATATCTCGGAGCTTTTCGAAAATGGCCAGTCTTCCCTCTATGGTGCCCCAATCTCCACCTATTATGGGGCTCCAATCTACACTCTTATCGACCTGACTAACACGGTCTAAAATATCACGTAACTGTGAAACACTATAAATAACCGATTGTTCTTCTTTTATAATTTTCGCGCGTTCTTCTTCTTGAGAGTCGTATATCTCCCCGATTTTCCCTTTGGGAATAGCGACTTTCAACGCCTGTAAAATCTTCTCGTTGTCGGCCGTGTTATTGTTCTTAACTAAGTTCACTAATTGAGAAATTCTATCTATTCCCTGTATCGCTTTACTATCGTTTAATGATCCTATTAAGGGCTTGAACAAATCGGGGTTATCTGTGAAATAATCTCTCAATTTATTCGCGAACTCATCAGCGCTGCCTTCTTCTGCAAGATTTATACTGTCTAAGGTCGTATCCAAGTTTTTCAGCGCTGCAAGATTCTCTTTGGCTTCAGCGACGCGCTGCTTCATCGCAAGCTCGTCACGATGGAACCAAGTCGAGAACATTCCTGCAAAATTTTCGCCTAGAGTTTGCCCAATTATAGCTCCAAAAGGACCTAAAACGTATCCTCCGAGCCCAGCAAGGGCACCAGAAAGAACCGTCCTCCCGATTTTATCGCCAGTAGTTTCTTCTACGGTTTGATTGGTTGTATTAACCAGCTTCCCAAATCCGCTTCCGCCGACTTGTTTCGTAGTAAACAGATTAGTTAAAACGGCAGAAGTTGCACCCATCGCGACATTACCGATTTTACGCTGTTTAAGGAGTTTTACATATTGGTTCATTTGTGGATCGGTTACTGCGGTCCCCCCAGTAGTCGATTTTAAAAGTTTGCCATATGCCTTTGCTTCTCTATAAGAAATACTCTTCCCAGTTTCTGGATCATAAATATCCCCAAATCCAAAGCCAGTTTTTAAGAAACCGCCAAGCCTTTTAAAGAAACCACCATTCTTTGTTTGATTTGCTAACGAATCCGCTCCGACACCTCTCTCGATGTTGCCGACTTTTTTGTCAATACTTTCGAGGATATTGTTAGTCTTCGTTCCTCTGCCTACAAACGGGATATTGGCAACCAAACCTTTCCAGCCGCCCGTTTCGCCTTTGTTGGTCAAGAAGTTAAAAAATTTTACTGAACCAGCGGCTGCTATATAAGTCACAAGATACTTGAGTTTATCAGCATTTTCGACAAAAAACGCAGCCGTATTTGTAATAGATTTCATTACCGTGCTCGTTTCGAGCGATTGAGTAAATCCTTCCCACGCGTTTTGGAGCCGCTTCGTCGCCGCCTCCATAGAGTCCATGTAAGCGGTGTATTTCTCGTCAGCGGTTCCTGCGGCATTGGCAGATTCGTTTATCAATTCTCTTACGCGATCGTAATTTTCAATGATTGATGCGAAGATCTCCTTTTGTCTAGTGCCTGCCATGGCGGTACTGATGGCATTACGGGAAACATCATCGAGAGTATCCCACTTTTCTGCGACATCATCGAGAACGTCTATAAACGAGCGCATTTCGCCCGACGCACTTCTTATACGAATTCCAATCTTAGAAAGAACGGCTTCCGTATCGTTCAACGTTCCCTCGGTTTCTTCTCCACTTCCGCCAAATTTCGAAGCTTTAACGTTTGAGAACCTTGCCAAAAGACTTCTGACAGCCGTGCCGATAACATCACCACTCTGTTGCGTCGTTTCAATACCGACACTGAGAATACCCAAAATTTCGTCTTGAGACACTTTCGCGAGACGCGCCGAGTTTGCAACCTTGCTTAAAGCTTGGGCGAGTTCCTGCGCACTCGTAGCACTCTTCATGTCAAGTTTTGTCAACTTATCAACGACGGAAATCGCTTCGTTCGCGGATAACTTCATACCTTTTAAGCTCGACGTTAAGAGTTTAACGCTTTCGCTTGCGGGTATCATACCAAGCTTACTTAATTTTGTCGAAGCGTCGAGAAGTTCTTCTATCTCCTCAGTGCTTTCATAACCTTGTCTGTAATTGTGTTACTTTTAAATTTAGTTTATCATTTAAAAGATTCTATAATAGAATTTTCTCTGAGTTTCCCCAGAAGTTCAGAATATATCTTTCGCATAGATTTCTCTATGTAGAGCTCCCCATTATCCACACTCGTGGAACATATTCGTTGAACCTTCCTCTATTCGAGGCTTGGCTGCTGATTTCCCAATCCATATATTTTCAACTATCACACTTGCGCATATTTCATCGTTATGTTGTAGCTATATGGTTCTAAGGGGGTTCCAGCAATTAAAGGAGTTTATAGTGACCCAGACAATCGTCAAGCCACTCGTTGGCAGCACTCGCCAACTCGCTTAAAGTTGTACCTGTTTTTTGTGCTATTTGTTGTAATCCGCGCATAAATTCCTGCGCTTCTTCCATCGATTTTCCGCTAACGATTCTGATATTCGTCATCGCCGCGTCTAACTCTTTCGTATACTGAATTACCTTCTGTATATCCTGCGGAATCTTGTTTAAAACCTTCGCAGCAATTCCGAAGTCTGCAATACGCATGGTCGCACGACGAATATCGTTCGCCATAACGTCCCAAATAGAGGTCGCGCCACGGGTTTGTTTGAGTGCTTGCAGTTTATAAAGCTGTTGGTTAAGTGCAACCTGTTCTTTGATGTTCGCAAGACGGGTCGGATCAAGTTTGCCAACAATCTTTTCGAGCATTGCGACATTTGCTTTATCCGTTACCAGCGCTTTTTCTTTCTCGTCTGCAATTTGATAAAGTAAGTTTTTCTCTGTTCCGTAACTTGTCTGCGCTTTATTTCGAATACCGAAAATCTCTTCTTCCGCGCGAGCCTGTTTGTCAAGCGCACGCTCGTATTGAGACCAGTAATCTGCCTGTTCTTCGGGTGTTAAAGCCATTTTCCCATCTGCGCCGACGCCTAATCGCGTCAAATACGCGGTCATTTTTTCTTCATTCGAAGCCGTTGTCGCTTTACTTTCAACCGCACCCAAACCCTCAAGTTCGGCTTTGCGATCTTGCATACGTTTTAACTCGTCTTGGCGCCATTGTTTTTCCGCATCGAGATTTTGAACTGTATAGTCGGTGCTCTTTTTGCCTTCAATATTGGTCAACTTCCAGCGTTCTTTATCGAGAGCAGCGATTTCTTTTTTGAGTTTAAACTCTTCTGAAACGAGAGTGTTATACTCTTTTTGAGATTCGTTCTTTTGCTCAGCGGTAACACCACCACTTTGTTTGAGTTTATCCTCTATACTTCCAATCCCTTCTTGTTGTTCGCCTGGTTTAAAGTATCTTGCGTCAGTCCTTTTCTTCGCTACGCTTTTTACCGAAGTCTTCTCTTCCGATGTTAAAGGAGAAGTATCGCCACTAAGAATTATATCACGTGCTACTTTGAATTTATCTTTATCAGCCCCAACGGAATATGCTTGAGCAGAACCAGTTGAGGGATTTACAACAATAATTTCTGTTTGAACAACATCTGATTCTTTCAGGTTTTTAATAAGATCTGGTGTAATTTTAGCAAGCAAAGCTTCTCTTTCTTCTGTTTTCGAGGTATATTTCATACCTTTACTAACTTCGGCACGGAAAGAATCAATATCTACGTCGCCTTTTATACTCTTTAAACGTGTCTGTAAATCTTCAAGAAATGTTTTGTATATTACACCTTGAACAATATCAGAGTCTTCGAGTTTCCCACTTGTATGTGTTTTATAATCAACAGCGGTAAAGACCCTTTGCATCTTCTTTTGATTTGGATCTTTAAAGTCTTTATCATAAAACGGATTTGCACGCTCGCCAACGAAAAATTCGTCTCCTCGAGCATTGACAACGTATTGCCCATCACTCGTCATTCCGATAAAAGGAATTTCTGAGCCCAAAGACCTGCCGTATTGTTTAGTTATAGCCTTTACGTTTTTGGCGCCAGCCTTATATGTATCAAACGTGCTTGCGATTTGCTCATCTGAATACCCCAAAACTCCAAACATTTTTTGAAGTTTCAGTTTTTCTTTCCTTGCGCCTTTAACATCTCCCTGCGATAAGTTATGGATATAATTACCACGAACGGTACTTAAATTACCAAGGAATAATGAGTTTAACGCCTTTTCGTCCTCGACACCAAATTGCGTAGCGAGTTCTGCTTTTGTAAACGTTTTGCCAGCTTTGATTTTTCGATAAACGCTATTTAAAGTTTTCTCGTCGATTCCAGTCGTTTGTTCTCCGCCGTAAGGAAGTAATCTGCTTTTTAGCTCAGAAGTCGATAAACGGTTAATCTCGTTATAATTATTACCAGCCGTCTTTAATTTTTCAGATAATTTCTGGTAAATATCAACATTCCTTTCTATCGTCTTTCCTTCTTTAGCAGCAATAACAACTTTTGCAGATTCTTGCCCTGCTTCTGCCGCCAACGAAGATTTCGCTTCTTTAATTCTCTCACCATACTGATTGAATTTGTTACCATTTTCATCAATTATTTCGCCAGTCTTTTTTAATACGCTATTAACATCTTCCAATGATTTTAAAAACCTAAGAAGCTCATAGGTATCCTGCTTCATATAAGGGGTGAAAGATCTCGAGGTTGCTAAACCAGTTCCATACTCGCCTGCGAATATTTTGAGCCGCTTTCCTGTGGTTGGATCAACAAGTTGGTTTTCCAAAGCATTCCCAGCATTTTTATAAACATCTGATGATAAAGCACCTTTCGTTAAATCGTCTTCAGAAATTCCGAGTCTCGAAAGAATTATATTTCTATCTTCGCCAGATACGCCTTTTAACAATCCTAAAATATTTGAGCTTAAAGTGCTTGAAATTTGAGTGACGTCTGAACCGAATAATCCCATTTCGGACATTCTTCCTATAATATCGGAATATGAGGATTTCGGATCCCTCATCATATTATACAAATCTTCAAACTCTTGCAAAACTTTAAGTTGCTCTGCCTCTTCTTCTTCGGATGTTAAATCTCTTCCTTTCGCTTTCCTTGCTTCATCTAAACGCTTTTCGACCTTTTTAGAAGAAATACTATCTTGTTCCAATATTTGCCCAACGCCAGCAACTAATTTACCTCTTATTACGTCGATATAATCATTAACCGAAGATAATTCTCTTGGATTGCCTTGCTCATCGATAACATCAAAACCAGTAAATTTCAACCCTTCTCTTATACGCGTGGAAATATTAGAAAACATTCCCGTATAAGGTTTATTGAATTTAGCCGCCAACGCAGACAATCCCATATATTTCGGGTCTGATAATTTTTGCGCATCTGTTAGAGTTGCGACAGTTTTATCGAGCGGCTCACCTTTTCCTTTCGAGAACATCTGTTTATAAAGATTAAGGTTTTTCTCTCGCTGCCTTTCGACCATTTCATCGGCTTCTTCAAACGATTTTCCGCTGCTCATCAACCCCAATACAAGTTGCAAAGTATCTCCGTCATAGTCGCCGTTTACAAATTTTGCAATTGCGGCACCAACCATTATATCTTTCCCTTGTAATTGGGAAGAAACATGGTAACTACTGAAAACAGCTGATAATTGTGCAATCGACGGGAAACGGTTCATTATGCCCGCCAACCCTTCTTTTGCGCCAGTAAATTTATCATCTGCTATTCTTTGAGCAATTGCTCTGGATAATATTTTATTTTTTTCGTCATCGGAACCACTTAAACCATCGAGTATACCACCAGCTTCGTCTTTATATAAGTGCTTCACCGCTTCTGTTAAAAAATTTTGATGTTCGGAAACATTATAAACACCATCTGCGCTTGTATAAGGGGTTTTGCTGGAAAGCATTTCCATCATTGCTTTTTCGCTTACCCAGATATCGGAAGCCAATCTCTTTGCTTTTTCGATATCGCCTTCAGCTAACGCTTTATCAATCGCATCTTGAGATATGCCAGTAATGTGACCACTCGTTGATCCGCCCTGTCGCTTAGTATGCGCCTTTTGCCACAACGTCCCTTTGCTTGAATGTGCGGCATCAAACATTTTCTTATTTAACTCTTGTGCTATTTTACCGCTATCCCCTTGCCCCGATTTAATCGAACCAATGAGAGAATGAATCTCTTTGTTGTAACTTGGCAAACTATATAATGTTTCGCCATCCTTTTGCACAGTGTCTATTTCAACATTTGGCAAAACCAAAAATCTTCCAGTTGCTCCTTCCGAGGCGTTTTCTCCATCGAACGACATACCAAATCCAAAATCAGTGCCAGGATCGATCATGACATCTACCGAGGCAGTTGTATCATTCGTGAGTATTTCCGACTTGACTTTATTAATTGTACCAAGAACTGTGTTTTCATAATCTTCACGAGTAAGCAAACCGCCAGCCTCTTGATAATTGATTGCTGCCATTTCTAACTGAGAGGCGTCAATGGTGTACCCAGAACCACGCCCAACGGATATTATATAGTGAGCACCCTTTTTATTTTTCATCTTCCCTTTATAACTTTTTCTCTTAAGAGAAGTGACGTCTTTTATTCTGTCTTTCCCACTTATGGTCGTTTGATAAGTTTTTACTATAGACCCCGTTTTTTTATTCAATATGGCATCTATGTCAACCGATGCCTTTTTGGCTTCGGCGCCGAACGCTCCAGTGGTTGGATCATACATTCTATCGACATCTGCCGCCAAAGATTTGAATTTGCTCTTATCTCCAGAGGCAGCCATCGCCTCGGCGATATCACGTTTTACACTTGAATACTCTTTTGGGCTTGTTTTAACCTTTTTCGACGGATCGTATGTATCCGCTTGATTAATAACATCTTCTATAATTGTTGCTGGATTTACAAATTCAAAACCGCCATCGATTTGCTTAAGAATATTGAGACTTTCAAGATAACCCAATGCTTTATCCCACTTAATCTGTGACACTGCTTCGTCAGAATTATCTATAAAAATTTCTCCATTCTCACCAAGTGAAGCTTTAAAGCCGATTGAATTTAAAGCGGCAACCGTATCTTTAAGTGTTTTTTCTATTTCATCTTGGTTTTTGCCTGCTGTTCGTTGCGATATAGAAGCACCTAATAATCCTTGAAAATACCCAGGAATTTCCTCCGCTTTAAACTTTTTCGCCGCACTAATTATGTCGGCGCCTTCAATCTTAAGCTCTTTTGCCATCCTATTGAAAATAAAATCAGGAACGGCAACGTCTGTTTCACGAGCGCCAGTATATCTCGAAAGCAATTTAGCTCTATTTCCACCAACTGTTTCCGTTGCAGATATAGAAAAAGCACCCTCCGCTCCATTACGAAAAATATCTACGTCAGAAAGTTTACTGCGTTTAAGTGCTTTTTTAGCGATAAATCGATCGGTAAAATCCGATAAATTTACAGCCTTCTTAGCTTTTTCAGAAAGTTTTTCGTATTTTTCTTTGGCTTCTTTTTGCAATTTGTCGTATTCATTTTCAGAAATAGTCGTCGTCACCATTCTGCTCGATTCGAATTCACGAGCGGCGGATTCACTCATTAAACCAGCATCTTCCATAATGCCAAGTTGAGCTATCGTCGGAAGCGATTTTTGAATATTATCTCGCAATTCTTCTTCCATTTTTGCTTTACGAGCGTCGGAAGCTTTATTATATTTTTTGCTCTCTTTGAGTTTTTTTACCTTCTCTTCAATATAAGCAGCCGCAGCATCTTCATATGCTTTAGTGACCAACATCTGCGGAGTATATTCAATCCCATCCTTAGTCCCACCAGAAACCAAGCCACGCTTATATAATTGATGCCCCATTTCTTTATAATAAGAAGTATCTGCTTTATCAACATCAGGAATAAAACGTTCCGTGGCTCTTTTTTTGACTCTTGATTTTGCTCTTTGGCTACGTTCGAGATAATTCCTTGTTTGCGACGTATGTCTACCAGTTCTCGTGGATGGACGGAATGCTAAATCTCTATCGCCTACATAGGAAAATTTTTTCGTATTTAAAGCGTTATCACCGCTCAAACCAAAGGAAGACGGCAAATATAAAAAGTCACCAAATCCAGATTTAACCGCTTCTAATTGAGCTTTAATATCATCTTCACTCAATTTAAAATCGTCTTTTAAGACCTTGGTGGCTTTAAAATAATTATCGGCTGCTTTTTCTCCTTCTTGTGCATAAATCGCAAGGTATTTCGTTACAACCGCGTCCGCCTTTTGATTAAGAGCTTTAAGTTCGTCCTGTGTTAATCTCTGAGCAGCTGTTATATTTTTGGTAAAATTGCTTTTTTTAATAACTTCGCCAATTAAGCCGCCTACTCTCATACTAGTTCGAACAAATTGTCCTCTTGCATTCGAGGTTTCTCTTTTCATTTCTTCCATGAATTTATCTTCATCAACAACCGAATAGCCCTCGGTCGTAACGATAGATTGTTCTGCCAACCGCTGTGCTTTCTTCACTTCATGTTTAACATATCCTTTGTCGGGTCTTGTTTTTCTGCTGTCGAGCTTTGACAAAGCGTCAGTAACACTATTTATAGTTTCTTCCACCTGTGTGAGTAAAACAGTCCCTTTGCCGCTTTTGCTAACGTGTGGTGCGTAAGATTTTGGCGCAGCCATTCTTCCCTTTCCGCCACGAGTTCCTTCGCCGATAGAAAGTTTGAAGGTCGGTGCTTCAGCCGCAACTTTTTCATAATTTTTCTTTACATCTTGCCCTTTTTCAACCAAGATGACTTCTATTTCATTAGTTTTTTTGTTTACATTGTACGCAACATCATATCCAAGACTTTTAGCCTTTGCTTCCATATCCGCCAAAGACCCTTTCATCGCACTCTCTTCTCTTCCGCGCTTAGCCATTTCTTGAACCTTCTTTTTCGCGGCTTCGTTTAAAGTTGCAAAGTCTTTCGCAGACATAGCTTCGAGATATTCGCCAGTATAAACTATATTATTAGCCAAATATTTATCTAATTCAGCACGATTCATTATCATAAACTTTATTTCCTCCTAACCAATTTACCTAAATATTCCGTAAAATTCGTATCTATAAATTTTTCTACATCGTTTTCCAATCGAACTTGCATTCTGATTAAATCATTCTCGCTAAATTCCGTCGCGTCTCGATATATCAAACTCGACATTCCGTAAACCTCTTCGTTTTGCCGTAATCGATTTTGCTTCTCGTAAATTAACGATTTGTCAATCATCATATCAAAATTCCATTGGTCGAGTTGATTAAACCTGACCGAATTAAATAAATCAGGTAAATCAATTAGTCGTCTATTTCCGCTCTCCGAATACGTTCGCGTGATTGAATCATACGCAACGCTCCGAATATTGTCTTGTATATATCTAACACCCTCGGAACGATAACGTTCTAACGGTATTTTTTTGTCGCCTTCGTTATAAATCTCCAGCATTTTTTCTTTTAATTCAAACATATCATTCCTCCTGTGATTATTTTCTAATTTAAAGTTCCTAAATTCCAAAAAATATAGTAAAAAAGAGACCTCGCGCGTAGCGAAGTCTCTAATTTTACCAAAAAAAATATCCTAAATTTTTTCCTTGTAATAAAACGAGGGTTTTATTTAATTGCAACTATCTTTATTTATATTATTACATAAATTATCGACATAAAAGATATTATACCCCAGTTACCGAATAAGCCAAGTCATACATGGTATAAACTGGTTCGCCAGAAGTCGGTTCTATATATTTATAAGCCTTGGTTCCATCGTCTCCATTTCGTATATATAAAGATAAGGACGTTTGTTCTGTACGATTTGTGGTCGAATTATACTCTACTCCAGTAAAATTAATTTCATATTGAAAAACCTGACCCGCCGATATTCTCCACATCTTCATCACTGGTTTAATATTTATAGATAAGCCGCTTCCATCGCTTTCCCTATTTATGTATCCACAAACCATCAAATGCTCCGCACGAACGACCGCAGTGGTCTCATAGTCTTTGCAAAAATTTAAAAAGTTATTACCATAAGGGTCACTATTATTAACACAGAGGACCGCAACTTCCATTGAGAAATTCGATGCTTTAATGCAAATTGAATGCGAAACCAATTGCTTAGGAGTTTTGAATGAATCTTTTATAATAGAGCCATTAACAACACTTTGCGCCAACGTACTATTTTTTGCCGTCTTCCCATCACTTTCAAAAATCTCCGTGCTCAACACTCCGTTTATTTTTGTGGCATTTACGTTCCCCGTCCCGTCCACAATTTGTGTATTTATGAATTTTAATGAATTTGCAACACTGTTCTCTCCAGGCCCTAATTGGTATGCGTATTCAGCAGTTGCATTTGCCAAATTACCAATGGCAGCCGAATATTTGCCAAGGCTTTTTGCATAATTTCCATATGAGGTGGTCCCATCATTTTTAGCTTCTGCGAACACGCCAATCGCTACGCCTCCATTAGACGTCTCGGCACTTTTACCTATGTGTATTCCATCGGAATCACCAATGGTTAAATCTTCATTTAAAATATCAAGTGCTGATTTGTATTGAACATCGACACCACTTCCCGCATTTGTCCCCGCTAAAACCAAACCGCCTTTGCTCGGGCCAGATAAAATTCCCGTTTTATATACTCCGTTTTCCTGTATTCCAGTACCTATATACATATCGCCTTTGTTTTTGAGCATATTTTTGCTCTGTAACAACTCGCGCATTACGTTTGCCGATAACCCGTTCGGTATGGTGTTATCGCCTATTACTTCTGCCATAAATCACATTCCTCCTTAACCGTTGTTTTTTCACCAGAAAGCGTCGAGAAGAACTCGTCCAACTCTTCGCTTTCGCTTCGATCGTCATATCTCGCAACCATATCCGCACTTCCCCAAGATTGGAGTTTTTGTACCACGTCGGTTGGCGTTCCGTTACGCTTTAAGTACGTGGTGAACGCGTGTCGCAGGCTGTGGCAATATAACGATTCAACGCCTATCAGCTCGCCGATTTTCTGCGCCCAATGGGAGAAATTTTGCGATTTCGCGGGTTGGTAATCTTCATACCCGCCTTTTATAACAAAAAGCGCGTCGGTTTTCACGCCAAGCTTTTCGCGCTCCTTCATCCATAAGTCAAAGTATTTGTCAAAGGTTTCCTTAAAAACGTACCTTTGAACTTGTTTGCCCCGCGCTCCGTGTCCTTTCGTCCTGATTTTTGGGGTCATATAAGCGAGCCCACCGAGAGCATCTTGTCTTTCGGTCGTGAAAAACGAAACCTTCATTTGCACCGCTTCGGACTTGCGCATTCCAGATGAAAAGAGAAGCGAGAGAAAACACGCGTATTGGTACTCGCCAAGTGCGACCAATCGCTCAATCCCCGCCATTATATCGTCTTTCTCGATAATCGTCTTTTCGCGGACGGCTTCGAGATGGATCGGCTCGAGAACCTTTACAAGATTCCTAAACGTGGGGTAATCTTCGTCGAGTATTCGTTCGATGTAATTGCTGAACGAGCTCAACACGGCGCGGAGAGAGGCGAGCCGACACGGGCTCCATCCGATTTCTCTCCCCCAGCCGAAAAAGTTGACCAAATCGCGCTTCTTAACGTCGATAAAAAACTTGTCGGCGTTTTCTCTGTAATTCCAGCAGAAAAAGATTTTGAGCTGCGATTCGTATTGATTACAAGTGTGCGGGCTTTTATCGTTCGCGACGCAATAACGCACAAACTCCCGCAATAATTTTTGGTTTTTTGGATTGACGACCTGCCATTCTTTTGACAAATCTTCGTTATAAACCGTCGTTCTTGCCATAAGGCAGATCCTCCTAGATATTATTTTTAAAAAATTGTGGTTTATTATTCGGCTGTAATATCATCCGACCAACCGTAAAACGGCATTCCAAATTCAACCGTTTCTTTTTTACCCGTTTCGGGATTTATGATTTCGTGGGTTTCTCCCTCTTTCATTTTGTCGTAAACCTGTTTAAGCACATTTTTGCTTCTATCGAGTTCGATGCTTTCGAGTATAACTTCCTCAATGGGTGCTTTGTTCACGCACGCCTCCCTCGAAGTCTGAACTGCAAATATGGCTCTGCCGTAAGTTTTGCCAGCCGTTTCTTTGAGCTTAAAATCGGTTATATACGCATACGCTTTCGGCAGCGTAATGCCCAATTTTTTACTCTCGTAATTTTCCTTAAAAAGACCCATAATTCTCTCCTTTGAAATTATTTAAGCCCGACTATATAATTGTCACCGCAATTCTTGACGTTGCTAGATGTTATCTTTTCCGAGATGCTTCCATACATCGAACTAAAGTAGCTTAAAAGTTCTTCGTTTGTAACATCCGATGGAATATTCAATCGTTTTCTTTCGGTGCGAACAATGTGCCGCATTAACGAATTCCAATTGCTCCCTGTCGTGTCTCCGCCTCCGCCTAAACTTGAATAAAAAATCGGCCACAGCCGAAGCCCGAAACAAATAGTGGAAAAATTTCCAACTAATTTATCTATGTTGGTATAATTATAATTTAATTCATCAACGAATAACGTTGCTGCTGGCAATTCAAAAGTGAGCGTCGATACATGTATAAGGTCATATATATAAGGCGGGACGTAATAATTCGGATCTGTCGACATAGTGAAAGATTGATTAACTTGCCCGTCTAGGCTGCTCGAAATATTATCGTCGAATCTGATAATCGCTTTATTAAAATCACTTACCCCGTTACTCCAAATTTGTCCCAATGTATCATAAAGATATTTATCTACCTCGCCGCTATCCCAACCAACCCAACCTTGCGCATTCACATAACTTGTTGTGGCTGGAATAGGGATGGTATAAACCTGAGAGTGAGACAACTGGGAAGACGGGTTAATTAGTATGTTGGTAAGCGTGTCATTCCATTGAGCGTAATCAGATAATAAATTAGCGTCCATACCCGCGTTCTCCGCAATTCCTGACTGCGCGAAAGCATTACCGATGATTTCTTGATAATTCGTGAACTCGGTTATCGTCTTGTCTCCGACTAATAACACGGCGATTTTGCGCTTTTGCTGATCAACAGCCGAACCGTAAGTATCGACATAAGCACCAAACCCTTTCGAGAACGTATATTGAAGACGTTCAGGCGTCATTCTGTCATTTAAATAAATAACGATAATATCATCCCCTCTGTCGGTCACCATATCGGTTATTCGGTGGAAAGCCTGCAAAACATCATCTGCTGGAATTTCAAAAAGATTATCTCTAAGCGTCAACCCGTAACGCAACGCAAAACCAAAGCTCAAATTTGTATAATTGTTATAAGCCTCCAAACTCGGCGTGCTCAACTGCGCGTCGACTATCTGGAACGTCGTATAAACCGCTTGACCATCCGCAGCTGTCGGGACGAAGTTCAGCGGTGTAGAAGCTGTTGCATCCTTGTAAACGTCTGCGACCTGTGGGTAATCGTTCGCGAAAGCCACGCCATTGTAATTGTAGTGTGCGTTCAACGGATCGAGTAAGTAGAAAATCGTTTTTTGGTTTCTAAAAAGACTTTCCTTTAAACTATCGATGTCTTGGAACGGGACAACCCCGTAATCGACGTATTCCTCGTTCTCCATCATCTCTGTGAGTGTATCAACACGATAACTCGTCGGAGTGGGTAACGCGCTCGTAAAAACGACCGTGTAGGACGTACTTCCTTGCGTTTTAACACGGACTTCAGTCACGTCGGTTTGCACACCGTCTTTATTCACGATAACGCCCGTGACCTCGGTCCCATTTATCATTATGCTCATAGCCCACCCCTTATATCGTCAAGGTCAGAACGGTGCCGTCGAGCGTAGCGGTGATTGGGGTTTTCCACACGCTCCCCGCTGCGGTTTTAGTAAGAACCTGCCCATCAGTTCCCGTACTGTCATTCGTCGGTTTGGGTAGCGCATTTTCCGCCTTGTCCAACTTGTTTATAATCGAAGTGTCCAACTCGCCCTCTTGTATCGGGTCGGTAACTCCGACTAATGTGTTTAACGGTAAGTCTTTCAGTTTGTCTTGAAACTGAGCTTCCGTGCCGATTTTTAATTTTACATCTTTTATATTTGTTTCTGCCATCTTTTACCTCCTTAATGGAAAGATACGTGTTTATAGGGTTGATATTGAGCAATACCCGTGAATGCGGTATCGCTTTCTTCAAGCATTATATCGTAAATAACAACTTCATCGCTAATCAAGGTCATACCAATTGAAGTTGTGTTATTTTGAGCAATATAAAGACCATACTTATCTGTAACCGTATCGGTGGTAAATGTTTTCTGCCAATGACTGTCTACAATTTCATTACTGTATAAACTATCGCCAAACATTCGGTACAATCTACCCGTAAACTCTCCAATGACTTTTGCACTTATTCGATAATACTTCCCTGCTTTTAATTGACTTGAAATTGGAGAAAAGCCTACTTGGTCATCATATACTTGGACATCGTTTGTCTTCTTTATCCTTATAGCATTACCCTTTATAGTAAGCCAACTATTTGAAAAGTCATTTAGTTGTAGTAAATTCCTCGTCTCAGTTCTAAACTTCCCCCGTCTTAATGGGAGATAACCGTAAGGTTGATAGGGAGTTCCTGTTGAGCCTTCTTCGAATTGTAGATTACGAAACATCGTCTCTGTAAAAGCCGAAAAAGTTATTTGTGTTATACCGTTTGGAATTGTGAAATCTCTATATTGTTTAACCCATTTATAGTGGGCATCACCTATTAATCCTATATATAAAGCCGTGCCATCACCAAACCCATTACCCGTCTGTACACCTAAACTCAAAGCATCAAGTCCTGCTAAAGGGTTGTAGCATTCATAACTCACTCTATAAGCTTTACCAGGCTCAACAATTTGTGTATAAAAATGCTCCGTATAATTAGCATTTGATGTCCAATACCCATTATGTTGAGTAATATCCGCTTTACTTATATCAAATAAGTTCTTCGTTTCAGTCCTATATCTCAACTCTTTTAACCTTTTCCAACACTCAGGACTGTAATCATACATCTCGTTCGGGAAGTCTTGACGGAATTGTTCAACCGTGGTAGGCTCGTGTCCTGCTCCATACATTTCGGTTAGGTCGAAAAACTGTGGTTTTACAATATAATTATTAAATGTTGCTCCCGCACCAATGTATAAATATACCACACAATTATCAAAAGACTTATTTTGAAAACCGATATTTCCATCGACGTTGATTGCACTTATACTGTAATTAACGGTGAACATACAATTTTCCCACCTTCCTTCCTGACCCGAATAAATATAGTAATAATGTCCTGCCTTAACAGAAACAAGCATAAAACTATATAAATTCTCACTACCACCCGTATTAGTACCATTTAGGGTGATTGTACCATCGCCATTGTTTGTAAAAGTAACTCCGCTGTTTGTAATCGTTGCAGGATATTTACTCTTATCCAACAACTGACAAACATTACTAACTTTTAATTTCATTACCACACCTCCACGGAGAAAGTGGTTACATTTGTGTCAAAGTATTGCTTGTTTACGGCGTGTAAATCTTCGGTAGGTGTTCCGACAAAAATCTGCCCATTTGCAACTCTTCGAGGAACGGTATACGGAATTGCCGTTAAAGCCATTTCAACGCCATCGCTAGGATTACCAGCACTTGCTCCATATAATACAAAACTTTCGCCAGTGACATTTGTTCTTGCTTTTACAAAATTATCGTCAGCGTATTTCTTGATCTGTCCATAATTTGCCGCGTCACTATCGCTCACGCCATCAGCAACCTGAATTCTCCCCGCCGTATCTCTAATTGGAACCGTGTTTGGGGCAACCCCCGTTGTCGCAGGGGCGTATTCAGGCTTTCCGTCCGTGTTAACGACTATAACCGATTTATCACCTGGATTACCAGCGGGGATTTTTGCGATCGCCTCGTCGACACGTAACCCAGTGTGGGTAGAAAGATATTCAGCCATGATTAACCTCCGAACGATTCTTTGATTTCTTTAAGAGCTTCCTCTATGAATTCTTTCAGGTTGTCTTTCCCAAGCAACGAAAGTATGATTTTATATATTATCGGGGCTTTTTTGTTAAAGTATGCCTCGACCATTGCGAGCTTTTCTTCGCCCATTTTGCTTCCGACTATCTCCTGCTCCGCGAGCGAAACAAGCCCTTTGAGATAAGTTTTCAGCGTTTTTATTTTTTCTTCTTTGCTCATTTTGCAGAATTTCACAATCCACGTAATTACAAAAACAAGCAAGCAAACGGCTATTATGCCAATTATCGCGTATAAAACAATCGTATCTATATTCATATTTCCCTCCGTTATTCTCCCCCAACCCCTTTCGGGGCTAGGGGAAACATTTTTTTATATTTTGATTACCACAAATATTCATAAGTAAACGTCACGCTCGGGTTGTCGGCGCTCACGATTGCGACCGCGTTCGAACCCTTTATCAGAATTCCAGACGCCCTACTCGAAGTAATCGAACCGACAAAACAAGGGCTATATTTTATGTCGCCAGTCGTCTCATCACACACAATCGTGCCAGCCGCGAACCCGTCGAGACTCAATCCTTGAACCGTTACAGACTTTCCACTCATTCCAGGGAAGTTCGTGCTATCGGTCGTCGTTATCGTGACTTTCGTGAACAAAACCTTCGCCTCGTCCACCATTTGTGTGTCGTTTACGTGCGGTAACGTATTTCTCCATTTTGGCTTTTCAATCGTAGTTTGTAACTGCCAAGAGCGGTTGTTCGCGCTCCCAGAAGTAACCAAAACGTACAAACCACCCGTTGTCGTGTTCAAGAACGAACACCCAACTTTATATGCGCCGTTCGTCGGATCGGGAAGTTGCGCCCCGTACTTTGGGACAATCCCCTCCACGAACTTCTTATTCGCAATTTCCATATCGCCACTCGGCTCTCTTCCAACGGCGAGCTGCCCCGTCGACGTATATCGGGCAATCGAGCTTTGCGTCCCCGAACTCGAAACCAAACAAACGTCGTTGGGATTATTCTGCGTCGCGCAGTAAACCTTTACCTGCCCACTTTGAACGTTCGTACAACACTTAACGCGGTTGTCCAATTCCGCTTTGATAACCTTGTTTTGAACCGCGTTAGTGCTTTCATCAGACATTTCAGCGTCAAGCAGATTTGCCGCATCGATAATTCCCCATGCCGACTTAAAAGCGCTCTTCTGCTGCTCGGTCGGTTCAACTTTCCTCGCGTCGGTCAGCGCCGCTAAAACCGCCTTATTGAGATTTGTCGCTGTAATCGGTCGTTTCGAGTTCCTGCCCGCTATATCCGCGTCAATTGCGCCGTATATGCTTAAATTCCCGTCTGTCGTCGCTATTTCCAACCCGTCCGAAAAATCTTTCTTTATCGACACGGCGCCAGCTGTCCCATCTCCATAATCTTTGTTTGTTACTAACGTGCATGAGTTGCGTACCCACGAACGGTTCGAAACCGTGATCGTTATAACATCTTGGACGCAACGGTTGTTCAAATAATCGTTATAAACGTAAGACAGCGAGTCTTTCTGCTCCCGCTCGTTCCGTAAGTCGTATTTCTTTCCCGCAAAAAGGATGTAATTCGCTTTGTTGAATTGGAGTTTCCCGAGCTGCTCTTCCGTCAAATTTCCCTGCATCGCGCTTTCGGGTTCGCTTAATTCAACACCCTCGGGAATACGCGCAACTTTCGCGTCAACCGTCTTTTCGGTCGCAATCTGATCGCCATTCAGCGTCGCTCCGTCAGGGGTTATGATAACCGTCGTATAAGTGTCTGAGCTTTTTGTACTCGTTATGTTGATGCTGCTCGGCGTCATCATTATCTGCGCGGCTTCCGTTGATTGTCCCGCAAAAGCGTGAACGCCCATCTCCGCAAATGCCTTTGAGATATTCAACCCTGATTGGTTGGTACTATCGGAGTGTTGAACAACTAACGACACATCGGGATCCCCCGTCTTCCAAACATCCTCTTTTTGAATTACGCCGTTATTTAACACATCTTCGTTTTTAAGCTCGGAATGCTTAAACCCGACTTTTTCATTTATCTTCGTGGTAATGTCACCCATCAACGCCAACGTTCCAGATTGGGTCGGAAACGCCAAAGTGTATTCATTTCCGTTTTCCTCAACTTTAATATTGTCGACGTTATACGTCGTAACGTAATCTTTGTCGTTGCCATTTAATATTTTCAGAAAACCATTTGTTATGTTCACGTTGGACGTGTGTTCGACGGTTCCGTAAAACTTTACTTCCGATGTGAATGTGTTTTGTTCCGTAAAAGCATTGGGCTCCGACAACTTCGCAGTCGCCTCTATCGCAGCATCGAGCTGCTCTTTATTCACGGCTTGTTTCGGAGCCAACCCGCTTTCTACTTGGAACCTGCCACTCGCGTCTCTTATCGGAATTGTATGCGCGTTGGCAGTTTGGGTGGCGAAATAACTAGTTTGAGACCCCGCCTCGCTAACCCCGTATAACCGTGGGTTTGCGGACGAACTTTCTATCTTATCTACTTTTCTCGACAAATGCTCATCGACATAATCTCTCGGAACACCTTCGACTGTTTTGTTTACTCTGTCTAAAGCGCTTAATGCTAAATCTCTCGCTAATTTATCCGTCATAAGATTATACCCCCTTTGTCATTCGGCAAAATACAATCAAATCTTTATTGGTATTTTCGACCTCGAATTTGATTTTTGCAATGCCTTCAATTGAAAAGTGGTAAATCCCGTCGGTTGTGATTTTGTTTACTAACTCAAAAGACAAATTATTGCCCGTGAGTTTGTAAAAAATATTTGAATCGAAATCTGCGGTACCATATAACTCAACACTACCCGCTAGTTCGTCAACTTGCATAGTGAGGGTTTCCGCAGAATTGTTAAAAATAACAGAACTCTCGCCTGTAATTGGCTTTTCTTTACCATAAGCGTAAAATGTTTTGATTGAAATCATATTGTACCTCGATTATTTATCTAAATTAAGCGACGCCTTTAAGCCTGCGGCGCTGCCTCATAAGTTCCTACAACGCCAGCGATCGTCACACCTTTTTTGATGTTTTCAGGAAGCAATTCCGCGGGCTTTGTAATCGTAACTTTCGATATGTTTTTCCCAGCGGTCGGGGTTATCACTTGGTTGCCACTCGCGAGAGCTAACTCAACCGTCTTTTCTTCGGTCGGGGTTGCGGGAACGTTGACCGTCACTTTGCTCAAACCTTGGAAACCGCTGTCGGGCGTAACCGCACCATTCGCCGTAACGCTCTTTTCTTGGAGTTTCGGTTGAACATTTATCGTAACCTTACTCAAACCTTCATACGCAGCATCTGGAGTTACTTCGCCGTTAGCAGTCGCGGTCTTCTCCTGTAATTTAGGTTGAACATTTACCGTCGCGCTCGCTTTTCCCGATACGTCGTGAGTGCCGTTAGTCGTAATTTCTACCGCGCCAGTCGGAATTACGTAGTTATCAGGTATTTTCGCGACCGTTACTTTGGACAAACCATAAAACCCTTCTTCGGGGGTAACAACCTGTTGCACCTTCGTCGGGGTTGCCGATTTTTCCTGAAGTGTGGGTTGAACGTTGACCACAACTTGGCTATAACCGTCAAGGTTGGCATCTTTCGCAAGATAAGTTTTGTTTTCGGTAGCTTCGAGCGTGCCAACAACGGGTGCAACATCTCCACCAGCGATATACGCGCCGTTCTGTAACACGTAATTCACCTTCGTGCCTTTCTCGATTATCGTAACAACGGACGTTTCAAGCGGTATACCGTAATTCGTGCCGTTACGGGTTATATACGGTTTATCCGTGGGGACGTCTTTAAGATCCTCGGCGGAATCCGCGAAAAAGTTAAGTATATATCTATCGTCTACTTTTTTAGCATAGTCTAAGTAATACATAATAAACCTCCTTATAATTTTAGATTTTTTATGTTATTATTCCTCTTTTCTTATCTTTTATCTCTCTTTTTTACTATTTTCGTTGAATAAAAGTTTTGTTTTATTGCACGATAGATAAAAAAGAACCCGCGAACGTATCGCATAACACATTCAACGGGTTCTAATTTATTTATTTTTTATTCAGTTGTTCCGAGTTCTCGGCTTCTTCGTAATATTTACATTTATCTTTAGTGGCGGTACTATTAAAACGATGAAAAGTCGTACACCAATATTGATAAGGACAATTCATATTATGTAATTTACTACAAGCTATTTGAACTGGCCCATTTTTATCAATAGCAAATTTACAAGCCATTATTCTTTGTCAAGAACAACAGTAATTTTTGCATATTCGGGTTCGCCGCCACAAGTACAACCATATGCAAGAGCAGAACCATTAAGACCAGTAGTAGCAGCAGAGCTCGGGTTCATCGCAAGATCAACTGTACCATCAAGCTGGAATCTCGGGATTTCAATCGTAAAATATCCAACCTTATTGGTCTTAGACTTCTGACAGCCGTTTCCTTTGAATATCTTACCATACAAGAAAAGACTGAACTCAGCAGGTTCATAAGCTGCTTCAACAATAAGAGATTCACAATCAGCTTGCTGCAACGGGTACGTTACACACACGTCGATATCTGCTGTGGGTGCATCACCAACAACAGTATATACAGGTTTTCCTTCGTTAGCTCCGACAGTAATCGTGTATACATTATCTTTGCAATCTTTCGCCCACATTATAGCAGTATTCGAGACATCACAGAAAGAGCTGGCATTGGCAAATATGGTGGCAATAGTTTCACCAGTTGCGGGTCCTTGACCCTCTTTGAAAGTAAGTATTCCAGTCGTTTTAGCTATCGTTCCCCTGCCAGTTTTAATATTAATACCATTGGCTTTTTTGTCAATGGTTTTACCAATTTGCGCTGCAAGATAATCAAGAGACCACTCTGCTTCGGTAAGGTTTACCGCAAAATTGGAATCATGGAATATTTTACCAAGCAACTGGTTGCCCCAGCCACCACGAACTTCCTCAGCGGTCGTCGATATATTTATGGTACTTTCAGTCATCGTATTGGCAGTGAAATAAGGTTCAAGATGATAACTGTCACCAGTCTTATCTTTAACAGATATAAAAGCCTGCGCCTTCATAACATCGCCAAGAATATAATTAGCCATATTAATTTTCTCCTTTTTTAATTTATATAAATTTATATATATTAAAATCAAGCAATAAAAAAACGCAGCGGATTAACCACGTTTTTAAAGCCATAATTTTTGTAAATTATTCAGAACCCAAAGTTTGTTTCATTTCATCAAGGCTTACCGCCTCTCCGCCATACAAATCATCAGATTCTTTCTTATAAATCCAGTGTTCAACTGGTTCTTTCATACTCACCATACCAGTCATTAAACCGATACGTGTGCATTCATAATTCATCGCGTCGTCAATCGCAGACAACAAAATCAAGAATTTTCTCATCGTTAATTTGTAAATATCTCCGATTTTATAACACGATTTCGCCGAAACGCAAACAATCTTTCTTTCAAGCGTCGCAGTTCCAGCATTGTTTTTCTTCGCCAAAAGCCTTTGTTTCTCCGCTTGATCGGCTCTCATATCGGGATCAACCCAAGTGTCATCCTTAAAATCGGGTAAATTTTGATACATTACAATTTGTCTCAAACGGTCGAAGTCTTCCGACGTTATCGTAATTCCGTTAATCAAAATTTCGTATTTTTTAGTTTCGGGATTCATTCGATATTTTATGTTTATATCGAAGTCTTCCTCCTTACCTTCTTCGCCTTTATAACACTCGCAATGGAATGGATGCTCTTTATCAAGCGCTTTTATTAAAAACTCTTGATAATCGTAAACTTTTCCGCACTTCGCACAACGAATACCATATTTCACATGAAAAACCAACTCGCAAATGCGTATAAAATACTGCGAAATTCGAGCCTGCTCTTCCTTAGCCTTTTTCTCTTCGGCGGCTTTTTCTAACGCGCCTTTCAGCGGTCCATCTTTGTCTTGCGAGTCGGCTTTTCCACTCATCTTCAGCAAAAGATATTCGAGGTTAGTTTTCTCCTCGTTCCCTTCCACGTCGTCTTTATTAAGTGTTAGACACTCCGACGCAGCTAAAAATTCATCATGATACCGAACGTTTATCGGGTATAACGTCAAACCGTCTTTAAATGGAACGGGCTCATCGAATTGAAAATACGTCGCATTAAGCCGATTAAGCTCATCAACGAGACTTTGCGGTAAATTCGGGTTATAAATTTTCACTCAAATCACCGCCTCACCAGCCGCAATCAGGGTTAACCGTTTCTTGCGCCATAACCGTCGAGAATGTAACCGAATAACCAAAATACGAGCGGTCGTTCCAGACGTAACTCTTTACCCCGCAATACGGGCTTGTCAGTTGGTTGCACTGCAACGTACCGACGCCATCGACGTATAAGCCGTTTAAAATAGCCAAAACGCACTTCAAAATAGTGGTCGCGCGGCTCTTCGTCGGGATTAAGATGTCCCCATCTTCATCGGTTTCAGTCGGGTTGGTCAGCGGGTTTTCTTCGTCATCCGCGTCGCCGTAAACATTGTTGATTTTGTTATGAACTATAATTTCAAGCGTTACATCAACTTTCGAGCGGACTTGATCAAAAGGCTCAATTCGGCTCACGTAAACGTCAAGCCTCGAAGCCTGCTTTGTCCAACCGTCGTCGATGAACGGAAGTAAAAATACGTTATAATTGCCTGCGTCGCCATTGTCACGATAAACCATTTTATACTTCTCTTTGTTGTTGAGTTCATCGTTCATAAGACAATCAGGCGTGTTATATTTCAGCAACTTCCACAAATACTTGCCATATTTCGAATCGCTGTTTACTAACGCGTGTATAATTCGCCACTCCAACCCATCGAGGTCGTTATAACGGTTATACCCGTTGTCGTCAAAATACATAGGAAGCCCCATGTTCGTTTCCTCCTTTTCTCACTTTTACTCAAGCCCACGAAGGCTCAAAACGAACGATTGTTTCATCTCTTTGCCTGTCGGACTGTTTTCTGCCGATATATAAGCCATAACGATGAGTTCTTTGCGAGCGTAAACTTTCAGTCTGCGAAGAGTAAACGTACCTTTATCGTCGTCATCAACGACTTCGACGTATTTTTCGTAGTCGGCCATATCGACAACGTAGAAGTCTTCTCCGTCTTTCGTGATAAGGAACGCATAACCCGCGTAAGTGTTCGGGTCATAAGCCGCAAACGGCACAAGCGTACCAAGCGTTATGCTGATATTGACGGGCGCTTCGACCAACGCGTCGCCTTGGAATAAACCGACTCTGAACGTAATCGGTTCGCTGTATAATTCGGTCGGCATCGGAACGGGTTCGTAGAATCTGAACGTATAACCCTCGCTAACGTCGGGAGGCGTAACCGTGATTTGGTCTTCCGCTTTGTTGTACGCGAGATAAACGTGTTCTTTCCCGTAAACCTCTTTGTCGAAGATGTCTTGCTCGCTCTTTTGGTCAACGGTCGCGTATAACACGATTAACCCGTTATCCTTCGCTTTATAAGTGCTTCTGCTGTTGTAATTTTCAATGTTAGTTACTTTATAAACCGTGTCGTAACCGACGATGAAACGTTGGTTTACGTAATAACCACGCGTGTAATCGTTCGCTTGAACAATCATCACAATGCTGTCTTTTTGTGTCAAAATCGTTTCATTGAAATGAAAACCAGTTCCAGACAAATCAGTTCCTGCGATAACCTCTTCGATATGAACATCGTTATAACCGTCTGCGTTCTTGAAAACCGAGGCAATCGTGCCGTTGCAACGAGTTATTGCAACCGCGCTCATCGGGTCAGTTTCGTTTAGGTTTGTAATGAGCCAGCAGAACTTATCCACGTCATCTTCTTCGAGATCGAAGTTGAACGAGAAACGGTATTTCATTCCGAGAAGTTTGTTGTGTTGAATATCACGGAACACGAGCTTCTTATAATCATCCGCAAGTTTCTCGCCCTTATCGTTTTTGAGCGTCTGAATAACAACCTCAATCGGGGTGTATTTATCAGTACCCCAATCTTCGATCTCTTGTTCTTCGACGTCAACTCTGTTAGGACGATATTTCCAATCGGCGTCGATTTTGTCCTGCAACGTGTGCAAATAGTAATTGTATTTTGAATAATTCTTCGGCGTTTGGGAAATTGTTTTATAAGGTTCTCCGTTATTAGCGCCGACGTTGTTTTCAAGATCGTAAACGTAAGAAGTTGGGGTAAACGCGCTGTTTATTACTTTGCTCATTTCACCGCCTCCTTCTCGCGAGCATCAATCAAACCGATAAGATAATTGATTTTGCGCTTTATCTCGAAAATTTGTTTTTTTATTGCTTTAAATTCGACTTGGTTGAAATCGCGATAAACCACATTAAGTTTTACGATTATTTCAATCAGTTCATTGTCGAATAGTTGGTTAGCCGAGTTTAACTCGACGAGTTGTCCGTATATGAAATCACGAGGGTCAATTCCCGTTTCTTCTCTCTCCTCAACAAGGTGCAAAATCTTTATCATCTTGCCGATAAGTTTTTCGAGAAATTTCTTTTTTGCGGCGTCGGAAATTATTATGCGGTTCTCAAATGTATTAGTATCCATACCAACTCACGCTCCTGCACCGTAAATCCCAATCAAGCTTGTTTTGCAACGAGTAAATCTCGAACTGCAAATCTTTTACCCAGTCGGTTTTTGTCTTTAACGAGTTCGCTGGGGAATGAAGCTTGAAGTCGGTATCATTGAGTAAGTTGCGAATGTCGAGCAAGAAATTTTGCTCTTTTTCTGCCCACGCGATTACCGTTGTTCTTGCGAGTATTTCCGTTACACGTTTCGTCATAGAATCGCCGATTGCTTTCCCTGCGGCGACAAAATCCGCCGTAAATGCGCCTGCTTTATACCACTCGATTTCATATTGTTCGCCATCGTTCACGGGGTTCGCGAACTCGACGGTTTTAGCGGCCGCGTTATAAGTCGCTTCCGTTTGGTGTTTGATTAACACGCCTTTTTTATTCGGCGTGTCTATGTAAAATACAATTTCCGCGTCTTTGGGTATGTCCATCGTGACATTGTAAGTCTGCTTCCCAGCTTCGCACTTTCCGACTTCTGTCTCGCCAGTCGGTTTGTCGTACTGTGCAAGCGCGTCGGATACTTTTATCGGGTTGGAAAAGTAACTTAAACCGTTGATGAGGAAATTGTACATTATTTTCTGAAATTCAATTGTGTTTGTTAAATATGCTCTGTTGATATCGGGGTCATCAATAAGATTAACCGTCCGCTCGTAAATATCTGAGAACTGAATCATTGGTGTTCCCCTCCGTTATTTTTTTTATTAAAAAGCCCCAAATTATCATGCAATAAAATGGGGCTTTTATTTGTTTGATTAAATTAGTATCTTACAATGTTTGGTCTATTGATTTCGGTCGTATCTTTTCTTCCGTCAAACTCGATAATTACATTGTCGAACTTGCCGCCCGTTATATCGTTAAGCTGTCTTAATTTACGCATATCGGTGAATTTCGGATTTCCGTCATAAGCACACCTAATCCAGTAACTTACAAGGTTCTCTTTTCCGTATTCTGGAAGTCTAGCGTAAACCTCTTCGATTTTACTCATCGGTATATCTCCGAGACCCTTTATGAACGTTTTATCTATGGGACAAGAACCCGCAGTTGTTACGCCATATTTTTTAGCCGCCTCTTCGTAGCCGTCCGCCACACACAAAAGTCCCTTAGCAAACCAGCTTCTGTATTTCGAAAGCAATTCTTCGAACTGCTGTATCGTAAGCTGTCTTTCTTCGCCGAATTCGGTCATTCCAATTTCTGTGTTGGAAAGGTGAATTGTGGTTCCAAGTTGGGGGTCGGTCTGTGCCAAATGAACAATTACAATTTTGTCTTCGGGCGTTCTAACCTCTGTGCGAGCAGCTTGATTTGCCATCATCGCCTGAACAAACTGTGACATAAGGTCAGTCAAGTTTGCCATTTTTGTGTCAAGACTATCGTTCTTTGTTACCTTGGTTTCCGCGGGTTTTGTTTCTTTTACCACTTCTTCAATGGCTTCTTTTTTGGTTGTTGTTGTCATAATTTTCTCCTTTTACTACTTTTATCATACAAAACGCCGCTTACGCAACGTTTGTTTTAACTTATTCTTGCGGTTTTATCCACAAATACTTTTTAGAACCAGCGCCCCAAATTTGGGCAATAGCTTTTTCTTTGAGTTCTTTGTTTTTACTTGGACTTCTATTTATAACTATATTGCCTTTCAAATACCATTTCATATCTGGACCAGTATATCCTATAAATTTCATACCCAATAACTCATAGCCTTTGCCATTAAATTTATTAAAATCGCAATAACTAAAAATACTGTTTGGATTTTGCGTTTTTATAAAATATTTAAACAGCTTTGAGTTACCGCCAATTACTTGAGTATTAATTTTAGAACATTCACGAATTATCTCCCATTCATATTTATCATTATGAGAAAAACTCATTATCTGAACTAATTCATCATTGAAATAAAGCCCATAAATAATCCTTGCTTGCCTATAACCCTGTGTATGATTTTGATTACAGAAGTCGAAATACTCTTTTGTCCCAACCTCTTTTATTTTACAATTCCTTGCATATATTTTTTTATCAAAAAGACCAAGCGCTCCACGCATTAAAGATAATATTATTGGCTGTTTTTGAGGATTACACCATTCGTATTCATATATGTGGACAAATCTTACATTCTTTTCTTGCGCTTCCAATGATTTGTCCATGTGGTATTTTTTATCTTTATTAATCGAACAATGAGGCCAGTTACCATTAAATTCAAAACCAACCGCTTCATTCGGACAATAAAAATCTATTTCTTGCTTACTGCTTAAAATTTGTCTTGTTTTATAATGTCTAACATTCCAATCGGTCAGAATACGATTGACTTCCGTCTCAAAATGCGATTGTGACCTATTCACCAAATCTTCTAAATTATATTCGTGAATTCTGTTTGTAATAGTTGTAATTGAACATCCTATACTTTCCGCAATATCATACGTCGTCGATAACTTATTATCTAAAACATATTTTTTGAATTTATCTTTATCGTTAAGTAAATTCCTAATATCTTCCGATAAGACAATCTCTCCGTAATTACAAACACCAAATCTTTCTCGCATGGTGTTTTCTCTTTTTTGTTTAAACTCGGGAACTAAAGACGGGTTCCTGACTCCAAACCGATCAAATAAAGTATCTTCCGCTTTTTTACGAATTTCTGGATTTTGAATTGATGTTTTATATCCATATCTTTCTATATTAGTAGCAAACGCTTTTTCTTTTATATCTTCTGAACGCAAGGGATTATTCGCACCAAATCTATCCATACAGGTATTTTTGCGTTTTTCAATCGTCTCCGACTTTTCCTCTTCGGTTCTATTTTTATAAGTAGCCTTTTGTTTTTTTATCGATTCGGGGTTTTGCAAAGCATATTCATATCCAGTTTTACGCTTATGCCCACGTTTAATGTTTTCAAAAATCTCATCTTTACTTTTTTCGATTTTATACTTTTTCAAAAACGTTTTAATACGAGAATAAGATACTCCAAAATACTCTGCACATTCTTCGCGAGTATGTTTTTCTGTAATATAATAATTTTCCAACTCGTCTTTATCAACGGCTTTTAATTCTTCTTTACAAATTTCAATCCCGTTTTCTTTTGCAAGTCTCTTTATGGTGCTTATTGAAGTATGAAAAAAATTCGCCGCATTGGTTACAAGCATTTTTTTATTAACCAAAACATCATAAAGCTCTTCGTATGGTATATCTTTAATTTTACCACTATCTATTTGTTTGGAACGAAGTTCTTGCGCGATTTCAATATTTTTCATTTGGTTTGTTGAACCAAAATTTTTCAAGCATGTCAATTCTCTTGCTCTAACGACATCTTCTTTTGATTTTTTTATTCCATATTTTTTAAAATAATCGCCCAAAGTTTTCTCGTTAGTATGCAATATTTCAGCTACTTCTCTTTTTGATTTGTTTTGAGTTATATATAATTCATATAACTCTTCTTTCGAAAAATTTCTCATTTTTTGATCTCCTATAAAAATATATAAAAAGCGGTAATCCCAATGATAGGAGACAAAGGAAAACGATGGCCGTCGCTGTCCCGCAATTTACACGTTAATTATAACAAATTACTTGGCACTTGTCAAGCGTTTTGTAATGGAAATGGCGTTTTTTAAAAAGAAACGCCATCAAAAAACTTAATTAACCGAGGTTGATAACGCCATGCTTGGAGCCAAGAACCGCTTTTATTCCGAGACGAACTTTTACGGAGAATACGTAAGTTCTATCGGAGGTGTATTCGGGAATATCGGTAAGGGTGATTTCATTACCTTCCATAACAACTTTGAGAGGTTTGTACGCGCCAGCCGCGATAAGGAAAATCTTATCATCGGGAACCATAAGGTTAGCGGTCGAATTCAAGGTCGACGGATCGATAGCCTGATCAATCGCGATAACGTTGGTTCCAAGATATCTGTCAAGGAAGCCGTTCTTCGTGATTTCAACGCCAAGACCATACTGAAGGCCTACCGTGTTGGGCATAAGCGAAGCAAGCGCAACGGAAGTACCAAGAGCATAAACAGCAGCGCCGTTGTTAGCCACAGATACTCTCTGAGCAAGCGTGCCGAATTTCTTAACGTCAACACCGTTCGTGGTGTAACCAGCGCCAAGTCCATCCGTTACAGAAAGGAGCGAAGCGATAGCTTTCGCAAGAACGTAGTTTTCGAACGAACGAGCGATCTTCGCAGCCCAAACACCGATATCAAATTTTCTCGAAGCGAGAAGATACCAGTCGATCGAAACAGCGATTTCAACGGGTTGCGGGTTAACCGAAATCTCGTTGTTGTAAATGTGCTGAAGGGCACCACGGTGGATACCTTCCGCAAGTTCGTTTACCTGATAAAGTTCGTTGGAATCAACGATGAAACGAGCGGTGTCGCCCCAACCAACGTGATGAAGTTCCATAAACGTATCAGCAAATCTCGAGCTCATCGTCATCGGAAGAGTCGCGTTGATAACCTGCGCAATAACCGCGTCGAAGTTTTCTCTGAAATCTCTGCTTCCGTTAACAGCGGGGTTCTTTATAAGGTCAAGACCTTCCGCTTCAAATCTGTTCTCATAACGAGTATTGCTTACGCAGTATTTAACGAGGTTTTCGCAAACTACATCCTGCATTTCATCGTATTCTTTACGGTTCTGAACGCCTTCGATGCTTTGACGAGCGGAATCAACGATACCGTCTACAACATCATTAAAAAGGGCGACGTCAGATTTCTTATAATTAAACATCTTTAACATAATATTCTATTCCTCCCTTAAAAATTAAAGTACACGGCAGTAATATTTCTTGCCCGCAACAGTCTGACCTATAACGAAATCTTTCGCCGTTTCGATCTTAACACCGAATTTTCCAGCAGCAGGAGCGTCTTCCGAGGGAACGAGCTTAGTGCCGTTAGCTTCGATAACAGCATATTTACCAACAGTGGGTTCACTCTTGAAACCATCAGCCGAGAGTTCGAATCTGTCATATTTTTTAAGTATTCTAACTCTAACAGGTTGACCAGGTTCAGCAAAGAGGCTGTCGGTTCTAACGCCGAGTCTCCACGCATCACCATAAACGTCACCCTTCGAAACGTCGACGATATCAACTATCGCAACTTCATCGGTATCAGCAGCAGGTGCGCCGATTTCAAATACGTTCATATCTTTGTTATTAGCATATACCGTGCTATCCATCAAGTCGCCAACAACTACGATAGCGCCATCTTCAACTCTAGCAAGTTGGCTGTTGGCCTTAAACTTACCAGTAAGAAGAAGAGAATTGACGTCTTCCGACATCATTTTAATTTTAGCAAAAGTAGCCATATTAAATTTCTCCTTAATTATTTTCTTAAATTATCTTTGAGTCGCTCTTGTAATGTTTTTTCTTTGCGACCAGATTTTTGTTTTGGTTCTTCCACAATATTTACACTAAACATTTCCGTTTTTTCACTGAAAAGCGTCGCTTTGGTTTTTTGGAAAGATAAGTACGCAATATCTCTATCTATAGCATCGATATCTTCATATTCTCTTCTTTCGCATTTTTCACCAATCGGCTTAATCTCTTCTTCCGTAAACTTCATTTTAGCGCATACATTGGAAATATAATCTTTTTGCTCGTTAACTTTCATAACGGCGAATTTTTCGACCATTTCGTCACGAGCCTTCTTAACCTCTTCGTAGTCCTGCATCTTCGCGATACATTCATCCATTTCGAGCTTAAGTTTTCCTGCGGTTGCTTCGTAATTCGCGCACTTCTCTTCGAGTTCTGCACATTTCTTCTCATACTCTGCACATTTCTTCTCATACTCTGCACATTTCTTCTCATAATCCATGCACTTACTTTCGTATTCGCCGCATTTGTTTTCATATTCACAACATTTAGCTTCGAGTTCCGAATACTTGCCTTCAACTTCGGCACATCTGCCTTCTGCCTCTTGACATTTCATCTTCAATTCGTCGCAAGCAGCGTTGAATTCTTCCTCGGTATAAACCTTTTCAACAACCACAACGGATTCTGCCTTCGGTTCCTCTACGACAACTCCTTCCGCGTGTTTTTCGAGCGAGCGGCCGTCGCAATCATCGTGATCATCATCACAGTCGTCATCGTCTTCGTAAATGTCGCAGAATTCGTCGCATTCACAATCAAACTTCTCTTCGAAGTCGAGGTCTAAATGTTCGTAAATAGCCTTTAACTTCTTTAAGACTTCTTCTTCGCCGTTCTTCTCGGCGTAAGCCTTTGCTGAGCCTAATGCCCCTCTGTTATATACCAGTTCGTCGCCTTTAATCTCCATAACTGGATATTTGAGCTTCGTAACTTCCCCTTCTTCCCAGCCTTCTCTCAAGTCGAGGAACACGTCATCTGCGATTTCCTTAAAGTTGCTCGCTTCGACAACGCGCTTTCTGAGCTCCGTTTTGTCAACGTCGCCCCAACTGGTATCGGACATGGCTTCTTTGGATTTATTGACTTTAAGAGCTTTTGCAAAATCTTCTATAGCCAAGTTTCCGTCCTCCTTATTTTTCTCATCGTCCTCTAACTGAGAGTACGCTTGAATAATTGTTTGTTTTTGTCCACTGAATCTCGCCGCGTCAAAAACTTCGAGAATCGATAATCCCGCGCCTTCAATACCTTCTTTGACCTGTATGCCGTTACGGCTTCCGAGAATCGTTATTCCCTTTAAGTCAAATTCTTTGATATATTCAACTCCGTCAACCATCTCGCTGTCTAAAACCGCTATCTCGACCGATACTTTTTTCTTTCGATCTTTAAGTAGTTTTTTGACCTGCTTATAGTTATATTGGGTGTATATCATTGCGGTACAGCAAATCCAGTGTAAACCGTCTCTTTCTACGATTTCTTTCCTATCCGTCTGGCGAATAAAACCCAAAATCTGTTCTCCGTTAGAGTTATCCCAATAATCCACTTGTTCTTCTGGATCATAGGCAACTCTGCCGTTGTGAGACTCAAAATCGCCCTGTTTATTGAAAAACCCAAGTATAGGTTTATCGTTAAAAGACTCAAGCCCTTTTTGCATTGACTCGAGCGTAAAATGACTTTTGTTACGGTTAGGATTTGCATCAGAAATCGCAAAGATTTCTATTTCGAGGAAGTTTTTGTCGTTTAAGATGTCTCTAATTCTGATTTGGTTAGAATCAAGTTCAAAACACTTAAGCATTATTTCTTCCCTCCTTGATTAAGCGGTGCATCTGGATTTACTTCCAATGCCGCGCTTATTTTGTTGACCTTGTTTTTAATAAGGTCTTTTGTTTTCTTCTCATCACTACATTTGTCAACGGTGTATTCCACAACGATAAAACCAAGAATATTCTTCCTGCTGTCCTTGATTACGCCGCAATACGCCGCTTTTGCTCCTCTTGCATAAAAGGTTTGATACGTTATCGCATCGGCATCTTTTATGTCCTCTATATTGCTAATATCGTAACAACCCTGTTCTGATAGTTTTTGAGTAAGTGTAAAAAACATTGTTCGAGGAACATTTTGAAAAGAATTCATTACCGAAACTGTTTTCCCGTCAACTACTTCATAAAGCATCGACATTTTCTGAAAACTTCTTCCAGTTACGCTATACCCCCCATTATGGTATATAAAACAACTTACACGATTTGCGCCAGATTTTTCGCGTAAACAATTTAATAAATTCATTACTAAATCATTACAACGCCTATTTTCTTCCTCTTCTGGTCCAGGATGCGTATGTTTAGTATTATCCTCGACCTCTTTGATCAGTTTTAAGAATTCGGTAGCCCGTTCCTCGGACTTCTGGCTTATTTCTTGTTGCCGCTCATTCATATCTTTAAAACACCTGGCGAACCAAATAATAATAAATACAAGCGCGGCTATCAGCACAGGGGTACTTCCATATTTGATAATTGAATCAACAATTTCTTTCATATGTTAAACCCCCCTTTATTATAAGTTAGTTAATTTTATAAGGTATGTGGGATAAGCGTGGTTAATTCTGCAAAATGCACATCAAATTGCGACGGTTCGTCTTTATACTGCTCACTCTTCGTGCGCCAGATGTCCGCCTGTTTTACATAAGGCAAAAGTTTAAGTAAAAAATCTTCCATCGCAATTCTGACTTCGTAATCGTCGTTCAAATCCGCGATATCAATTGTTTTACGAACTTCTTGTCTATACTCCTCCATCATTCGGTCGTTATCAACAAATAAGTCATAAAGGCTGAGGTATTCCGATTTGTACTCGTTTACCGCCCGTCTGACAGGTCTTGCGTTTAACTGTATCATAAGGTCGCTTATGACGTCCGCAAGCTGAGGAAATTTGTGGGCAAATGCATGATGATAAAGATTTGCGATGTTCGGATAGCGCGTGTAATCGATGTTATACGCGAAGTTATCCGCTTGAGCATTGCAATCGAAACTCTTTTTGATAAGATTGTTCAATTGCTCATAACAAGCTTCTGAAATCTTCATTTTTCTGCCTCCTCACAGTTCTTCTTAAAGGGTTTAAGTTCGCCATTTTCATCTTCGACAAACTTGAACTCTTTTCCACAAATCATACAAACGGCGTGACGGACACTCGGGTGTGTCATAAATACCCGACCAAGTAAGTGCAAGGTCGTGTTTTTCGATTTAATTCGATGATTACATTTGTCTCCCATTGAATCATTCCTCCCCGTCTAATTCCATCTTTTCTTCACATTCCGAGCATAAGAAATGACCGTCTTCAACGTCTTCGCTCCCGCACAACGGGCAAATATGTTGAGCGACATAATCTTCCTTTAATTCGGTGATGTTAGCGCCAGTCTCTCTGCTTTGTGCTGTGGAATCATTTTCTATATCGGTATCGTCCAATGCTGTACGTCCAACGCCATTAGAATCCTGTGTCGAGCCGCTACGAGCCTGTGCGTTTTGTGCACTCTGCGCCCAACCTAATGTTTTGAATTTATCATACAACTTGTTCTCATCGATATAGCTCGATACTCCGAGTACCTGCCTGAGAGACATATCATAAGCAGAAGCCAATCTCGGAAGGACGAACGTTGCGCCCGAAGACACAAGTTCTTTCATATTCTTGACTTGACTGTCAAAAGTATAAATTCCGCCCCAAAGTTTGAGCTTCCATTTATATTTACAACCGCACCATTTTTCAAGTACGGTGTTTGTGGCTGTTTCGATTTGTCTTGTGACATAATCGTATTGAGACTCGGCAAGCATTTGCGCGCCTTTAATCATCGCTACCGACGGTTTATCGGTTGCAACAATCAAGCCGCCCTCTCCTGCCGAGGAAATGAAGTTTTGAACCGCCTTCGTTTTAATGTCGCTGCTATTCGGTATGTTCGGCAACGACTGTAGTTTCATATCTTTGAACGGTCCAAAGAAAGCATTGATGTTTCCAGAAACCATTGAATTGAAAAGGTTTTGGAACGCTTCGAGCGTCGTCGGTCTGATCTTGGTCTGATCTTGACCTGGCTGCGCTCCATCTATAAATTCTGCCTGACCTGTAAGAACAGCCGTCAACGGGCTGCTCGCTATCAAGCCTGCAAGTGTTGAATAATCGCTTAATTCTTGAAGGTCCGAGAAAAGACCTATCGTATCGGGAACCGACCATGCGTTAGAACCGTCGCTCATAAAGGTAAAACAAAGGTCTTGCGGCAACTGTACCCAATACAAATAAACCGTCGAAGCCGCTTGTTTGGCGATTTCTATCGTTCCTTTGCGCTCCTGTCCTTCATCATCGTATGTGAATTTAGCAAGTTTATTGGCGTCTACCGCGTAATTGCCTTTATTATCGCGATACACGATTCCGCCTTTGATAATGTCATCCCAAATCTTACGTATGAATTCGGGGTATTGCAACGGCGAAAATGCGGGGTTCATAAATACCATAAGGTTAAAACTCGCGATATAACCGTGCTCGCCAATTCCTGTGAGTTTGGTATAAGCGGCAGGGAGTTTTTGGAACGTTACGTATTTAACGCGCTTCTTCCCCTCGTCCTCATATATACATTGTCTGAATATATAGGACGGTTTTCCCTCTCTCTTGACTTCCATTCCAATTCTTTTAAACAAAGCTTGCGGGTCAAGTCTATCTTTCCACTCTTCTACAAAAGCTTCCTCTTCGCGAAATCTCTTGCTCGTATATTCACTCGCATCTTCGAGCGTTTCGGGTAAAAAATAGCTCTTATACATCGGGACATCGCACGCCTCTCGCAATATCTTGTAATAAAGGTATTGCCGAGCGGAAAGCCCCGCCGAGACCGATTTAAGCTCTTCTTCGTGAGACCCAGGGTCTTTCAACGCTTGCGCGATTTCTTCGGGCGTCTCCGTTACTGGGGACGCGTTTATCATCTTCAATCGCGAGTTCTGCAAAAACGGGTTGTAAAGATTTATGTTATTACTTCCCCATTCCCCGTTATAAGTACCAAGAACACTCCCATACAACGAGAACAAACTCTCCGCCACTTGATTAATGGTTACTCTTCCGTTCGTTCCCGCCGCGCTTTTCTGTTCCATCATAAGCGTTTCACTCGCGTTATCGGTTAAAATTTTCTTATCTTCGTCTACTGCAATTTTGCGCGGTCTGCCGCGTTTTTTAGTTGTTTGATCCGCCATCGGACTGCGCCTCCTTGTTTTGTTGGTTTACGTATTTTGTGTATAACTGCTTATACTCTTCCATCGCCCTCTGGATATTTTCTTGCGCCTTTTTTAATTCGGCTTGATGCTTTTCTTCGAAGCGAAGATATTCTTGTTCATTGAATTTCTCCAAAAGCCAAGTTTGCACGTAATTTGTCGGCGTGCGAGTCGGCGGCGAGGTTAATTCTTTGAAGAAATAATTTTGTATTTTCTTCTCTTTCACTATTATAGGATTTTTCCGAACCCCCTCGGGTTGACAAGTATAAACATAAATATTATCACCATCAACGCAACATTCTATACCTTTATCGGTTAAAAACTCCAATAAATCTCCCAAACTTACTTCTTCGTAATCTACTACTAATTTTCCAATCATCTTTTATTTCCTTTTACCACTTTTTACCCGCGAACGGATTTGATTTACCCGCGAACGGGTTTTGAGTCTTTTTGCCGTCGCCTTCTCTAATACGGCTCATTATATAATCGGCAAATTCACTTGTGTTATTATTTTCAGACGCACGATTTTCGGCTTGGCGCATATTTGCCAAATAAGAGGCGAAAAGAGCAAGACAATAAACTCTATCGTCGTGATCTTTGCCGCTTGGCATTGCGTATTTCACTTCGCCCGTCGTCAATTTCGTTTGTTGCATCCTTACCGCTTCGTCTTTCAAGAGGTCAAATTCGAGTAACGCGCGGGTCTCCTCTAGCGACAACTTATATACCGAACCATCTTCGTTTTCAATTTCACCACGCGAAGGAAGCGATGGTGGGAACTCGATGTAATCCTGTGTAATCATCGAAGTCAACGCGCCGAACATCTCAGTTCTGTATTTACGCGGGTCTACCGCTTGTAAACAATCTACCGCTTCGGGGAATTTGTCCCTGTGCATGTTTTGATACGACGTGCCGACATCATCAACATCTGGGTTAAATTTGCTGTCATAAACACCGACATGCCTAACACCGTTTTCATCTGTATAAGACGCCATTAAGTAATCTGGTATGCTTTTACCACCTGCACCCGAACCTGAGTCCATTCGAAGCGTTACGTTTGTGTATTCGTGATTCTCTGCGTTGTTATAATCGCGCAAAAACTTACGAACCCAAGTGATTTGGTCTGGCATTCGAAGTGGTTGCCTTTCTCCTCCGCCTGGTTTGGCGGGTTCAATAAGGTTGAAGCAGTTTACTAACCTGCCTTTTAATCCAACTTTTTCATCTCTGAATATTTCCCCGATCAAAACAATGCTGTTATCGTGTTGAACGGCTGGGTCCCAACAAACAACGTATTTCTTCGTTTTGTCGGTACTCGCGGTTTCGGGTAAGTATTTTTTTTCGTTACGAATTATTACGGAACGTTGAAGAAGCGAATCGGGCGATTCCATATCTGTCCACAAATTCATAAATTCCGTGTTGTATTTTCGAATATCGGTATCTCTTATCATTTCCATTTCAGCCTTATTCGCTATCGCTGGAACGGGTTTACCGTTTATATAAGGATGCAGTGTCATCTCGCAATTTATATCTGCGGCGTAATATCCTGGATAACCAATAATCGAATTTATTATACATTGTCTATAAGCTCTATAACATTCGGTATTAACGCTTCCTGCCGAAGAACACATTATAATCTGGTTATTGAAAGTCTTCGGGTGAACCTTCGAATTGAAACCTTTCCCTGTTTTGAAGTTCGGGTCTTGGTTGATGAAAGGCAAACACGCTTGATACATGACATCAGAAACGTATGCCGCCTCATCAAATATAACTACATTCGCACGGCGACCACGAGCGGTATCAGGGTTTGCTGCGAGTGTTTGAATTGTGCTGCCGTTAAAAAGCGTGAGCGAATAATTACCTTGTTTCTTTATGAAACCATCGGTGTTGGCGTTGCTTTTAACCAACTCGTTATAAAACATACAGGGGTCTGTCTGAACCGACTGCTCTTCACCACGGCATAATTTACAAATTTTGTTAAAGGTCGCTTGCGCTTGGTCAGCCGAGTTAGATACGATATAAATCGTGCAATTTGGCAAAAGAAGCGCTCGAAGCATTGCATATATCGCAACCAAGAATGATTTACCGCTGTTACGAGCAGCACACCAAACCGCGCGGTTTGAAGTCCACGTTCCGAGAATAAGGTTTTTTTGAAAGTCGATAAGTTGTATCCCGAAAATTTCTTCGATAAATTTCGTTGGGTTTTCTCTTCCCCATTGAATCAAATCGACATATTTGTCCATCGACTCTTTTTTACGTATCGTAAGGTCGGTTTCTGTTTTTCGGCTATATAAACTTATCATTTATTTTTACCTCGCTTCTTCATTTCTTTTATTTCATTATCATCATAATGAATTTCTGCGAGAACCATATCCTGTATTTCTCTACGCCCTAAACCTTTCCCTTCGAGTTTCTTTGCAAGTTCTTTCAAAAGCTCCTCTTTGGTTATTTGTTCGTAAATAAGCCGATTTTCTTCTTTGAGTTTTTTATTTTCATCCGTCAATTCTTTGATTAATTTTTTCTGTTTCGTTACGATATCCTTATAATCGCCCGCATTCAACGCGATTTGCTTAAAAAACGATTCGGCGCTTATGTCGCTTGCCAACTGCATACTTTTGCTTGTTTCAACGTCGTAAATATTTATTTTCTCGTCATCGCGGTCGACTTCTTCACTTTCACGCATTATATAAGAAAGCGTTCCAACACCCTTACTTTTTGCTAACGAATAACGCTCACTAAATCCAAAATCTTTTAAGTTTTTTTGGATTATGTCGCTCGTTGTCTTTTGAAAATCCTGCAAGGTTTTTAATTTTTTATCATTATTTATCATCGTATCCGCATCTTTCGTGAGCTCTTGAATTGCTACCGAAATTTTATCGGCTCTCAAATAACTTCGAACCAAATCAATACATCCTCTTTGTTTTGGTAAATCAGTTGAGAGATCTGGTGTGACCATTATGGTAACATCTCTATACATTTTTTTACGATCTGATAAACATTCTCTTTCAAATGGGTCATAATGAAATATCGACAAAACTTCTCGCCTATTTGCTAAATCTTCTTCCGACAACCCTTCGGTAGGATCTATGGTTTCATTCGTTTCAGACGATAACACGCTGTCTATTATATTTTCTTCTTCAACTTCCCTTTTTACTTGTTTTATCATCTTTTACTCCTTATAAAAAAATGGCAAAAGCTACACTCTGCCATCATACAAATCTTTAACATTATAATACATAACGTAATTAAGATTATTCAATTTTGCTGTTTTAATTTTGTTCGGGTCGCGTTCAGTCCAAACATTTAAAGCAATCTTATAAAAATCAGAATAAACCGATCTTTCCTCTAATATCTTAGCTTTTTGTATATGATTTAGATTTGTAAAATCAAATGGTTCTCTGCCATGCGTCCAATTAAGATTTAACTCTACAAAAATATCTTTCGATTTTATATAAAAATCACAATTAAACGGATATCTTTCTTCCTTGTATTGTCTGATTATATCATCTTTTCCATATTTGCCTACTAAATATTCATAAAATAAATCTTCTTGTTTGGAACTATTAAAAGTTTTGTTTTCACGCATTTTCTTCTGCGTTAACTCATTTGCTTTATAGACATCTTTCTTTATTCCATAAACTTTATTTGCCCAATAAAACACCTTTGAAACGGTGGTATTAAAAAATTCAGCCGTTTCATAGGCTGTATGATTTTCTTCTATGTAATAATTATATAGTTCATCTTTTGGTATTGGAATAGTATTAACCTTGTGTATATTGTTCTTTCGCAATGTTATTTCTATTTTAGATTTTGGACATTTAAAAAATTCCGCACATTCATCAACCGTATGATTTTTAGCTATATATAAATCATATAAACAATCAACATCAACATGGTATTTTTCATGCCACGTATTCTCATTGATTTTATCTTTTGGTTTTAATATTCCATATTTTTGAAGATACGGGTCGACATAACAATTAAAAAATTGATTACATTGTTTCTTGGTATGATTCTCTACAATATAATACTGATATAATTCATCTTTATCAACTATATTTCCCAGTTTTCTTATACCATATTCTTTACATCTTAGTAATATTGTCGCGCCAGAACACCCAAATTTGCTGGCGGTTTCTTTTAACGAATGGTTTTCTCTTATAAAAAATTTATAAAGCTTATCTTTTGGTATTATATGTCTTCTCGTATAAGAATGCCCCTTTAATTTAATATTATATTGTGCTATCCTTCTTCTTATAACAGATTTGCTACAATTAAAATATTCCGCACATTCTTCAATAGTTTTGTCTTGTATTATATACAAATCATATAAGTTCTCTTTGGTAATATTATTTTTTTTACTACTCATTTTTAGCTCCTTCTAAAAAAACAAAATATTATAAAAGATTGGTAATTCCACAAAAAGGAGTTGTGGAAAAGGTCATGACTCCCTGTCCCAATCGTTTTATCAACTTTTTTAATTCAAAATTATTCTATATATACATTCGCAAGGTGAATTGTCGGTCGCGATAATAAGATTTTGTGACGCCTTGCTACTTAGTCTCAAATTCTTTGCATATGTGTCTGTCCCCATCAGCGAACCATTGCTCACAACTACCGTTTCGTTTTTCTCATCCGCCGAGAAATGATGGAGATGAGCCGTCACAACTAAATCGTAGTGTTTATGTGTCATCAAACTCATATTATCAACAACTGTGCTTGGTTTATCGTGATCCCCGTGAACGCCAACTACTTCGTAACCGTGACATTTGAATGTTATAATTCCCTCATCGTATTCGTTTTCATGAATTACAATTCTGTTATTCAAACGTTCTTTGAGATACCACGGGATTACTCTTGCAAGACTTTCCAAATCCATTGCATCTTTCTTATTCGGTTCGAGACGGCTATGATTATCAAGACAGTCGTAATAATGAATTTCGAAATCTGTCGCCCAATCGTTTAACAACTCGGCAAGAATTTCAGAAACCTGCATTACCTGAGTTATCACATCAAATCTACTTTCGAGTCTCAACCCGAGGTGGATACGTCCGCAAATTAAATCGCTGAGGTTTACAACATGTAAATCTTTTACGCCGTTTGCAAAGCAATAAACTCTAACTTCATCGCGTAATTTTGCAACACGCTCTTTCGCTATGTCTGGATTGTAAACATTCCAATAATTTTTTATATCAATACCGTAATGCCAATCGCTCAAACAAACAATCGCGGAATTTCCTTCGCCAAAAAAATCTCTATCAATTTTACGGACTTCCAGGAGCTTTTTGGAGTTCATTTCCTGAGCACATTTCGAGGCTATCTCTTTAATCGTTTCTTCTCTCGCAAGTTGACGGATATAAGCATTTGTTTGAACTCTTTCGTCGGAGATTTTTATACGCTCTTTTTGGAGTTCAATTTTCTGTTGCATATATTCGGAGATTTCTGGGATTTCCTCTTCCTTAACTGCATCCGCTTTTCCTTTCGTGTAAGCGGAATACATTTTTCTATATCTGCTCTCGGTATAATTTTGATCAAGCGTTCTATTTATTATTTGGGCAATTTCATCCCAATAAAGATGTTTTATTTCTTTTAACGCACATATACGAAGAGTGTAATCATCTTCGGTTTCTTCGTCAAGGCGTTTATAATCTATATCTTCGAAATTTATCATCTTGTTTTCTCCTTTAATCAGTTATTTGTCTGTTTTCACTATTATAGGATTTTTCCGAACCCCCTCGGGTAACAATATTTTGATATTGCCTCTTGTATCTTATCTTTTTTCTACAAATTGGACACTCTGATAGATTTATCGTATTATCTCGATACTCAAAACAATTACCGCATAAAGAACATTTTTTTTCATGTGTTAAAAAAATAAATAATTTATCTATTTCCCTTGGATCATTTAAAGTTTTTATTTTAATATTCTTTTTGGGTATTAAAATTTTATAAGATAAAAAATCATTACGCGTATTGATAATGTATGGTTTATATTTATCAAGACATAAATGAAGTAAACCAACATTTCGCTCTCTCTCTATTTTTGTGCTCGTACAACTATAACAAAATCTCTTAATTTTATCGTTATAAACGCACCATTCCTTCCCATACCACTTATAAATACACAACATTGCGAGAACGTACTGTTTTATCCACATGCTCACTTCCATATTATTGATAAAATCAATCTCGCTCTGATAAATATCTATCCGATTTCCTTTCTCGATCTTATATTTCGTCGAATCCGCGAACAATTTCCCAAAATACTTATCCCTCTGGTCCTTATCGTCCCCGATTTTTTGGAGAAGCAACGAATTGGTTTTAATCCACAAACTAAATATCTCGTCTTTGCTATATCCTCTTTCTCTTAAATACGCGAAAAGCATTATCTGTTCGAAAGTTTGGTGGACTTTGGTTGTGTAACCTCCGCCCGCCAAAATCTTTTCACTGTTTTCCGCCCAATCAAATATATAATCGTTCATTCGCTCTCTCCATATAAATAACTGTCGTAAAAGTCAGCAATCAAATTATCTTCAAACCTCAACTTTGCCACCGCGTTGGCAAAATCGTAACTCCTGAAATTCACCTTAAAACATACAATAGGGTTCTTACTTCCGATAACGCGTAAATCAATCGCACCACTCTCACAACACCGTTTTATAACCTCTGATTTTTTGGGGTTTGTGAGTTTTAGTCCCCAAAAATTGAAAAGCAAGTCACGATTGTATTTTATCCACCCCGTCGGGTGATTATCGTATTTCGATATCGCCAAAAGCAAAAAGAGAATTTTTCTGTCGGCCTCGTTTTTAACACTTTGTAAATAACGAACTTCCGACTCGTAAATCTCGAACTCTTCCTGTTTCTCTTTTTTCGAGGGTGGGTTTATCACAACCAAAAGCCGAACGATTTCTTCGATTTTTACGCCTTTTATCTCGAATTTGATTTCGTACTTTTCGAGCGTTTCAAGTATTTGAGAAACATCAGCTCCCTTTTGCGTGAAATAAATCGTTAGTTGTTTCAACTCGTCGAGAGAGGTTATCTCTTTTGTCTCTAATAACCGATTTATCGTCGTATCATTCAACATTCGTATAAACCTCCCCTTCGGCTTTCTTCACAACTTCTTTAAGCGCGAACTTCTCGCCGAGATATTCTTCTCCGTCTTCCGAACGAACTGGTGCGTAACTTTTTCCTTGTTCAACGCCTTCAAGAACGATTGAATCCATTATGTCCCAAACGAAGCTCCAATTAAAATTCGTGTATTCCTTTGCGAGCTGACCAACGTAAAAGAGCATTTCCTTGGGTTTTAACCCGAACCCGAAAATTTCTTCCTGAATTTCCTGCTTCGCCGTATCGAGAACGAGATTATAAATACTCTTTATATCGTCTTCGTCTTTGTTTTCAAAAACGTCATCGAGCACGTGAACCGTTTTTTTGTTGTTATATTTCCGATAAGCGTTTCGGAATTTCGCAAGAATTTTTGTATCCGCCTCGAATCCTTCGTTTTGATAAAGATTGAGAAGATTTGTGTTAGACTTCCCGAACTTTATATCGAAATCAACGTTTTCAAACTCTTTGCATAAAATATTCATCGTGCAATTTGAAACGATTAGCGGAGAGTATTTTTGGTATCTTCTAACAAGCATCTTCTCTGCCTCGGTTTTATCGGGCTTTGCGAGAAGTTTTTTGAACTTAATACCGAACATATCTTTTGAAACGATGTTATAACCGTTTTCGAACTGCTTGAATTTTTTGTTGAGTTCGGGATAAAGATAACGGAAGAAATACGGTTTTTTACAAATAACCATCGAGTTATGTTTATATTTTTCCGCCTTTACTTCGTCCGTGTCGTCTTCGTTTACTTTAACGTGCTTTTTCCACTCATCTGGTAGTTTTTGCTGCTTTATTCCGAGTTTTGCTCTGTCGATTTCCTGCCCGACGTATTCGCGAAGAAGTTTAATTCTCGTTTTCAACTCTTTTCTTTGTTCCTCCTGTTCGGGTTTATTAAAAATCCCGATCATTGAATAAAGAATTGTTGCCGTATTAGAAAAACTTCCTACTGCCGTGCCAAACCCCATAAGATCTTTTTTTACAAAACTTTGCCTGCTTATTTTTTCTTTAACGGCAATCCCTTTTTCATAGGTTATAACGTTTTCAACACGAGCACTGCCTTTTAAAAAATATTCATTATCCGAGCTGAAACACAAATCCCCATCGAAGTCCGCATCTGACAAAAAAAGTGTTGCAGTATCATAAATACTAAAAATAACTCCACTTTTTATATATTGATACCATTTATATGCGTTTTCAGAATTATAAACAACTGAAGGAGTGTGTTCACTTGTATCTATTTGAGGGCTTCTGCAACAATCAACTTCCTTCCCAGTTAACCCTCTATTATTCCAAAATTCGGAATAAATATTTTTTGCTGGAATTTCCCCTTTAACTGGTAATCCCAACGCCGACTGGCACTGCGCGATCGGGTCGGAAATCATAAACTGGTAATTTCCTCTCACCCAAATCTTGCCAATCTTCGCGCGGTTTATACACTCGACAATGTTTTTGTAAATCTTCCGTTGAACGTGCGCGTCTTTCAGCATTTCGTTGTTTTTCACGATCGCCTTCATAAACGTCGATTGCGCCGAAGAGTACATTCTTTCGTAAGTTATGTCTTCGCTTTTGCCTCCGAACATAAAAAGAAGACTATACAAATCATCGCCCGAACAAATATTTTTTATCCAATCAATTGTCGGTTGAATTAACCCGTGAATATCTTCCTTTGAAAGGGTGAGCGCCTGAATGTATTGATAATTCGCGAGGACGTATTCGTCATCGTGTTTCTTATTATAACGGGCGACGCCCCAACGGAGCTTGTATTTGTTGAAATAATACAAATACTCCTGCCAGCTCGAATATTCCTTATATTCTTTGAACTGCGACTCGCTTAATAAAACGTCAATTTCATTCAACGGGTATTCAACGCCCCATCTGTCTTTAATTTTGTCTATTCCATGTTCCGCTGCGTAAGCCTTAAAATCAAACGGAACGAGATTTCCTTTTACAAATGAGCTTCTTACAACAAACGACGAAGGTACGTAATCGAGCTGCATATCCTCCGCCCACAATTTACTGAATTCGGGATCTACTAAACCCTGTCCGTCCGCACTATTGAGCGTTAAATCCATCACACGCTTTTCAATGTAATGTTTCGTTCGGGGTTTACCCTCTTCGTCCAATTCTTCCTTTCGGCAAATGAAATCAACATTTTGATTGGGGAGCGTCGTTTCGAAATCTTTTATCACGCAAACTCGCGGTGTTCTAACCCACAAAACCGATGAGAAAGAAAGGGCAAAATATGCACCGAGCTTCGGGAGAACCGCTTCTTTGAGTCTGTCGGCGAGCCCGCACATAAACACTTCATAAAGATAAGAGTAAAGCTTCTCGTTTACATAAATTGCGTTGTTGCGGCGCAAATTACCTGCACCTGCACAAAGCCTCGTGTATCTAACTCCGTTTACTTCAAAACCTTTTGTTCCGATTTTTAGATATTCAGATTTCTTCTCGCAAACCACAACGATTATATCTTTCACAAAAAGAATGTCTTGAATTTGTTGATTTACAATGTGCCCTTCGAGTATCTTACCTTCTCTTTTACAAATGCGAAGAGTTGTTCTAAGATTTTGCACCGCGTCAAAAATCTCTTTGTGGCTTCTTGTATCCCCATAATAATCCCGAATTTTATAAAATACCATATTATCGCCGACGCTTACAAGATTGCCGTCTTGGATTGCTCGTTTTCGAGTATAATTATCGATTTTTAAATTGTTTTCCACGATAAAACTCGATGGTAATTTATAAACCTGATACAGGTTTTGCAAAACTGGCATTATTTTCTCCTTTTAGCCAATATTTTTAAGAAATGTTTTCGTTGTTTCTAATAATTTTTCCAAGTCACCGTCGTTAATTAACTCATACTCCATTGGATAATTATCAAGCGCCGTCTCACTTGGATGTTTTTTCTGCTCATCGGTTAAACCATTGTCAAAATTAGGGCGAATTACACGAACCGTGACACAATTAAAATCATCACACATTTTGTCGATTTCATTTGGGAAACGAACATCTGGAATAATTACATAATCGTACAATGTTTTTATACCTTTTAACAATGCCGCGACCATATCTACCCAAGTATCAGGATAAGTTTTACGAATTACATCGGTTCCAAGCCACTGTAATAATCGGCGACCTTTTTCGTCCTTAATTCCATTCCAACCAAAATAATTTTTTGCAAAAAGTTTAAGATTATCGGCATAATGAATTATCAGGACCTTCTTCTGTTGCTTTTCCAACAATTCTTTCATTATAAAAGCCGAAGAATCTTTTCCGTTTTGAGCGGCACCCGAAATTAAAATTATTTTCATCTCAATATCCTTTATAAACAAATTCTGGATTTTTCTTAAAAAATTCTAAAATCTGATAAACTTCTTCCCATGTTTGAGCAACATACAAATTATCTACATTTGGTTTAACCCTATTCCACGGAAAATTATTACCACCTTGAAAAAGAATTTTTATTGCGGCGTTTGTATTTTCAATACTCTGTATATTATCATCGATTTGAATTCCACCCTGCATATTTATATGCCTTTTGCATAAATTCATATCATTATCGATTAAAACGCCTGTGAATTTATAACCCAAATCTTTCAGATATTTTTCTTTTTTCTCCAAATTTAACCTTGTTCCACAACTTACGATTTCAACTTCAAAATTATTATCTAAGAATCGGTTATATCTTAAAAATTCTTGGCTATAATGAACCGTGTCCCAGAAGTCGTCAGATTCAAATAATTCAATCACATCATTATTTGTTAAAGTTTTGTCAATTGAGAGATAATGGAAATCTTTTAAATCCTTAATTGTTTTATTTGTTCCGTTTTTCTTATTTAATAAATTGATAATACATTTGGAAGAATCTATAATCGTATCATCACAATCTAAAAATACTTTCACGTCATCGTTTTCCTCCTTGTTGGAATACATATTTTCTAACTTACAACTTTATTATAACATAGAATATTTATATTGTCAATTAAACTTGTATAAATTATACACAAAAAATATATATTTTTATATTTATTCAAAATAAACTACACTTTACCCACCCAAACCACCCTAATTACACCCAAAAACTTTATTAAATATGAAAACTATGTAAAAAATATAAGAAATAATATGAACACAAACCTTCCCCTGCGAGAAATATGGTTCTGTGTTTTGGGTATAATGCTCCCATGCGGTAATGGGACAACATTATACCCTTTTCACAAACTTCCCCTGCTTGAGTTTCCGTTCTGCTATAACACACATATAAACAATGATTTCACATCGTCATACCTCTCGTTACACGCGAATCCATAACGTCTTTATCGAGGTAAGCGCTCTCTTCTTCGCCTTCCTAAGCCCACCGTCTTTTTTATTGAGGTTTTGTTTGGTGTCCACGATCCTCTTACGCAAAATATGTCGGTGTGTGGCGACAGTATCTTGTGGCAGTCCTGTTGTTGAAGCGGTGGCGCGTCCGCTGATACCTATTCAGTTTCGGGGGCATTGTAACATAATTATTAAAAATGTGTGATTGCAAAAGCAACAAAAATAAAAATATTTTTAAAATTTTGTATGTAATTTCAGTTGACAATCTATGATATGTATGTTATAATGCTGTTAGACGATTAAGAATCGTCAAAGGAGAAAATATGGCTAAAAAACATATCGAAGACTTTATTCCAAAAGATATGGATTCTTTGTTTTTAAGTGTCGCTAATCTCAATATGGATTATGCTACGCGCATGGATGAAGATCCGAAGTTGCCCAACCCCGATCTCTATATGTATTACGACGGGTTAAAAAACAGAACCGTATGGCTCGATGACTTGGTTGATGAAACTACAGCTATTCCTATTACCAAAATGATTTTGGCGTGGAATAGGGAAGATAATGAAAAAAATATTCCGATCGAATCACGCAAACCGATTAAATTGTTTATATATACTTGCGGCGGCGGAGTCGAGGAAATTTTTCATATTGCAGACATAATCGAGATTTCAAAGACGCCCGTTTATACTTATAACATGGGAATTGCGCTCTCCGCAGGATTTGATATTTTGATTAGTGGACATAAAAGATTTGCCCTCAAAAATTCGAAGGCATTATATCATTCTGGTTCAGCAGGTGTTTCTGGAACAGCCGAACAGATACAGTCGCAAACAGCGCAATATCCTAAACAGCTGGAGACCTTAAACGCTCGTGTTCTCAATAGGACTAAAATTTCGAAAGAATTGCTCAAAAAGAAAAAGAAATCCGAATGGTATATAAATGGCGAAGAACAACTTGAACTCGGGATCGTTGATGAAATTATAACCGATATAAGCGAGTTGTTGTGAGGTGATTTATGGCGACAAAGAAAAGCAGTGCAAACACCGAACAAAAACAAATTGAAATTTTAAAAAACCCATTGGATTATACTTATTGGAAAAGATTTCCTTATGAATTAGACGATGAACAAAAAGATTATATTAAAGCAATTTTCAATGAGAAAAATATTGGTATTTTTGTAAACGCGAAGGCTGGGACGTCAAAAACTAGTGTAGCGGTCGGATGCGGACTCCTTATGACAAATGAACTTAAAATGTTTGACAAAATGTACTATATAATTAACCCAACGGTAGAGGTATCTTCAATTGGGATGTTACCTGGAGATTTTAACACAAAATGTTTGCCGATGAGGACAGCTCTTGATCAGGCAATATTACAATGGGGATATGATCCCGCCCAAACAATTATTAGTGATGACGATATGGAAGCGCAAAAATTTGGTTCGGCGAAAGTTATTTTTACAGGCGAAACGTTTATGCGGGGACAAACCATAGATAATGCTTTTATAATCGTAGATGAATTCGAGAATTATGACATGAGAAAAGCAAAGAAGGTGCTGACAAGAGTTGGGAAAAATTGTAAAGTTGTTGTTTTGGGATGTTCTTCTCAATGTGATTTGAAGTATCCTTCCGATTCAGCGTTACCAAAATATATGAATGCGGTCACTGATTGTGATTTTGTTACAGAAGTCAAACTAACGAAAGTTTACAGGTCAAAATTTTGCTCTTGGGCAGATGGAGTTAATTAAAATGGCATTAAAAGATTTGACTGGACGAAAATTCGGGAGACTTACCGTAATAGAAAGAGCACCGACTTATATTTCACCAAAAGGTGGTCACGTCACAAAATGGAAGTGTTTATGTGAATGTGGTAAAGAGGTTATTAAATCCTCATATGATTTAAGACACGAGGATAACATAAGTTGCGGATGTTATAAAAAAGAAAATCGTTATTTTAAGGATATTACGGGTTGGAAAATGTGGGAACACGGAATTCCTAGAAGCCGTATTAAAGTAATTTATCGCACAAAACAAAATAAGCAAAATAATTGGATGTGGATGTGTGAATGCCGATGTGGAAACAAAAAACAATTTGAATTATCTGGCGGAAGTATTTTATATGGAAGTAGATTATCTTGTGGTTGTTTAGCAAAAGAAGAACGAGAACAGCGTAGAAAAAGAAATAAATATGAAATACATGAAAATTATGTTGTTGGATATACGCAAAAAGGAACACCGTTTTATATTGATTTAGAAGATTATGAAAAAGTAAAAGATATTTATTGGATTGAAAATACAGAATGGACCAATATGAAAAGGTTAAGCGGGGTTGTAAACGGGAAAAAGATAAGGCAACATGTATATCTTGGTTTTTCAAATTACGATCACATAGATAGAAATGAATTAAATAACCGTCGGAACAATTTGCGCAAGTGCTCGCAAAGAGAAAATAATTTCAATAAAGGAATAAAATGCACAAACACTTCTGGAATTATCGGCGTTCATTGGTGTAAAGAACGTTCATTGTGGATGGCGACGTTAAAAATAGATGATGATTATAAACTTCATAAACGATTTAAAGAAAAGGATGAAGCTATAAAAGCTCGTTTAGAGGCAGAAGCAAAATACTTTGGAGAATATGCTCCGCAAATAGATTTATTCGAACAATATGGTATAGAGAAACCAAAAATAAAATCTCTTGCAGATGAGGTGTACTGATGGACTTTAAAGTCGAAATATTAAAGCGCCCGACCGACGAAGATTGGCTTTTGTGCAAAAAATGCACATTGGTCACGGTCGGGAAAGACAGCGATAAGCTCCCAACAGCTGAATGGAAACACAAAATACTCGCGGCAGAACACAGCCCGATAAGAACGTTGCAATTCGTATTCAGGATTACGAATATCTCATATTGGGTAAGCGTTCATTTATGCCGACACGTTCATGCAACGCCGTTTGTTAAAACGCAAAGAAATGACCGCCAATCGAATTACGACCGTGGGGAAGCGCCGCAAAATCAACCCGTAGATATGTGCTGGGCAATGAATGCCCAAGAATTGATGGTAATCGCCCGTAAGCGTTTATGCACACAGGCTTCGCCTGAAACGCGACAGGTTGTGGCGGAAATATGCAGACAGGTGGAAGAAGTGAACCCCGAATTCAAAGGGTTACTTGTCCCGAACTGCGTTTATCGCGGATATACTTGCACAGAGTTTTACCCGTGTGGGTTGGCTGAAAAATTAAAAGTAAAAAACGAAAAAGAAATAAAAGAAAAGGAAATAAATAAAAATGATTAAACTCGGATATGTTGCCCCAAAGAAGGGCGGGAAAACTCAATTCCTCATCACAATGATTCAGGATGAATTTTCACAAGGGCATAGATGTTACTATCTCGGTGGGCAGAGGCACTACGAAGAAGTGACCGAAAAGCTCGCAAAGCAAGGTTGTCGAGCGAAGCTCGAACTCATTACCAAAGACTTGATGCCGACAGAAGATGATTGCGCGGTATTTACCGATAATCTCACGTGGGAGATGACGAGTATTTTCCCGTATGCACTTCGAGCAATGGTAAAATTACACGGCAATTGGTATTATACACTTCCCAAAGAAGAAATAGTTGTGCTCGGTGGAGAACCCGACGAGCAGGAGGGCTAAATTATGAAACTTCAAGAAATATTAAACGTTTGTGACGCGTTCATCAAAAACCCCGAAGACGAAGCAGCTGTTAAAACTTATAACGACATGCTTCAAGGTCTCGTAATCCGTGCTTATTTGCCGATGCAGGATAAGGTTGTCGCGCTCGTCCGTATGATTATAGACAGCGATAAAGACATCGACGTTCCCGAAGCATTTTTCACGGCAGGGCTCGAAATCGCGTGTTGCTTCGACGGACTTCTCTCGTATGTGAATATCGAACCAGAAGTAAATATCGATATAAAGAATTACGAGAATTACGACCTGATTTATCAGTCGGGGCTTGCCGATTACATTCTCGAATTTTGCGGAAAAGATTATGACCGTCTCGTTCGTATGATGGAACGCACGCTTTCTTACCAAAACCTTATGGAACTGGTTCAGAGCATAAGAGAAGTTGACGTCGGGAGCTTGAGCGAAGTTACGGAGAAAATCCGTGGAATGAAAGACGAGATCGACCCCGAGGTAATTAAAAACATCGCCGATATTGCTCGTATGAACGACCCCGCGTTGAATAATCTCAAAGACACGATTGACAACGAAGCGGTTGATAAAGCGTTCGAAGAAAAGACGGACGAAAAGCTTAACTAACGTAACCCCAAATAACCCCTCGAAAGCGAGGGGTTATTACCGTCTAATTATGGCGAATTTGCCGTATTTGTGGGTAGTGCAATTTGTGCAACAACCACTTATAAAATTGTGTCACTGCGTTGTCAAAAAAAAGTTTAGCAAAACGCTTGACAAACGGGTTTCGATGTGGTATAATAGAAGTGAAGATGGAGGTAAATATGATAGACATCAACAAAGTAGAGAAATATTTCAAAAATAACGGATATGACGATATAATCGAAGAATCAAAACCTTTTTGCGCTTATTATACGAGTATGAACGTTTGGGGTAACGAGGTTGCTTGGCTCGACGTTTCTAATCCCGAAAAAGTCACCCAAAAAAGGTATAAGTTAAAAACTTATAAAGTCGACGTTGAAATCGGAAGAGACGAAACCGATATAAACGCAATTCAAGAGAAAATCATTGATAGCCTTTACGCGAAAAACCTCGAAATGTTTGGCGGGATTACCGATAGGGAAAAATTGATAAATCTGACGTGTAACCAACTTTGCGAATGGCGTTGGCTCGAAGATGACGGAGGAAAGATATTTTCCGAAACCCATAAAAACGGGGATGCAGTTTATACGGCTCATCTCGTTAAATACGCGGTTGTTTTAGACACAAACGGAAACCCGATAGACCCCGAAATTAAGGAGATCAAATAATGGACAATTCAATTATAAAAACTCTGCTCGATTACGAGTTGGCGAGACAAAACTTAGGGATAGAACTTATTGCGAGTGAAAATTATCCCAGTAAAGATATACTCGAGGCTTGTGGAAGTATTGCAATGGACAAATATGCTGAAGGTTATCCCGACAAGAGATATTATGGCGGATGCGAGTTTATCGATAAGATAGAAGAATACGCGATTAGGCACGCAAAGAACCTTTTCAATGTCAAATACGCAAATGTGCAACCGCACAGCGGAAGTCAAGCGAATGCCGCCGCTTATCGCGCTTTAATGCCGAATGGCGGGAGTGTTTTATCGATGTGTTTGAATGACGGTGCTCACTTGACGCACGGTTCAGACGTTAGCTTTTCGAGCAAAACTTATGAATTTCATTTCTTTCCGCTTGGTAACGATGGCAAAATAGATTACGATTTAGTTCAGGAGTATGCTTTAAAATTTCGTCCAAACGTTATTTTAACTGGATATAGCGCGTATCCGTTCAAAATCGACTTTAAAAAATTTAGAGAAATCGCAGACAGCATCGGGGCGTATTTGATGGTCGATATGGCTCACATCGCTGGGTTAGTTGCGGCAGATGAATATGATAACCCCTGCTATTATGCCGACGTCGTAACATCAACGGTTCACAAAACGCTTCGAGGACCGAGAGGCGGCCTGATATTGACCAACCGAGACGATTTGATTAAAAAGATTAACTCAGCGGTATTTCCTTATTATCAGGGCGGCCCGTTAATGAATATAATCGCTGGGAAAGGGATATGCTTTAGCGAAGCAGAAAGTATCGCTTTTCGGAGATACATTTGCCACGTTTTGGACAACACAAAAATTTGTTGCGATAGATTGGCAGAACTCGGAGCAAAAGTAAGCGGAACTGAAACGCACTTGTTTCTTTTGAACACGCTTGATTCATATGGATTAACTGGTTTAGAAGCCCAAAAGAAGCTTGAAAGCATTGGTATAACGACCAATAAAAATATGCTTCCTGGCGACACGTTAAAGCCGTCTGAAACGAGTGGGTTAAGAATTGGTTTTGCAGCAGCGACAACGAGAGGATGCAATAGAGAAGAGGCGGTCTTAATAGCCGAACTCATTCACAACTTTTTATCGGGTAAGGTTGACGATATGACCGCCAATTACATTCGCAAAGGTATTGTGTCTGGTTGGGAAGATATTTCGGAGCTTGGGAGGAAATAAATGACATATTTTGTTTTTGCAGACCCGCACGGGAATTACGAGGCACTTATAACCGCGATTACCGAAATGGGTTATGATGCGGCGAACCCGCAACACCAACTCGTCGGGTGCGGGGATTATTTCGGCAGGGCGGCGCGGAGCAATTCGGATTGTGTGGATATTTGGCGATATCTCACTTCGCCCCATCACACAAATAAGCCGATTTGCATTCGGGGAAATCACGAGAGCATTCTCATCGACGCAATCGAGCGTAGGCAGCTGACCGAAACCGATATATATAATGGCGAGCACAACACGTTTGCTTCGTTTTTGGGACGTTACCCAAATCAAGTAAAGCGCGATTATTACCTGCAATTCGACGCGGCGAAGGTGATGATTAACGTCGGGTTTTACAACTGGCTCAAATCGCTTCCGTGGTATTTCGAGATGGAGCATTATATTATCACGCACGGGTTTGTACCGATGGATTATTTTACTCGCGGTTTGGGACTGGAAGAATTCGACAGAGACGACTGGGCGACCGCTTCGTGGGCAAAGACTCCCGATTATATAAGAGCCTTTGATGAGATTAAGGTAAAACCCGACCAAACCATCGTGTTTGGACACTGGCGAGCGAAAGAATTGAACGAGAGGTTCGCTGGGAAGTGGGGAGAGATAGACGGCGATATTTACGTCGATAAAGAGCGTAAGTTAATCGGGCTCGATACGACAACGGCGTTGAGCTATAAAGTTGGATGTATTATAATAGAAGACTAATCTCCGAAAGGGTTAGATAAATCGGGTTCGCGGCGTAGCCATAATTGCGTTAGCCCGTTAGAGCAGGAGAAGAGTTATGGAAAAAGAAAGATTGACGGTGAAACAGGCACGAGAAGTTACCAAAACGCTTGGCAAGAAATGGTTAGAGAACCAAATCTTCAAAAACATCAGGCAAGCAGCAGAGCACGGCGAAACAAGCATTGTTTGGGATTTTGAACATTGCATGTTGTTCGTTGTTGTTGAAATACAGGAAGGACTTCGAAATCTTGGATATAATGTGGATTGCGTCGACGAAGATACGAAAACAGTCTTGCGAATAAGTTGGTAAAAAAAATCAGTTTGTCAAAAAAACAAAGCTCCGTTTCGGCGGGGCTTTTTGCTTACTTAAAATCGCAGAGCTCGTTTTTAATCGGAGAAACGGAGATTACCGAATTTGAAATCACAGGATAAAAACGAGCGAGGCGGTTTTGTATCAGTAAGGTGATATAGTAACATTCGTTTTAGACATTTAACATTCGGATGTTAGATTGATAAAATCGATGTTAAATTGAAATCACGAACAAGATTGCGCGAACCGAGCCGAAACCGACTTTTCGCGTGGATTAGAACAAAAGACGTGTTTAAGTTTATGTTTGTTATTTTGGACGTAAACCCGTATTGGGTCAAAAGTATTAAACATTGGGTCTTTGTCGGGTCATTTTAAACCCGTCGATTTCGAGCAGTTAAAAAACCGATTCTGCACTAAAACTGCGTATTTGTGAACCACCCACAGCTCCTAAAAAGGTGAGGGTTTCTTGCTTCATCGACTTCGCAACCTCTGTCTCCACAAGCGTAAATTTCCGTAGTTCCAACGGTATTTTTTATTATAGCACTTTATTATGCTTTTGTCAATTGTTTTAACCCTTCTGCTAAAATATTTTTAGCAGCGTTTATATCTCTATCGTGTTTTGTTCCACATTCAGGGCAGATCCACTTTCTAACAGATAGATTTTTAACTTCTGGATTTATATATCCGCAACAATTGCAAGTTTGACTACTTGGAACATATCTGCCAATTTTAATATATTGTCTATTATTCCAATCTGCTTTATATTGCAATTGTCGTGTTAATTCGTACCAACCGCAATCCTGAATTTGTTTTGCAAGATTATGTTCTTCCATCATTTTACCTACATTCAAATCCTCACTAACTATTACTTGATTTTCGTTAATAAGTTTGTGAGTGATTTTATGTAAGTAATCTAATCTGATATTACGAATTTTTTCGTGTGATCTTGCAACTTTAATCTTTTGCTTATTGTGGTTATTTGAGCCCTTGACTTTTCGAGATAATCTTTGCTGTTGTTTTATAAGCTTATTTTCATATTTTTTAAGAGTGTGAATATTTTCGAATTTATCTCCGTTTGAAGTGATAAGTAAATCTTTTATACCTAAATCAATTCCAACTTTACTATCGACCCTTGAAGGTGTTTCATTATAGATCTCATCTACTAATATAGAAATAAAATACTTACCACTCGGTTCCTGTGAAATATTAGCTGATTTAATTTTACCAACAAATTCTCGGTGTAGTTTTGCTTTTACCCATTTAAGTTTTGGTAGTTTGACTTTATTTCTTTTAAACGAAACCGCTATATTATTATTTGTAAAATCTGTTTTGTAAGATTTATGATTATCTCGTTTGCTCTTAAACTTAGGATAACCGCTATGTAATACAAAGAAGTTCTGATAAGCAGCGTCCATATTCCAAACGGAATTAGTTAAAGAGAATTTGTCTACTTCTTTTAACCATTCAAACTCCTTTTTAAGAACTTGATTTACATATTGATTACAAGAAAATTTATTCATACTTTTGTTTTCGTTTTCATATAATTTCTTCCTGTAATCCAAAGTTTGATTATACACAAATCTGCAACATCCAAATGTTTTTTGTAACAGTATTTCTTGCTGTTTATTTGGATATAATCTATATTTGTAGGTTCTTAACATACTTATCACCTCCTCATATTCATTTTATAGACTCTTTGACCAAACCCTTAAAAGGATTAAGATTGCAAACCGTTGTCTTTCAACCGTTTCCATGCAAAGTCGGTTTTTTGATTTTTTTAAATTTTCGAAAACGCTAAAAAGTTAAAATCGATTTTAGCCGCCCGAATGTAATTTACGGTTTTTGCAAAAGCTCTTCGACCGTCTCGACCACCGTGTGTTCGTCTTTGAGTTTCAGGCACGCGCGGCGGAGTAAAAGGTGAAGCCCGAACTCCTCGTCGTAAGTGTCGTCTGGGTGGCAGCGCACGGTCGCGAGTTTGACACCGTGATAATAAGCCGAAAGCTCGTTTTTCTCGCGGCGTACCTCGAAGTCTAATTTGTAATCTGGCGTTTGCGGGGGCGTTATTATTTTGCCATGAAGCGCTTCGGACATTGAGAATTTGTCAGAGTTGGCGGGGTTAAGACATGACGGATAGACAAATAGGCATACTGTATCGTTTTTTGGATCTGTAGAAGTTATATCCACAGTCTTTGTAGCGCGATTGAGTTCGGTTATTATAAATTCTTTTGCCAATGCGATATAAGAGGTTCCACCGCGAAAGCAATAAGTTTTTATTTTATCTGTTTTAGGTGTGACGATATCGCCAATTTTGCATTCTTCGAATTTCATAAATACCTCCTTGTTTGGTTATAGTATAACATAAGCGGGAAGATTTGTCAAGTGATTTTTGGTGGATTTTTGATTTTTTTAAATTTTGGGAAAAGCCGAAAAGGCGAAATGGATTTTGGAAGGCTGAATGTAATTTCCTGATTTGTGAGGAAGGCGTGGGAATGGTTGCGTGGTTGGGTTGAGGGTCTGGCATATGGGTGGGGTGGAGAGTGTGCCAAAACGGCACTCTTACCGATAGGGTATGGTGACAGGCGAGAGAGGGGAGTTGTGCCAGATGGTGGATAAAAGGGGAATTTGGGAGTTTTATAGGCGGGTTTGGGAAAAAATTTTTTACGAAGGGCGGGATATGGGGGATGGAGGGGTTTTATGTGAGGAGAAGAAAATTTTGGGTTGAGGAGGAGATGGGTTAACATATACTATATATAGTAATAAAAGTGAATTACAATAATGTAATTCCGCCTTTTCAAAAGGTGTGGGTGTAAGCACTCACTGCTGAAATGCAGGAGTTAAGCGAGCACCCAATGGAGGGTTTTATGACAAACGTTATGAACAGTTGGTTAAAACAAGCAAAAGAGTTCGCGGAATATCTCGCGGACGAAGCACGCAAGCTGGTTGCTGATGTAAAGCAAGCAGGCTACGAAGATTACGACATTATAGTGTCGGGGTCCAACGAAGCTCGTTACGATGAGCTTATAATGCTCGCAGTAAGCGCGAGAGACATCGCTCACGTTATCGAGAGCGAAGAAATAGTTACGACCGATTTCGGACGTAACAACCTGAAGGCGTATCTTAGAGAAGCCTTCGAAACAGCTGCGAAATTTTCTTCGCCCGAAGCGGAGAAGGTTCGCAAAGCAGCAAGAAGGGTTGGTGCCAAACTTTTTGGCATCGCCCTTTAAGGAGGTGACAAAATGCTGAAAGGTTATACTTTCAAAGTCGTTCTATTAGACACGAACGACGAAGTAAAACTCTCTCACATCTTTTGCGCAGAGACAGCGCGTGAAGCAGCCGATATGGTTGCTGAATTCCTTTCGAGTATCGGAGTTGATGAACAATATCAGCTCGAATGCGAACAGGAAGAACTTTAATCCCCTGACGAGTCGTTGAAAATTACGACGAAACGCCTTCGGGCGTCGGGATAAATCCCATTACCTTTCGCTAACGTAGATAGGACGTTCAGGGGTTTAGAGCAAAGGAGAACTACCATTTTATTACTCAATAACACTTTAGTGGAAACACTCGCTGACATCATCGTAACTGAACGTAGATTGTGCATCTTCGATAACGATATCTTCGAAATCGAACGTGTTCGTGGTATTGAACAAATTTACGTTCCGCTCGGAGAAATCAAAAAAGCGCTTTTGAAGTGCAAGCAAGTCAAGAGTGCCGAGTTTCACACGGTCGACGTCTCGCCCGTTGAAGATTTACTTATACTCGAAATTAGTTACTATTAACCCTCTGAAGAGTCTCGGAAGATTGAGACGAAACGCCGAAAGGCGTCAGGGTAAAACCCAATAAACAAGCCCGTTCATATACCTCGAAAGGGTGGGCGAAGGAGTAAACTATGAAATTCTATAACATCAAATTCACTCTCGAAGTGGATGGCAAAACGCTCAGAGACGAGCGCAGCAACGAAATCGTGAACGAATTCACAACTTCGTTACACGAAACTGAGCAAGAATGCTTGAATGAAGCACATGATTACTGCATGCTTTTCTGCAAGAACTTCAAAAAGAATTCGGGCGGCGACGCTCAATACAACTGGACGGACGTCAAGGAGGTGAAATAATATGAAGTGGTTTAACAAGAACAAAGCAATCGAACTTCAAGACGAGGCAAAGACTATCGAAGAAGCAAAATCACGTTTCGAGCACAGTTGCTCGATCTGCCCCAAAGCAGGTTTTTGCATCGAAGATAAATGTTATCTCGCCCAATTGCACGCGGCGAAGATGGCGCTTCTCGAAGCGGAAGAGCTCCGCAAAACGACGAAGGTTGTAATCGAAGTCCGCAAAACGCGCAAGTACGACCGCAAAGGCGTTGCACAACGTCTTCTCACGAACGCGGCAAAACGCGTGGTTGCATACTCGCAAGAACTCGCGATCGACGACGCAAGCGTTTTCGTTGAACTCGGAGATTACGCAAGTGCGTATCGTGTTCTCAAAAGGAACGGTTTAGCTGACGAAGCTGAATCGTTAAAGAAAGCACTTAAAGGAGGTGATTAAAATGGTACTCGGAATTATCGCAGTTGTTTGTTTAACGACGGCAATCGTCGGAGCGACAGTTCTTATCGATTACGAAAGAGCCGTCAAAGGAAAGAAATCGTTCTTCTGGACGAAAGGAGGTGATGAGTAGTGGAACTCACGTTAAAGGAATACCGCCGTTATACGCGGCATCTGCTCCGTGACTTCGATATAGAAATTACGGACGAAATCAGAGCTTCGTTGCGGGGATGTAAGAACCGCATCGAAATCGAAAAAATCAGAAACAAGCTCATAAATGAGCGTCTCAAAAAGGAGGACTGAAATGGCTAACTTCTTCAAGGATTACACGAAGAAAAGCGTCGAGAAACTCGCGTTGACGGAAGCGGACAAAGACCTGCTCAAAGTCAAAAACGCAGGTTCAACCCACGACCCCAAAACGCTCCCGAAGCCTGAAAAGGACGAGGAGTAAAAAACGGCGTTTCGCGATGTTCGCCTGAATAATCGCAGTAAAATCTGGAGGTTCGATATGAACAAAGTACAAGCACACATTCACAGCTTAGACGGCAAGTTTGCCGAAGTAACCATTCTCCAATACAACGGGGATAACGACATTATCGTTGAATACAACGGTAAGAAATGCACCGCGATTTATAACATTTTCGCGGGTTATTACGTCGATGATATTTACGGCGTAATTAAGGATTAAGTCCAAGGAGGTTAAAATGGACAATTTAACATTTACAGCTGAGCAAAAAGAACAGCTCAAAACCAACGTTCTCGCAATAGAGCGTTACATCGAAGAAAACGTCGTTCCGTATATAACGGGCACCGTAAGCCTCGAATTCGGCGGCGAATATCGCGACCCGAGAACAGGCACTCCAACGTCGCAATACACGTTGTTGGTTTCAAACGAAAAGCAGCGGCGTTATGCAGGCTGGAACGTCTATAAAGACGCGTATGTCGGGCTCGCAAGAATGTTCGGTCCCGCGTTCATATTAGAAGAAAGGCTT